TCACCAATCAACCATTCTTCACCCATACCAATATCTAAACTATAATCTTCAGCTCCGAAGAATTTACCTAATCTTGAAATTGGAACTAACTTTTCTCCCATTATATTATATGATTACCTATATGTTGATAAATACTCAGTTTATAACTATATTTAAGCCAAATATTTTTCTTATAGATGGATGTAAGTCTAGAATCGAAAGCATTATCACTATTGGAATCTTATGAAGGTGGAAATAACTATTTGCTTGAACTTAAACGAAAGTCTCAAATAAATAAAAAATTCTATCCAACAAGAAGCCAATCCGAGTATATAATCAACAACCATAACAACCAACCGAAGGTTGCTAAGAAATGGGTAATTTTAGACGCATATTTTGCAAAAAAGTTAGCAGACGACAAATTATACACTGTGATACCTGACAAAGTATGGGTTGAAAAATTGTTGTGTGATACAGAAAAAGCATTTCACATTTGGGGTAGAGTTTTCGAAAGTGAAGAATTTCACGATTTTTGGTTACCAAAAGCGGCAATTATTAAAGACAATTCAGTCAAAGATGTTGTAATTGATTACGAAAAATATTCTCACAGACCTCCACTACAACATCAAAAAGAAGCAATTCAAAAACTTGTTGAAAACAAAAAATACATATTGGCGGACGATATGGGTTTAGGAAAGACCACTTCAACAATTATTGCTGCATTGGAAACGGGAGCTAAAAAGGTTCTTATCATCTGTCCCGCAACTCTAAAAATTAATTGGAAAAGAGAAATTGAGAACTACTCAGACAGACCGATATTCATATCGGAAGGAAAAACCTTTAGTACCGAACACGATTTTGTTATTATAAACTACGACATTATTAAAAACTTTCATGACACTAAGAAAAAAGATGAATCGCAAGTTATTGCTGCCAATTTTGATTTGGTGGTCGTTGACGAAGCTCACTATATTAAGAATCCTACGGCCCAAAGAACAAAACTAATAAACGACATTGCAAAAGGCGTAGATAGATTATGGTTGTTGACGGGTACCCCAATGACATCAAGACCTATGGATTATTTCAATCTACTGCATCTTATTGAGTCCCCTGTAGCAAAAAATTGGATGGCTTACGCCATCAGATATTGTAGTGGATATCAGTTTAATGTAGGGGGACGTAAGGTTTGGAACGTGACTGGTTCATCCAACTTGGAAGAACTAAGAGATAGAACAACAGGTCTTGTACTACGACGACTTAAAGAAAATGTTTTGGACTTACCTGAAAAAATAATTACTCCCGTTTATCTTCGATTGAAATCCAAAGCATATGAAGAAGTTATGGGTGAGTATTATGATTGGTATGATAAGAACCCTGAAGAATCAAAATCTCTTACAGTTCAGTTTACCAAACTTACAAAAGTACGACAAATCATTGCTGACGAAAAAATACTTCAGACAATCGAAATTGCTGAGAACATCATCGAACAAGGTAAGAAGGTAATTATTTTCTGTAACTTCACTGACTCCCTAAATAAAATTTGTCAACACTTTGGAAAAACTGCGGTCAAAGTTGATGGGTCTATGTCCAAACCTGAAAGACAACACAGTGTAGATAGTTTCCAAGAAAATGATAAAGTCAAAGTATTTGTTGGAAACATTAAAGCTGCGGGTGTTGGTTTGACACTCACAGCTGGAGAAGCGGTAATCATGAATGACCTATCATTTTTACCATCAGACCACGCTCAAGCGGAAGATAGAGCATATAGATATGGTCAAAAAAATAACGTCTTGGTTTATTACCCAATATTCGAAAATACAATCGAAGGAATCATCTATGACATACTAAATAACAAAAAACAAGTCATAGCAACTGTCATGGGTGATAACCTAAATTCATCTGACATGGCTGAAGAAATTTTGAAGAGAATAAATGAAATCAGAAAATAAACTGATTTTGTATTATTTATAGTAAAATGAAGCCAACAATGAATAAAACAGAAAAGAAGATTGAACAACTCGAATTACAGATTGTAGAACAAAAGGTAACAAGGGAAAAAGAGTTGTTAATCACAGAAATGAAAAAAATAGGGATAGAAAAGTTACCCTATTCCTACTCAGCCCTCAAACAATTTATCGACCCCGAAACAATGGATTTCCATTACAACAAACATTACAAGGGGTATGTTGATAAATTGAACGACGCTCTCTCTAAGAAAAAATATGGAGATTTAGAGCTGGAACAAATAATCAAAACAATAAGTCGATTTGACAAAACAATTAGAAATAATGCTGGTGGAGCATTCAACCACGCATTGTTTTGGAATATGTTGACACCTGAACCCAAAAGACTAAAAGGGGAGTTACAGAAAAAAATAATCAAGGAGTTCGGTAGTTTTATTTTATTCAAGAAAAAGTTTGAAGAAATAGCTAAAGAGAGATTCGGGTCAGGATGGGTTTGGTTAGTCTTGACAGGAAGAAACAGTTTGAAAATTATGTCCACACCAAACCAAGATAATCCTTTAATGAATATTATTGAAGGTGGAGGATTCCCACTATTAGGATTAGACTTGTGGGAACATGCTTATTATCTTAAGTATAAAAACAAAAGAGATGAATACATCTCAAACTTTTGGAAGGTTGTAAACTGGGACTTTGTTTCTAAACTTTATGAAATGAAAACAGAAACAAAACTTTTGGAATCAGTCGAAATGAAAAAAATAATCAAAGAGTTTAAAGAACCAAAATTTTGTAGTTCAAATGAAATTACTTTCTATAAAGGATTAATCAATAATCCAAAAATAAAAAAATTATATCAAGACGGTGTTACAGATGTTTTGAAACAAGTATTCCATGAATATTGGGTAGAGAGTAATGAGAAAGAAATGTCTGGTTTTTATGGAATTGAATCCGATAGTGCTAGATCCGTTTTAAATAATTTGAATACTAATTTCAATACTTTTTGTTTATTGACAAAAGCAATCAATAGACAAATTGAGTCAATAAACAAACCTAACAAAAAGTTTGATTTTTCCATCAAAGAAAAACGTACAGTCGAGGAGGTTAGTCGACTCATCGCAGCTTTGGATTATTTCAAAAAAGAAATTTTCACAAAAAAAAATGAAGATTTTATTAACATCATTAGTGTCTTGTTAAAACTATGGGATAGAGGACAAAAATCTGAAGACAAAGTTCTTTCTAAGATAGAACAATATTTCGGTAAAGATTCCTCAGTTGAAAAAATCGGTGGTCATGGTCAAAAAAGTGATGCATTCAAAGGTATTGATTTGATAGTTAATCTTGATGGTAAAAAATATACTGCTCAAGTAAAACCTTTTTCGTCCATAAAAAAAGAAGGTGATAAAATCACAATTATGGACACAGGTAATGTTAAACCATATAACGTAGATTGGATGATATTTATAAACACGAAGTCTAATAAAATTCTAATTATCGAGAATAATCCAATAGAGAGTCGTGACCAATATGTTTTCAATACGTCATCTCTGATTCACGAAATAGATTAATAAAGATATTTATATTATATGTCAGCAATACCAGAACCAGAACGAAGTAAGATATACACTAGAATCAAACACCAATTAGGTGCTCCACTCAGAAGTGTAGAGCTCGAAGACGAAATGTTGGATTCACTAATGGAATTGGCCATAGGGGATTATGAAGAATATATTCTTCAATGGCTAATTGATTCACAGTGGGTCAACCTTGTAAACTTGAATATGAATGAAAGGTCCGTCGCCAGAGCTTTAGTAACTAGAACAATGGATTTCGAACAACAATTTAGTTATTCATACTCTAAAATTGTTGGTCTTCAAACTGAAGGCCCTTGGGTTCTAAAGAAAGATTATTTCATTTTGAGTGCTAACACACAAACTTATGAAATTCCAGCAGGACGAGAAGTCAACGAACTATTATGGTTTTCAAACCAAGCTTGGACAGCGTTTGGATTAGGAGGTCTCGGTGGATTTGGATTTGGTGGTATTGGTCTGGGAGCAAACGAAGCCGGTTATGCCCAAATGGGTTATCAAGGGTCTTATTTCATGATGTCAGGTTTTGATTACTTGATTAGAATGCAAGAAGCGAACATCCTAAACAGAATCTTAGGAGGTTCCTTGACCTATAGAATTACAGGTCTTCCTGACGGAAAAAAACTCATTCACCTATACAATACCCCTGGTGGTAAATTTAACTGGTCAAACTATAACCTTTATGTTGGTAAAGCAGTATGGTATTGGTATTATGATGTTGAACCAGACAGTCGAGCAGATTGTTTGAAAAACAATCCTGATATTATCAAACTTCCAACAGACGTTCCTATCGAAGAATTAACTTGGACTGACTTAAACGTACCAGGCCAACAATGGGTTAGAAGATGGTTTACCGCTTATTGTAAGGAAACTTTAGCAAGGGTTAGAGGGAAATATAGTGGAAACCTTAAGACTCCTGACAGTGAAATCGTTATGGACTATCAGAGTTTGTTAACTGAAGCTAAAGATGAGAAATCTAAATTGATTGAAGAATTGATTGGTGCTGAAGGTTGGTTGACTAGAATGAGACCAGATAAAGTAATGGAAAGAGAAGCATTGATTGCTGAAAATTTAAATAAACAAATGAAATTCAGAGCAATGCCTCGGCAAATATACGTAATTTAATTTTATGGCAATAGTAAAATCTATACCTTCTAGAAGAATAATCAAAGGTGAAGTTATTAACACTTCAGAAATTTCTGTAGTTTCAGAATCTACTTATAGAACTAATGGAGAAAGTTGTGTTATCGTAAGAGGAGTGGCGGAATCGGTCATTATTCTAGATTCAAACAACACTGACCATGTTGTGATTAAGTCAATGACCAACCTCATCATTCTTCCTGATGTCGGTAAAATTGACGAAGAATATGATGAGGTCGTTGTTGACAAATTCGCTTGTATTGAATTCAGATTTGTTGGTGGAAACTGGTATATTCTATCAAGTGATGGTCTCAAACAGTCATAAGTTTTTCCTCCCACCCTTCTTCAGCCAAATCGTACATGTAGTAAGGACTTAGTCCTCGCTTTTCCCAATACTTCAATTCGGCTTCAGTAATATCTAATACATCTTCTTTTAATCTATCTTGGTCTCCATCCGCAAGAGGTTGTCCATTAATCAATTCGCATTGAGACGTTGTAAAAATACCTCTTTTTTCAGGTTCGTTGACAATTAATCCATTTCTAACTTCTTCCTGAAATACAACCATAAGAGGTTCAATTCTTTTATTAAAGGTTACAATCGCTCTCGGTACGTTATAATCTCCTGTGAGATCGGGATTATTATCGAGAATATCTTTGTCAAGCATATAACAATTTACAACAACACCATCAGTTACTTCTTTAGCGTTAAGATTGTTCATTTTGTTCATCGCATTCAAATCTTTCAATTGTTTGACAGTCATTTTCTGAACATCCCCCTGCGAAGCCTTTGTGCCATTATTAACATACATGATGACATCACCCAAATTAACATTTAATTTTTCTTGTATTGCTAACTCCATGTGGGCCATACGAGACATACTATTTCCTGACTTAGTCTTAGTTGTTAATCTTTTTTTATACTCATCAAGACTAAGTTTAACTTTTGCTCTCTGAGCGATTTTGGAAAGAGGAATCTTCTTGTCATAAATCTTCTGAAGATATTCATAGTAATATTCTACAAACTCTTTACCATCACCTTTAAGTAACATCTTAATACCTTTATCCAAAAACTCTTCAATATAGATTGGAAGTTTTTTTGACTTGATACTGTTACCAGTAAGTTTGATTTTACCCTTAGCATCCATAACCGCATAGTTTTTACGAGCCAAGTTAATGCAAGATGGCCAAACACCATCAGTATCCAAAGCCATTTCACCTCTCATGAATATGTCATTATACTCGGCAACATCTGCTTCAGGTCCATAATACTCCTTACCTTCCTTGACTTTCCAGTTTAATCCTCGTCCAACATATACTCTATTTTTAGCATCTTCAGGTGTCGAGAAGTTTACACCGTCTGTATCCATAACCAACGGAACGTATCCCTTAGCCATGAAAAACCTAATCATCTGACGAAGATATTGTCTTCCTGTACAAGTGATTTGTTCACCCATATACATGTCACCCCAAGCATAAACCTGAGGGGCGGACAAGGCACCGAACATGGAGTTGATAAAGATTTTAATAGGTAATTGTTTGTTACCGTAAGACTCAGATTTTTTTCTGTCTGTTTCGTAGTATTGTTCTGCCAAATTCTTATATCTGATACGAGTATCTCGGAACCACTTCAACATACCTTTCATCGCACCCGTCACGTCACAATCAGGAAATACGTCATGTACCAACTGAATTGAGGGGTATAGAGACGAGAAGTCGAGTTTAAGTACATCTTTACTATACCCAACTTTAAGTAGTCTGGATAGACCTCCTACGAAGTCAGTCTTGGATTCTTTAGCAGGAATTGCAATGTTGTGTTTATATGACCATGCCATCATCAACATCTTCCACAAAGTTGCAGTACCCATAGTAGATACTCTCTCATAGGTAGTTGGAATCATCGCAGCAAGTAGGAATGAACCTTGATTGAATTCTTGGTCAACTTTCAAGGTTTCGTCCAAGTCATCATCAAGATATCTTTCAACCAAATTATCACCAGTAACTTTGAGGTACACATCAGATCTATTTTCACAGATGTCATCAATCTTGGGGTCTTGTCCAACCTTACGGTAGTTTCCATTCTGTGTGTTTAACCAAAATTCCTCTTTCTTAGTATAGAAAGGAGCAATGTCCAAGTGGTCAATATACACTCGGTCTTCAGCTTCGGCATTAATATATTGGGTGATGTATTTCAATCCCGCAGATTTGATACTTGAGTTGATTGCTTGTGCTCTACGAACTGCATGGATAATATCAATAACATTATAACCCCATATTGAAGTTTGAGTATATAACTCAACTTCGTTGGCAAGTTTCAACATACCTTCTTTTCTTGTGAATGAATGGTCAGGATGTAAAGAACGACAAGTCTTCTTGGGGTCAATACCTAAAATTTTACATCGTTCAAATATCCAATGCCAGTCAAAGTTTGCTGAATTATATCCGCCAATAATACTTGGTTTCAATTCATTGATGATACCAAAAAATTCTATAATAGCACCTCTTTCTTGAGACTCATCAATACATTCAATCACCTTGTGGTATCCCTTGTTGGTTTTGATTCCAATCATAAATATACGACCGTCTTTTGGTTCCAATGCGGTCGTTTCCAAGTCAAATACCAATCGGGTGACTTGGTTATAATCTTCAAATCCTTTGAATAATCTTTTCTCCTTTTGAACCAAATACTGTTCAACAGGAGATAGAATCATAATTTTTTCTTTTGTTCTTTCACCCCACGGATCACATCCACCCTCTCTAAAAAATTGTACAAGTTCACGGTAACCCTTTAGAGATTTAACCATAAAGGTCATACCTCTTTCTAATCTTTCGTTACCATGAGTGTTGAGTTTTTCAATCATGATACCATGTTTGGTCATGGCTTCTTTCTGTGCGGCTTTGGAACCCCCATAAAAGTTGATGTCTCGTAAATCACCGACCCAAGCAAATGGGATAAATGTATCCTTACGGATTTCTTTACCTTTACCAGGTATTTCTTTGATTTTGTAGATGGAGTTGGAAGCGTAGTCGAACTCGATTGCGACTATAAATTCTTCAGGGTCGTTTCCGTGGAGGAACGATTCAATTTCTTTTTCTGTGAACATTTTCTATACACGAGTGGTTTATTGGCTTTCACACTAACGTGAAGTTTACCTTACTCATCTTGTATAAATATAACGGAAATTTGTGTCTTGTCAAATTAACAACAAGCGGTCTCGGAAATAAAACTTTCTTGAATATTGATGTATAATTCTTCTCGTATTGGTAGAATCAGACTACCTTCGTCATTTCTAATTAAAAACTGACCTTGATATCTTCCAGGTGTGTTAGTATCTCTTGAACTAAACTTAAAATAAATATAGTACTCAGGGGCGGCTCCCAAAGGTAAAATTAAATTAACGATTTCACAAGGTGCAGAAACAATCTTTGGAATTCCTGTTTCCACATCGATCATGGTAAAAAATATTGTAGAGACCTCAAGGTCTTCCATGAGTTGTTGGTAACCCGCTCTTCCGTCTTTTACCACCTGCATTTTTAATACAGGAAGAGTTGCGTTCTTTTTAATATAAAATTCCATAACAATAAATATACTGTTATGACTCTTTACGAAGCCCCCTATCGTAATGTTCGAATCTATCGTGTTCCGTTGGTGTTAATAATAGCAATGCAGGATTTAATTGTCCTTTTTTGACTAATTGATACATATGAGACATCCAAGTCTGTTCAAAAGGGTGTGCCCAAGTTGTATCTAAAAACATTTTTTGATTTCCTGGCCTACTTACAATCTGGGGCCAATTACAATAATATACTTCACCAACAGCGTAAGGTAATCCTTTATAGGACAATACTTGATTGAATTGAGTTTTAGGAGCATTTGGGTCTAACCCCATTTCAGGTAATCTTGGTTTATCGGGCCAGAACTCTGTCCTAACATGTTGTGGTACATTGTACCAAGACCACTGAGTACCATTATCGCCATAAAACTCAGAATAATTAAGTTTTATAAAATCAAAATTTTCTTTTTTGATAATTTCTAAGGATTTACTGTAAAGGTTTGGAACATACCTATTGAATCCATTCCTACAAACTGTACCTTCGTTTGGATAGAAAAACATATCATCTTCAAAAAACAAGTAATAGTCCAAGTCTGTTTCATTTTGGAAATGTTCTGCAATCCATTGTCTACCTCCACAAATTCCCAAATTATCTTTTTTAATATGTTCAAAGCCGAATTCTTTACAAATTTCCGAGTATTCCTCGGTAGTAGATAAATCACTAGAATTATCTAATAAAAATTTACTTGTTTTATTAACATAATCTTTATCATAAGCCAACATAGAATCAATTAAAGTTCTAAATTGGTTCGGACTATTAAAAGTAATAACATATAACCCGACTTTGTTTGTATCCAAATTATTCACAACTTGTACAGAACTTTCGTTTTTAACTTTTAAGTTATCATTTTTAAGTTCTTCGAAAAACTTACCCACTAATCCATTTGATTCTATTTCGAAATAGTTAAACAAATCAGAATGTTTGTAACACATAATACTGAACAATGATTCTTCAGTACCCATATATCCTTCGTCTAAGGTACTCTTCATCAATCCATAATAGATGGAGTTTACATCACCAATTGTATGCTTAGGTCCTCCAAAAAATCCTCCTCTAGCAACTTTGTTTACTTTCGATCCAGCAATTGAATTCAACTTGGAATATTCAAATCCATGAATTTCTCTTTCAGCGTCATATGGGAAACAAACAAACGAAAATTTAGAAATATATTTAGATAGATTATTTAAAACTTTATCATGTGTAAAATAACCTGGATGTACTGTGTTTGTTAATCCGCCATCAATCCAAAACATGTATTCGGAATTAAATTGGTCCATAATTTTGGCATCATGTAACAAAAACATTTTTGACATTACTAAAGGATTGTAATTTTCTAAACGCCCTTGTGTAGATTCTTTCAACCATCCAGATTGATTATACCATTCCGGATTTGTTCGGATTTTTTGAATCATCGGAAAAAATTCTGACTTGGTAAACCAACTAAGTGGTCTGGTAATAAATTGAGTATTTTTAGTATTCCTTCTTTCGAAAACAAAAGATTTCAATTCTTCGTCTCCAAAAATGATAAGGTTTTCTTCTACCTTCAATAATTGGTCAAATTTATCCAAATAGTGTTGATAAGACCTACTCCAACCTTCGGTTAGTTCTCCACGACCAATATCCCAAATACCTGTAACTAAAGTTATATTACTCATATATTCTATTAAATTCTTCTAAAATTTTATAAAAACTTTTATTTTGTTGGAACAATTCATCAGATGCTCCCCTCGGTGCACTATCCCTACACCACCAAATATCGAAATGTTTTCTTTCGAAAAGTTCTTTGTGATTATAATACATTAAACTCATTACTTGTTCTTCGTGAGGAATGTTATGGTCTTCGATCAGAATGTTATTTACGTAGTTTTCGAAAAGACTAACAACCTCATCCCATTTACTCTTGTGTCCACCGAAAAGACCACCAATTATATGTAACAACCTGTCGTACTCAGTATACCATTTTCTATCAACCGTACCTGACCAAAAATTTCTATCATTCTCCTTACCAATTATTAAAAATTTGTCATTGGTATCCACGATAAGATTTTTCAAAAATTCATTGTTAAATAAAGAACTTTCATAATATCTCCTTATTAGTTCATTATTTGTTAGATATTTTAACGGAATTAGTCCACAGTGGGACAGTCCTGCGTCGATCCAATAGTAGTAGTCATATGACTTATCTTCATTCCACCACCAATGAAACTTGGAGTATTGAATTTCTATACACCTATCTGACTTTTTAGTTTCCTCAACATTTTTATATTGGTTTATCAAATCTCTGAACTTAGTTTGTGAAATATCAAAAATTTGAAACTTAAGTTTTTCAGGTGATATCTGATGTTCTTGATAAAAAAAAGTTTCTAGTGAACTTATTTCTCGGTCCGAAGTATAACATAAAAAGTCGGCATCTGTCATTTTAAGTAATGACAACAAACTAAACCTATAGTGACCACCTCTATTATTTCTTCCACCATATTCGGTACCATAAAGATCACTGTAAATTGAAGTTATAAATTTAACTCTCATAGTAATATTGTTTGTGATTATTCCCTGATTTAATCAGTTCATTTTTATTTTCATCTCTGAATTCAATAGGTATTTTGAATGGTGAGTAAAGATTCCAATTATATGTTTGAGTATAAAAATTATTATACATCCCTTGGGATACATCAGAATACGACCTCCTCTGAGGGGCAATAGGTAATATTGGACAATAACTTTGAAACTTAGGGTAAATAAATTTAGCCAAATATCCGTCTATAGGATGATAAAAATCACCACTAGTTGTGAATGAATTTTCTGAAATCTTGGGGATTTCATCATAAACCGAAACATCATAAATCAACATATTTGTTGCAAATGTTTCGGCATAATCCTTTTTGTAGTTTGAAGGTAAATTTGTCAAGTCCAAAAGTGTTTCATATTTCTCACTCACATTCAACTTCGAATTAAGTGTTGGTGTAACATTAAAAACTCCAAATTCAATATCACCAATTTGTTCTTCAATTTTGCTTAAAAGAGATTTGGCGTAAGGCATAAAAATACAGTCATCTTCAATAACCATAACTCTTTTATAACCCCGTTCTTTAGCAATTTTTATAATTTCCAAATGAGATAAAGTACAACCCATATAATCTCCACGATTTATGGCATTAAACCTTTCCCATTCCCATTCAATATAGTCCATTTCCTTACGGATGTTTTCTAAATTTTCTGGTCTGGTTTCTAAATTTATTACGAACTTGGGTATTTCTGAAAATTTCATTAAGATACTACATTGTGATTTAGTTGTCCTGTTAATCTATCACACCAACCTTTGGACTCGGAGTGAGGCCATACAACCCAATATGAAGGTAAAACTGTTGTAGGAAATTCTCTCCACACTTTACAATACTTATCAGGGTCTCTGAAAAATCCTGCAATTTCATTCTTATCAGCGTCTTTCCTGAAAATAGTTTCATCGTTAGGTCCGTGAAATGCAACCACCCAAAAATCGTAATCCTTTTCAGGAACACTTGCATATCCCACATCAATACAATGTTTATAAATTGTTGAGAAACTATTTTTCCACTCCTCCTCGTCTTCAATTAAAGGACTTGGTGGATATTTTTTGTCTAAACAATGTTGGTCCACTGCTCTTTTTTCGAACAACAATCCAGAATATCTTTCATATTCTCTCAAAGTTCTTACAGGTCCGAAACCAAATGGCCCATCATGACCCTCTTGCGTCTCACCATCCATACCGAATAGTTTTCTATTAGTATGGTGAGAATGTTTATTTTTTTCTCCCCAAGTTTTATCATCATCCCATTGTTTAGTTCTACCTTTACGAGTGTATTCATGATAAACTACAGGAATGTGTGGGTGGAACAAATCATATCCCCATGTGTATGCTCTTGCCGCAATAGAAATTTCTTCTCCATGAAAATAGTATTCAGGGTTGTGTTGTACCTCCGTTGAGAATTGACCTACAGTGAAACAGAAGTGTGCTGAGTAGAATCTTGCAGTTACAGGTTTTGTCATTTCTTTCCAACCTGGTATTGTTTCAGGTAAGAAGAATACCGCACCTTCAGGAATGAATCTGTCAAATGCCATTCTCCAAGCGTCTTGTGATCTACCTGCAGGGTCATTTTCAGGGTCAAATGACGGTACATAACCTGTTAACAAAGGTTTTTTATACCCATCTTTTTGTAATCCCTTAATCATTTTTATAAGAATGTCATCCCAATCTTTGACAAATCTCATATGTGAATCAATCTGTAATGTATATTCTTCTCCATCATAAAGTTGTTGAGTCATGTTTCTTGCCCAACATACCCCTTTCGATTCTTGGTATGGGATATCCATAATTTTGAATCTTTTGTCATTTCTGAACTCATCTAAATTATCGAATCCATCAGTTTCATTAAATTGTCTAGCAATAGAAAAAACTAAATTTTTTGGTCTTTTTGCATTTGCAATCATGTCCTTCAAAGTTGGGACTAATTGAGGATCTCTGTAGGATGCTATTTGAACGAATATTTTCATTAGTATATATTTTTACTATAAAATAAAAAACCCTCCAACAAAGTGGAGGGTTTTGTAAATATAATTTTTTTTTATTTTAAGAACATCCATTAGGGTCAACAGCGGTAATTTGTCCTAAACCACCTGTGACTTCGAACACTGCGGTTCCGTTTGAGTAAAAACCATTAGGGACAGGGTTTGTAGGAGGATTACCTGGTGTAGTATACAAGAATTCTAATATATTAGGACCAACTCCGCCAGCGACAGTTCCGTAAATTGTATTAGGTGCTGATATATAATCTGAACAAGCTAAGTTAGCCGTTGAACCAGTGCCTAAACTATATGTGTAATATCCGAATGTTGGTGTTGGAGATGGTGTTTGAGTTATTGTAGGAGTTGGAGTTGGTACATTCGAACAAATTATAATTGAACCAATTACCGCTCCACTCGAATCTAATTCAGCAACGTTTCCTGAATTTGCATAGTAACCAGCACTCAAACCTGTATTACCCAATCCATCTACATAGAAATTATCGGATAAGTCAAACTGAGGATTATTACCCCAGATTGTTCCTGATACTCCAACTTCACAAGCTTGATTTGAGGTCGAGCCTGAAGTAATTGAGAACGAGAAGAATGCATTGGTTGGTGTCACTGTTGGTGTATTGGTTGGAGTTCCTGTCGGAGTTTGTGTTTGAGTAACTGATGGTGTAGGTGTTGGAGTACCAGTGTTAGTTGGGGTTACTGTCTGAGTTGGAGTTCCTGTCTGTGTCGGAGTTGGTGTTGAAGTACTAGTTTGAGTTGTGGTAACACTTGGTGTTGGTGTATTAGTTGCAGTATTTGTCGGTGTTGCAGTTTGTGAAGGAGTATTTGTTGGTGACGGAGTAGGTGTATTTGTTGCCAAAATTGGTGGGAACGCACCTTCATTAATTAATGATATACCCCCTTTGAATGATGGGGCCACTGTATAGGTGCCGTTGATTACCCAAATATTTTTGGTTTGATTTGGTAATAATTCAACTTGATAATCCCACATAGAATCATCACATCTTCTGTAACTGAAGTTCACTAATGTGGAACCCGTGTTCGTAAGTACATATTTACTGCAAGCCATAGTTTTTCTTATTTAATTTATAAATACTGCAAACTTTTATAATTTTCAACTTATTTTAAACGAAAAAAAAAATCCGTATTTTTTTTATTAGTAAATTAACATACCCCAACATTTATTACTAAAGTTCCACTTAATTGGACAAATTTTGCGCCATCAGAAAAAGTAAAAAAGTTTCCTAATGGTGGGATTGTTAACTCTTTATTACCATATACTCGATCACCAACTTGAAGTTCATCGAATGGGATAGTGGTATAAATTGTTGCGTTTGCAGGATTTGCAATCATATTGACTGATTCACAAACATTTTGATACCAACCTCCTGCTCTTATATTTCTTTTGTAAACAGGTGAGGGTGTATTGGAAGGTGTTACTGTGTTTGTCGGCGTTGGTGTCTGAGTGACTGGTGTTGGTGATAAACTTACTGTTGGTGTAACAGATGGAGTTATTGATGGTGTTGGTGTGGAGGTTGGGCACAAACCCAAATCTGAAATATCTAATGGTCCACTATAACTTTCCTTAACTAAATCTTCCGCACAGACATAGTCAGTGGTTAGTGGACTTATAGTAGAAACATTTACAATTCCAGTACAACCTGTCCACTTGTAATAGCCATCTTCTACACTATTGTAGTTTATTATTTGGTAGTAATTACAGTTTGGCATCTTATATTTGTACGACTGTTACAATTAGGGATGGTAATCCAGGTCGAGTTGGTCCAGTGGCACTTGGTTGTCCATATAGAATTACATGAGTGTCTGTGGTTGAAAACATCAATTCCATATAATCGTTAGCATTTAAAGGAGTGACAAAATTCCAAGCGGCAACAGTTAAGACATTATTATTTGCTAATGTAATGTCGGTTGCAGACCAAGGAACATCTGTACCATTAACTCTTAACCAAATTGTTAAAGATTCTGAAGTACCTCCTTGTGTTTTTTGTAACTGTGCCGAGAATTGAAGATTGAATGTACCTCCACTTGCAACTGTAAATTTTGTATTATCAACAACTGTTATACCTGTATTATCAGCGGTGCTTGATGCACTTAAAGCATATATAGCGTTTTGTGTAAATCCTGATTGACTATTTTCTTGATAGAAAGAACCATACAATTTCCCGCTGGCCATGTATCCTCTTTTTATCTTATATGTTACACCATCTTGAGCAACCGCGTATTCCGCATTTGATGTTGTTGCAGTTATTTCGGGTAATTGTGATATGGGTAAATTAGGCATTTTGTTTTTATTTTATAAATATATCTGTTTATAGTCCGTATTTTGATTTGTCCGCATTGAAATTTTGTAATACTTGGGCCCCCGTTAGTCCAAGATTGTAAATTTGGCAAGCGCCTAATCTGTATGAGCATATTGATGTTGTTGTAGTCATATCTGTGGTAGTTGGATATCCAAAATTAAAATACATTGGTAAAGAACCTCCGTCGTTGAATGGAGTATTTCTGACGTAAGTCGACGTTCCTACACTATTTCCATTTACATATGCGGTAAGAGTTCCATTGTATGTCCAACCAACATGATACCAATTATTCAATGCAAATACACCTGAAGTTATTGGTGCGGTATTGATGGTATACGGCCACACACCGAATAAAAATCTATTACTCGAATCTCTTTGAATCTGTGCATCATACCAACCTCCGTCTGGAGTTAAATTACCCTGCTCAGAATATATTATTCCATTTGAGGTAGGGTAAATCCAAAGTAAAATTGTTTGTGCGGTGCCTGTGTTGACTGGCGATAAATATGGGTTGATGTTTGCGGTATAGATATATTCAGAAACACCACCATCAATGGTTAAATATTTTGGAGAGCCACTCGTATAATCAATTGTCCCCGTCATAGTTCCATTAATATTTCCTTTCAAGTCGGTTATAGTTGTACCTGCACCGCTATAGGAACTTGAATTTTGTATATCCCAATCCATTATCAACCCTGTGGTAACAATTGGAGCTTCAGTTGGGGTAGGTGTTGGAGTACCCGTTCGTGTTGGAGTGGGTGAAGAAGTTTGAGTATTCGTTACAGATGGTGTTGGAGTTGCTGTTGGAGTTGCTGTTTGAGTTGCTGTAAAACTCGGAGTTGGTGTAGGAGTTGTTGTTTGGGTTGGAGTCGGGGTTGGTGAACCTGATAATAGAATACCAAAATTATCTTCCTGAAGTATCAAAGAATAGTTTTCTTGTAATAAGAAATCCGTACCAGGATTACTGATGTAAGCGAAACAAGTTTTATCGAAGGCTCCAAAATAAAGTTCATAACTTCCATAAATGTATTCCAACTCTGTTGTATATGGTAATACATTTGCACCCAAACTTATTGTCCCACCAGTATCAGGATAGAACGTGATGTTGGCGATTTGACCATTGAAATTAGCACTCGATATTTGTACTCCTGTAGTCATTTTATAATAGTGGTATATTCCATTTATTTGATAAGAACGTTTGAATGTTTTGAAGTTCCGCTGGGGATAAAGCTCTACTGTAAGCTAAAACATCGAACAAGAAACCATTGTAGAAGAATTGTGCAACTCCTGATGCTGCTGAGGTGTAAGAAACACCCAAGAATACATAATCAATTAATAAGTTTGTTAATGTTCCTATGTTAGTTATGTATGTTAAAGTTTGCCCTGAACCATCAATATAGAACTTCAATCTATCTTGATTTGTAACACCAGTTCCACTGAATACATAAGATATGATGTGAGGATTTGTATTGACAACACCTCCTGTTGCAAATCCACCGCCTACAGCAATATTGTATGTTGAAGCACTTTGTCTTATGTAAGATGCATCCAATCCTGTATTTCCATCCGAGCCACCCTGAATGTATTGTGCGGTTTTAGTAGAATTCAAAGACCTAACAACCATAATAATCGTTTGACCTGATTTTGATGATAAGTCAACAAGAGGGTTCACACTTAATCCATCTGAAGTTCCATTAAACCAAACACCACCAAGTCCATTTTGTTGATTACTCCACCATTCAGGAGAAGGACCAGCACCTCCACCAATCGGGTTAGCGTTGTGAGCAGATGCTGAGGAGTCCTCCCATTGTGTAAATGTAGAACCACTCGTTGCGTTAGGGTTAAATTGGTCTCCTGTCTGACCCTGATAATAAATTTCAAGAGTTGGGTCACTCGGAACAACCGCTTGAGTTGGTGTTGGTGTTTGTGATGCGGTTATTGACGGGGTGTTAGTTTGTGTTGTAGTATTAGTTGGTGTCTGTGTTACTGTTGGCGTCTGTGTCACCGTCGGTGTGGTTGTTGGAGATGGTGCTATGGTTGGTGTTGCGGTTGGCGTTTCAGTATTTGTAGGTGTTGGAGTTTGTGTTGGACATTCTCCAGTTGCAGTTGCTTGAGCTTGACCCAAACCATTGTCACTTATAGTATAAACAGTTCCTCCACTTGTTGCTTGGAAGTAGAATGTAGTGGCAACTGATGATGTTAACGTTTGAAGTTCAGCAATTGTATATGGGTCAGTTCCTTCAGGGTTCTGATATATTAATTCACCAATATCAATAGTTCCTTGAACATAAATCGTTGTAATCGATGAACTTCCATAACAAACAGCGTATGGGTTAGTTGATACATTATATAGTGCGCCATCTAATGGATCGGTTGTGGTTGGAGTTGGTGTTAATGTAGATGTCGGAGTTTGTGTTGGGGTTTCAGTATTTGTTGGAGTTGGAGTATGAGTACTTGTTTCCGTCATTGTAGGGGTTTGGGTTGGGGTTTCAGTGTTAGTTGGAGTTGGAGTCTGAGTACTTGTTTCCGTCATTGTAGGAGTATTAGACGGAGTTGTGGTTGGAGTACTAGTTGGTGTTGGAGTTGGTAAAATAGTAATTTCTACATCACAAGCAATCAGAGTCGTTGCTGAAGGTGTTGGTGTTGATGTCACCGTCGGCGTCTGAGTTGGTGTTTCAGTATTTGACGGTGTTACAGTTTGTGTTGGAGTTTCAGTCGGTGTAGGAGTTTCTGTCTCTGTAGGAGTCACTGTACTAGTTGGAGTTTCTGTTGGTGTAGGAGTAGGTGTTTCTGTCTCAGTATTGCTTGGAGTTTGAGTTGGCGTAGGAGTTTCTGTCTCTGTAGGGGTTTCAGTATTAGTTGGAGTTTGACTAGGGGTTTCTGTCGGAGTCACAGTCGGAGTTTCTGAAGCTGTTTGAGTTGGAGTTTCAGTCGGGGTGATTGTAGGAGTTTCTGTTGGGGTTACAGTATTTGTAGGTGTTTCAGTATTCGTAGGAGTGGAGGTGGGGGTTGGAGTTTCAGTTTCAGTAGGAGTATTTGTTGGGGTTTCAGTATTAGTTGGAGTTTGAGTAGGAGTTTCTGTCGGAGTAGGCGTCTGAGTTTCAGTCGCAGTAGGAGTTAATCCCGCGGTTGCGGTTGTACTTGGTGTTGCAGTCTGAGTTGGTGTTTCAGTAGGTGTGTTAGTTGGAGTCTCTGTATTAGTTGGTGTTTGTGTCGGCGTAGACGTTTCAGTCTCAGTTGGAGTCTGAGTAGGTGTTTCAGTGTTAGTTGGTGTTTGTGTTGGTGTAGGAGTTTCTGTTTCAGTAGGAGTCTGAGTCGGAGTTTCTGTAGGTGTGTTTGTAGGAGTTTCTGTTACAGTTTGAGTTGGAGTTTCAGTGTTAGTTGGTGTTTGTGTTGGTGTAGGAGTTTCTGTCTCAGTTGGAGTTAGAGTTGGAGTTTCGGTGTTAGTTGGTGTTTGTGTTGGCGTAGGAGTTTCGGTGTTAGTTGGTGTTTGTGTTGGCGTAGGAGTTTCTGTCTCAGTTGGAGTCACAGTCGGCGTTGAAGTTTCAGTTTCGGTAGGGGTATTTGTTGGAGTTAGTGTATTGGTTGGAGTAATAGTTGGTGTTTGAGTCGGAGTTTCAGTATTAGTCGGAGTTGGAGTCGCACTTGGAAGAATTACGAAACAATCAGGGCATTTAGGGTTCAGTAACTTATACCTTTCTTTCAATAATTTGAAGTTATGCCAAACTTGAGATGCATTTAAAGGTTCAACATACATTCTAAATGCACTGACATCACCTATCATACTACCACCAAAGTATTCTTCTAACTTTATATGAGTGGTTAATCCTGAATAAATTGTATTATCTAAATCGTGAGTAGTCAAACATTCTGGATCTTGTTGATAAGTGATTTCACTAATAGATTCAGGGCACCCCCCTGAGAATGTCAAGTTGTCTTTGAGACCTTGAGTACCCCCCCCTAAAGAAATATTATATCCGACACCAATTTGTTTTTCTCTTTCGACATTCAATAACCTTGGGATAATCTCCTCAAAGTTTTCGGCAATCATAAACAATTTTCCGTTTACGAATATTTTGAGAGTCCCCAATCTATATTTCTTTTCCTCAGTCCAATTATCGTTGAATGTTACAATTTCCGTTGTTGCTGGATCATAAGGTAACTCATGAGTTAATGGTGGTTCAATTAAACTGACACTATTATGTGCTGGTGTTGCGGTATAAATTGTATCAACAAGAAGTCCCAATCCCCCTTTTTCATAAAGGTCACATGTATCTAACCACTGGTTTCTTTGGAATACAGCATCAATTTGAACCCAATGTTCCAACTGTATATACGGAGTATTTTTACATTCATCAAAAATACCACGTGTCGAACACCATTCTGTTACTGAGGTTCCTGTGTGATAAGTCAATCCTGTTTGGCAAGTTCCTGTTGTTTCACAACCTCCAGTTATTGTATAGGTTTTGATACATAATCTCGGATTACCATTGTCACCACTCAGTCGTAATGAAAGTCCATTTGACACCCCATCATATAGCGGGTCTTTTTCGGGATATTCGGCCTTCACAGTGCAATTACAAGGACATCCACAATTACAATTTGTTGAAGTACCTCCTGATATTTGATAAACCTCTAAACAAGTCGAAGCGGTGTTGGCAGAACTAGCACACCCACAAGTATGCATACAAGTTAATCCTGATGTTACTCTTGTATATCCTGTATCTTGTTTAGGTGACCCGTCGGCATAATGGTAAAATTTGTTTTCCGCTCTCGACCCCATATAAAAGAACGTACCTTTATTATTAGGGTATCGATTGTTCAGTCCGACATTTGTATCTCCTGACCAACGGTATCTTAACATGAACTCAGCCGTCCATCCTAATGGAACTCTTTGGGGGAACACTTGGTAATCATATCCAGGTATTTTGTAAAACCCTTGAAAAAATCCTCCATTCAATCTTGCAAAATATCCAACAGGGTCTCCATCAGTTGTATAATTCAAATCGTAACTATATGAATCATCATTCCAAAGCCGGTTTTGTGTTGTAGTAAATCCTGTGATAGGGTGGAGTTTCATTCTCCTATCATATTTGTATCTACTATATTTGTCTGAATTATTTGTGTAAAGTCCTGTGGTTATTTGTATTGTTTCCCCTGACATTTCTTTAACCAAACCATTATCAATACCTGTCAAACCAACATCACAAAGGTCTGTTACTTTAGGACAAAAGTTGGGGTCAATATATTCAGGGTTCCAATAATTTTCAGAAACTATGACATCATTATCAAATGTACAACCTGATTGACATAAAGTGGTTGCTGAATTATTGATGTCAAATTTAAATGGCATTCTATTCCCATCATCTTCACCTATTAATAGTGGTGAAAAAATTACCTCTTGGTCATAGTCCTTCTCATCTGAAGCTAAACAGATATCGGTAATTTCGTTGACAGGTTTAATACCCCAACGTCTAAAATTATACTGATTAATATTTTGATATGCCATAAACTAATGATAAATACCTTATGTCATAGTATTTATAGATAAAAAATAAGCTATGATTCCTGTAGATACTGAATTTTTTTCATCACCATATTATTTCTTGATGAGAGACAAGGGAAATAAGTATTCGTTATATTTCTCTGTTGAGAATACTTTGACTGAAGCGCGTAAAAAAGATGAGGTTATTCACTTCTCAAAAGAAAAGGGTGAAAAAGTAAAAAAACATTTGAAAAAAGTTGCGAAAGAAAAGAAAATCAAAGACACAAAAACTTTGAAGACAGATTTAGAGGAATTAGTAAATTCTGATGGAAGTATGGCAAATTCCAAAATTCCGATTTTGGACCCGAGATTACATCCGAGAAAAACTATGGACCAAACGGTTTCATCAGCTAGTATTACAAATGACCCTATTTCTCGTGGTTACAGAACATACTATGGAGAAAGTGAGGTCAAAGAAATTGATATGTCAGGTGCTTTTGGATACGAGGAAACTGAAGATTTGGATGGTAAAGAAACCTTTAAATTTTTGGTTAAAGATATGGGTATGGAGCCTGATGAAGCAAAAGAACGAACAAAACAACAAGGAAAAGACCCATCAGGTAAAAAAGATAAAAAATCAAAATATTATAAAGATCCGAATTTCATAACACGAGCAACTTTATCTGAAATTCAAAAACAGAAGGCAATAAAGGTTGTTGAAGATATGTTGGCCAAGAAAAAAGATTCGAATTCAGCTGACGTAGGAAAAAAAGATGCCCCGAAAGATTTGGAGAAATTATCACCAGTGTTAAAAAAAAATCTTCAGTCTCTAATGAAACAAGCGGAGAAACACGGGTTTTCAAAAAAAGACTTAATAAAATTAATTCAAGGTGAATAACGATTTATATAATTCGGCAAAAGGGGAAATTGAATTTCCATCGAATATGAGGGACCATATGAAAAAATGTTTCCACATGGTAAAAGGTGCCGACGAAAATACTGAAGGGTTTAACCGTAATAAAGAATTACAAGATAAAAATTTCATAGAGTACAAACAATTAAAAAGAATCAAAAACTTTTTTGACAATTTCATAGGTAATCATAAGGAACCTTCATTCATTTTGAATGGTGGTGTTGAAATGAAAAATTGGGTTAATAATGAGTTGAGGAAAATGAGGGATTACACCAAAATGACCAAAACAAATAAAATGGATGCAGGAATGATGAATCAATTTATCAAACCTCATGAGAAAAAAGATTTTACGAATGTAAGACCATCACAACAACATGCAAATACCTTCAACAAATATGACTCCGCCGTAACTGAAAGTCTTAAAAGAATAAACGAAATAATGAAACAATTATAATATGGCAAACGAAATAGCAATCGACTTATCTCAGGACATCCCGAATGCCTTGACCGCAATTGGTGATGCGGAAAGAGCAAAACTAATTCCCAAAAATGATTTCAACGCAGTTGGTAACGAATACTCTGTTGTTAACCGAGACGCAGTAGCGGATGGTGATTCTATGGGTAGAGGTACAGGAGCGTTTTTGGATGTTTATAACGTAAACGCAGGAACCATTACTGACGTTGTTGAAAGAAAAAATGAAATAAAAATTAACAAATTTAATTCATCAAAACCTTATCCTAACTTTTAATGAAATTACAAAACACACTTAAAGGTTTAATTTGTGAAATCGCTTCTGTCGATAGTGTTGTTAACGCAATCAAAAACAAACAGAAAGTGGTTATCTATTATGATGGTGATGAGCCAGGTGGTAGAGGATTAAGAGAAGTTGAACCTGTGTGTTTAGGTACGAGTAAAGCGGGAAACAAAGTATTAAGAGCGTGGGATGAAGAAGGTTCATCTCACACAGCCTACAAAGGAGAACAACCTCTTCCGGGATGGAGACTTTTTAGATTAGATAAAATTCTATCCCTAAAACCGACAGGAGAAAATTTTACAGAAATGAAACCAAATTTCAATCCAAATGGTGACAAAAGTATGACTTCGATTATTATTATAGCAAAATTCTAATTATGGACCAATTAATGCAAAAACTTATGATATCAAAAGCCATCATGGATAAGACTGATGGTATCAAAAGAATTGATAACAGAGAAATGAATTCACCTTCAAATATGGTGGAAACATTCAATATGCCACAAGCAAAATACAATATACCTCAAGAATTCTTACAGGAACAACCTCAGATGCCCCAAATGAATCAACCGTATTTGTCATCTATCCCAAGAGAAAACACAAAACCAGTCGGAGTACCTACTGTAGATGCAATCAAAAACTCTAAACTTCCTGATGAGATTAAAAAACTAATGATGGAACATCCCATATCTCAACCACAACAACCAACTGCAACTTTGTCTAATGATTTAGTTGAGAGGGCATCGAGATTGATGAAAGAAAATCCAAGTGGATATGTTCCTGAATCAGCAAAGCCGAAACAACAAGTACAGTCGACTCAACCTACAGGAAATATTGACTACAAAATATTACAGAAGATGATTAACGAAGCGGTCAACAACGCTTTGAAAGATAATGGATTGTTGATGGAATCATCAGAAAAAACAAATGAACTTTTTAGTTTTAAAGTAGGTAAACATATTTTTGAAGGTAAAGTAACTAAGATTAAAAAGTTATCCTAACCACTTTTCTTATTTGACATAAAAACTTATACTTTAGAGTATATTGTAAATTTATGTCAAAAATTAAAGTTTTAGTTGTTCCTTCTGACCGTTCAGGCGTTGGTAAATTCCGTTCAGTCGACCCACACATTTTTCTTCAAAATCAATATCCCGATGAGTTTCACGTAGACATCGTCTACGAACCATCATATGAGGATATGAGTTTTTGGAATCAATACCAAATAGTTGCATATCATAGAAGTATCGGTCCCGATTTCGATAAAGCACACCAATTAATCCAAGTATTAAACTCTATGGGTGTTGTCACAGTTTGCGACATCGATGATTATTGGATGCCGGGGAAAGAACACCCCATTCACGATATTATCCGAGTTAATAAAATTAACGAAAAAATTGTTGCTAACCTTAAAGTTTCCAAATTTGTCACAACAACAACTGAAATATTCGCTGACGAAATTCGTAAATACAACAAAAATGTTATTGTGTTTCCTAACGCAATTAATCCAAACGAAGCTCAATTCAAAGAAAAAACTGAAGAGTCAGACAAAGTCAGAGTCGGATGGTTAGGAGGTTCTTCCCACTTACATGACATTCAATTATTAGATTCAGGTTTTTGTAAACTATTACCTCTTAAAGATAAAGTTCAATATGTATTGTGTGGATTCGATACAAGAGGAACTGTAACTGAAATAAACGCACAAACTGGACAACAGACCAAAAGAAACATACTACCATCAGAGACTGTATGGGCGAGATACGAGGAAATTTTCACACAAAATTATAAAATAATTTCTGAAGGGTACAAAAACCATTTATTGAAATATAGTCAAGAAGAATACCTCGGAGATAAAAATGAATCATACTTGAGAGTTTGGACAAAACCAGTCACGGGGTATGCTAAGAACTATTCAAAATTTGACATTTCCTTAGCTCCAATCAAAAACACAATGTTCAATAGAATGAAGTCACAATTAAAAGTGATTGAGGCTGGTTTTTATAAAAAAGCAATCATTGCATCCAACATAGGTCCTTATACAATTGACCTAAAACATTGTATGGAAAATGGTAATTTTGTAGATGGAAACGCCATCTTAATCAATGAAGCAAGAAATCATGCTGATTGGGCAAAGTTCATTGAAAAACTAGTGAAGAATCCAAATCTAATTAAAGATATGGGAGAAAGGTTATATGAAACTGTTAAAGACAAGTATGACTTGAATAATGTAACTAATGATAGAAAACAATTTTATATCGATATCGCAAATAAATCATGATAAACATTCCAATTACTAAACTTTTATTTTTAGACATAGAAACTGTAGGTGTCCAACCTGACTTCGAGACATTGGAATCTGTGAATCCTGAATTGTCATTCCAATTCAAAAATTATTTTGATTGGTTTCAAAAAAGGTTTCCCGAAGATGCAGATAAAGGTCATTCACAAATGTTTGTCAATCGTTCAGCACTTGTACCCGAATTTGCCAAAATCGCATGTGTAAGTGTTGCCTTTGTTCTTGAAAGTGGTGAAGTCAAAGTACAATCATTCAGTAACGAAAATGAGAAAAATTTGTTACAAGACGTTCAGAAACTCTTACGTAGAGTTGGTGAGTTAGGGTTTTTCCTCTGTGGTCACAATGTGAAAGGGTTTGACATTCCAATGCTCGCAAAAAGAATGATTATGAATGGTCTTCTACCTCCAAAGATACTTCCAGGTCACGACACAAAACCATGGGAAATCAAAGCACTGGATACAAAAGAACTTTGGCAGTACGGTGGTTATGGATCTATTGCGTCCTTAGAGTTAATGTGTGTTTGTATGGGAGTTGAATCCTCAAAAAACATGGAAGTCACAGGAAACAAAGTTCATGAAGCTTATTGGACTAAAAAAGATATTAAAGGGATAATAGAATATTGTGAAAAAGATGTTCTTGTATTGATTGATGTCATAAAAAAAATTACAACACTTACATAATGGAAAACTCAAAAGAAAATTCAGAACAGGATATTTGGAAACAAATACAAGAAACATTCAACCAAATCAAGCAAGAAGCCGGGGTCGAACCTGACGAAGATTATATGAAAGAATTGGAGGATCTTTTAGGGATGTCTGTTGATGAAATGAATGAAACCCACATGATAATGATGAAAACAAAATCATTACGTGTAGAATTAGTTCATGAAGATGCGAAAGTTCCATCATACGCATATCCATCAGATTCAGGGTTCGATTTACGTTCAACTGTAGAAATAAACATACCTCCATTCGGCCGAGCATTAATTCCAACAGGTATTAAACTATCAATTCCTGAAGAATATGAAATTCAAATTAGACCTAAAAGTGGATTGGCGTTAAATCAAGGACTAACAGTGTTGAACACCCCTGGTACAGTCGACTCAGGATATGTGGGAGAAATTAAAGTTATAGTTTTCAACACCAATAATACAACAGTCACCGTGTCCAAGGGGATGAAAATTGCCCAAGCAGTTTTATGTCCTGTAATCTGTGGAAAATATGTTTCAATAGAACTAATGGATAAAGTTGGAAATAAAGATAGAATGGATAACGGATTTGGGAGTACAGGATTATGATAACCGTCGGATATTCAACAAGAGAAACTAAACCTGAATTTATAGAGTATCTAAAAAAAAGTTCAGGTTTCAAAAAACTTGAGGTTATTGAAAAAGTCAATAACGGGAAAAAGTCCCTCGCTCAAGTTTACAACGAAATTTTATCCGAAGCAAAAACAGATATAGTACTTCTTTGTCACGATGACATTTACTTTGATACTCCCGCTTGGTATAGTAAACTCTTAAAACATTTTGAAAAAACTGATTTTGGAATTATTGGAATGGCTGGTACTACCTGTATGCCCGCAAGTGGTATGTGGTGGGAGGATAGAAAAAAAATGGTTGGGATTGTCAATCATGAAAAAGATGGAAAAAAGTGGGAATCAAAATATGCTGATGCTGTAGGAAATACGGTATATGAAACAGTTGTTGTAGATGGTTTATTTATTGCAGTACATAAAAAACGAATCAAAAAAATATTTAATGAAGAATTTAATGGTTTTCATTTTTATGATATTCCATTTTGTTTCGAAAACCATTTAGAAGGTGTTAAAGTTGGCGTTATCACCAACATTAGAATGACTCACAAATCAATAGGACAAACCAACGAACAATGGGAAGAAAACCGTAAAATCTTTGAAGAAAAGTACAAAACTAATCTTCCACTTAAATTACCCCCTGACCCTAACAAAAGAATCAAAGTTTTAATCAGTTGTTTATTTTTCAGAACTTTTACAGGTTCAGAATTGTATGTTTACGAATTGGCAAAAAACTTGATGAAACAAAATTGTGATGTAACTGTATTATCACAAATAGGTGGTCCGTTGACCGATCTGGCAAAAAAACAAGGAATCAAATGTCTTTCATTCGAACAGGCACCTGGATTCAAGATCGGAGATGGAAAGTGGGGAGTCCAAACTGAAAATGGATTACAGACATCTCAACCGAATGTCATGTATCGTATCGGTCCAGTAAATTTCGATATTATTCACATGCAACATAAACCAGTTGCAGAAAGAATGATACAATTTTATCCCGAAATTGATAAGATATATTCCATACATTCGGAGGTAATAGAGTTAGAAGACCCAATCAAACACGAATCAATTAAGAAGTATATTGCCATCAGACCTGAAATTAAGGAACACATTGTAAACAAGTTCGAAATTGATGAAGATATGGTTGAGGTTATATATAATCCTATTGATAATGAAAAGTTCAAATCCAAATTAATAAAAGAAGAAAACTATGTGTTGTTTGTTGGAACGATAGACTATCTTCGCAAAGAAACAATTATGGATTTGATTGACTATACATCCGAAAATGGTAAAGAACTTTGGTTAGTTGGCGAAGATAAGTCAAATTATCTACCACAAATCTTAACAAATTCTCATGTCAAACATTTTCCACCAACATGGAACGTTGAACCATATGTTCAAAAATGTTCCGAAACTGCGGGTATTCAGTTGGGTCGTACAACTATTGAAGGATGGATGTGTGGCAAACCAAGTTGGATTTATAAAGTTGATTCAGGAGGATTTATTCTATCGAAAGAAAAATTCAATCCTCCCTCAGACATAGAAAAATATTATGCCGAAAATGTTGTATCACAAATAAAAGAAGAATACAAAAAAATGTTGTAATGAAAATTGGTATAATCGGATTGGGTAAAGTTGGGATCCCTTTTGCTTTATTGTGTCAAGAGTCAGGATTATCTGTTGTTGTTTCGGATGAAGATGAGGAATTGATTTACAATTTAAGTCAGAATATTTGTTTAACAGTAGAACCTGAAGTTCAAAAAATGTTGTTTGAACAACAAGGGATATCCACGTCAGAGCCAATTGAAATAATTAAAAACTGTGACATTATTTTTACATTTGCAGAAACATCTCCCACTTTAGATGGGAATATTGATACATCGGTTGTTTTTGAAATTACAAATCATTTTTTTAATGCGTCCAAATTGGACATACCTCTTTATGAGAAAAAGTTTGTTGTGTGTACTACAACCAATCCAGGTGATGTCGAACAAATTCAGAAAAAACTAAACATGTTTAATATCCAAGTTGCATATCACCCTAATTTTTCTGAAAATGGGGAAATAGTATCGAATCTAAAAAATTCGGATTTGGTGTTGATTGGGACCAATTACCAACAAATTTTTGATGATATTATTCAAATACATCAAAAAATTCAGAAAAAATCTATTAATGCATTTATGATGGATATCAAATCTGCTGAAGTCGCAAAACTTTCAATTAGTTCATTTGTTTCGATAAAAAATACTTTTGCAAATATGATAGGAGACCTGATGACAAATTTAGGTCTGAGTAAGGACATTAATTTAGTTTTGAAAACAATTGGTTCTGACTCACGAATTGGTAGTAAAGAATTGAAATATAATTTAGGATTCAGTGGCCCAATTTTATCAAGAGACAACAAAACTTTGAACTATATTTTAGAAAATTCTAACACAGATTTAAATTTGGTTTCAAAAATTGATGAGTGGAATAAACAACATTTGAATTTTCTGAAACAAAAGTACGTCACTCATAATCCTGATAAATCTATCCCATTTGTGATTGATGGACTTTCTTACCGTAAAGGTACCAATATTTTAGAAAGTTCACAACAATATCAATTATGTATTGATTTACTCAACGAAGGATATACTATAAATGTTATTGAAGGTTCACATGTTTCATCGAAATTAAATGAACTTTCTGAATCCTATGATGGAAGATTAAAATTTTTCAAATTGGGAACAAATCCTGAAGGATTTTTAATTGATGTATAATGATAATTTTGACAACAACATATAATTGTGAAAAATTCGTAGAAAAGTCTTTGTTCAGTATTATGAGTCAAAGATATAAAGATTTTACTTGTTATATAACTGATGATGTTTCCACAGATAACACAGTCAATATTGTTCGTGAAACTATCAAGAACGATCCGAGATTTATCTTAATCGAAAACAAAACTAAATTTTTTCAACCTGGGAACTACGACCAAGTAATCAATTCAAGAAATATAGATGGTGAAGAAATTTGTGTAGAAGTTGATGGTGATGATTGGTTACCTGACTCAAATGTATTTACACGAATTGCTGAAGTTTATAAAGACGAAGATGTTTGGATGACTAGTGGTTCATTCAGATATCATGATGGACGACCAGGATTTGCGAATCCCCCAACAAATTTTTCCAACGTAAGACGACAAACATTTACATTATCCCACCTTAGAACATGGAAATCATGGCTTTGGAAAAAAATTAAACCCGAAGATTTAAGAGACGGAAATAATAATTATTGGAGTGTGGCTGGAGATTTATCTTTTATGTTCCCTATGTTTGAAATGTCAGGAGAAAAACATTATAGATTTTTATCTGATATAAATTACATTTATAATGAATCAAACCCGATCAATGACCATAAAGTCAATATGAAAAATGTAATTCAAACTGTGAATATAATTAGAAATAAACCTGAATATAAAAAATTATAAATGGCTTTTGACAGTAGTATCGAAAATATAATTCTTGAAAAGAACTTAAATAAAAAAATTGACAATATTCTACATATCGGAGCATGTTTGGGTGAAGAATTGTCATTCTACAAAAGATTGAATCCTAAAAAAATTTATTGGTTTGAACCAAATCCTAAGTTGTTAGAAACATTAACTGAAAACGTAAGTAATCAAGAATTTGAAAGTATTGTTTTCCCATATGCAGTGAGTAATAAAAAAGGAGTCACGTCTTTTAATATTATTGAGAACGGTAGTAAAACAAATCCAGGTTGTTCTTCTTTACAAAATTTGAAAATTCATTCTGAATTATATCAGGACATTGTTAAAGTTGATAGTTGTGAGGTTAATACAATTAACATTGATGAATTTTTGATTGAAAATTCATTGGAACTCAACTTCGATTTAGTTAGTTTAGACACTCAAGGTCATGATTTTGAAATATTAAATTCAAGTAATTTAATATTTAACGCAAACATTATAGTTATTGAAACTGCAAAAGTAGAACTTTATGAAGGTCAAAAAATTGATGAAGAGATAGATTCATTTTTAGAATCCAAAGGATATTATAAACATTACTATCATGCGTTTCACCCTGTATGGGGTGATTCCCTATACTTAAAAATTTAATATGGAAAATATAATTTCAGGAAACTTAATGGGTGGTTTAGGTAATCAGTTATTTGAAGCCGCTCACGCACTATCTCAAGGTTGGAGATATAATAGAGAAGTAGTATTTCTTCCAACGTCATGGACTCCGGGACAGGGTAGGGAAGTAAAACATTACATAGATAATGTCTTCAGAAATCTTAAGTTTGTCGACAAAATAGAAAATTTTATCACAGTTGGAGAAAAACATTTCGAATATGCGGAAGTTAATCCAGTTGAAGGAAACACCGCTTTCCAAGGATATTTTCAATCAAGTAAAAACTGGTATGGTTTTGATGAAAAAGTTAGAGAAATTTTTCAACCACCGACCGAGTTGGTTGAAGAATTTATGGGAAAGTATCCTCAACTATCTCAACCGAACACATTGTCTCTTCACGTAAGACGAAGTGAATACTTACAACTCCCTGACATACACCCAACAATCAGTATTGAGTACATTCAAGAAGCGTTGAAAGTTATTGGAGAATACTCAACTGTTTTTGTTTTCAGTGATGACCATGATTTTGTTAAAGAAAATCTAAATTTCCCCTCTGTAATTTTTGTGGACGAGGATGAAGATTATAAAGAATTGTGGTTGATGGGATTGTGTCAAAATCATATAATGTCTAACTCAACATTTTCATGGTGGGGTTCTTTTCTGAATAAAAATTTAAATAAAAAAATTGTAGCTCCATCACGATGGTTTGGTCCAAGAGGGCCGGAATCCAAAGATGTTTATGAGTCATACTGGCACACTATCCCATGTGATTGGGTTCCAGGAGGAATATTAATGCCAATCAAAAAAAATGATTAACACTAGTCCAAATTTTCAAAGATGTGAATTAGGGTCACTCCCCTATATTATCCAATCAAACAGATATAATCTTGTGGGAGACGTACTCGAATTTGGGACATTTACTGGAGGTAGTACACGAAAACTTGCCACAATGTTTCCCGAAAAAACTATTTTCACAATTGACCATTTTGAGGGCCTTGAAAAAACTAACAAAAACGTCCCTCGGGACAGTGACTGGATAGAGAGAGCATTTGCTCTCGATAATCCTTTATATGAAGGAAATAGTGATGTTCCTAAATCAATTGATGAGGTAAAACAAAGATTCAAAAATCATAACAATATCAAGATGATTGTTTCGGATGTTCATAAATTGACCGAACCTTCCGATTATGGTATTTCGAAAGTATCTGTATGTAACTTAGATGTTGATATATACGAGCCGGCAGTCTCAGCTTTAGAATTTTTATCTAAATGCGATTGGTCTGAAGTTTTTATAAGGTTCGACGATTGGCATGGCGGAGAATCCGAGTACGACCAACACGAAAGATTGGCATTTATTGAATGGATTGAAAAATATAAATATAAATTCGACATCACTCACGGTGGGTACATCGGTGGTGTTTACGTAAAACGATAAAAAAAATGGAAAAAGTTTTAATTAGAAAAGTATCAGATTGGTGGGGTGAATATGATTGTTCATCAAACCGTAACATGCCTAAACTATTACAATGGTTATCAAGAGAGACAGAAACACCACATGAAATCTCAGTCTATGTTGATAACTACATTAAAGATTGGGGTCTAAATGACCCATCAAGAGAAAAGATTGGTTGGTTGTTAGAATCTCCACAAATGAATGAAGGTACTATCAATTACATCAAAGCAAATCTTCCATTGTTCAGAGAACATTACAAGATGATTTTCACGTGTATGGATAGTTTATTAGAACTTGGTGAACCATTTAAGTACACCATTTCCAATGCAGTACCTTGGATTTGGGAAAAGAATAGAATGATTCATCCCAAGACCAAACTAGTCAGTATGATAGCTTCGAACAAAGGGTGGTTACGTGGTCATCAAAACAGATTAGAGTGGGTTGAAAAATTGAAAGATAAAGTTGATTTATTTGGAACTGGAAGAGAGTTTCAACTTAATGATAAAGAGGATGGGTTGAGAGATTATATGTTCTCAGTGTCCATTGAAAACGATGCATCAGATGCATATTTCACTGAAAAATTGACTGACAACTTCGTTATGGGCACTGTACCAGTGTATTATGGGTCAAGAAAAGTTGTTGAAAGATACTTTAATCCTCAAGGTGTTATCTTCTTGGAAGATGACCCAACTCTATCAACATTATCTGTTGAAAAATATCAATCCATGATGCCGGCAATCGAAGAAAACTTCAAGTTGGCACAAGAACTTCCGATAGCGGAAGATTACTTTTTTGAAAAATATCTAAAAAAATGAAATATCTTGTTTTAGGTTCTTCAGGCCAAATAGGTTTGGAACTTTGTAAATTTCTAAGAAAAGAGGGTCATGAAGTCGTAGAATTCGACATCGTAGCCGATGAAGCACAAGATTTAAGGATTCCAAATGTTTTGGATGAATTAGTTAAAGATGTCGATTTTGTAATGTTTTTGGCATTCGATGTCGGAGGATCTAGGTATCTAAAAAAATACCAACACACTTACGAGTTTATTAATAACAATGTTAGATTAACCTTGTTTACATTCGAGACTCTAAAAAAATATCAGAAACCTTTCATATTCGCATCATCCCAAATGGCCAACATGTCTTACTCACCTTATGGTGTTTGTAAATCTATTGGTGAGGTTTATGCCAAAGCACTTAATGGTTTGACTGTTAAGTTTTGGAATGTTTATGGACCAGAACATGACATGGAAAAGTCTCACGTAATTACTGATTTTATTGTCAAAGCGAGACAAGGAAAAATTGAAATGATGACGGATGGTAAAGAAGAAAGACAATTTTTACATGCTGAAGATTGTTCAAGATGTTTGTTAATACTATCTGAAAAATATGATGAGATAGATAGAGACTCTAATTTACACATAACTAACTTCGAATGGAACACAATTTTGGAAATTGCTGAGATTATCAAAGAATTTATTCCTTGTGAAATTGTCCCATCTGAAGAAATAGACTCGGTTCAGATGAACAAAAGAAATGAACCTGACCCGTATATTCTTAATTTTTGGAAACCAGAAATATCCATAAAAAAAGGTATTGAAAAAATTATTAACGAAATATGAAAAAAATAGTAGTATTAGGTGGTGGAGGTTTCATAGGTGGACACCTTGCCAAAAGATTAAAAGAAGAAGGTAATCACGTCAGAATATGTGACATCAAAAAACACGAGTATTTCTTTCAAGATGAAATTTGTCACGAATTTATTTTGGGGGATTTAACTGACCCGAAAGTGGTTGAATTAGTAATTGAAGAAGGGGTTGATGAAGTTTATCAGTTAGCTGCTGACATGGGTGGAGCTTTGTATATTTTTACTGGAGAACATGACGCAGATGTAATGTACAATTCAGCAACCATTAATCTTAATGTTGCTCGTGAAGCAGTAAAGAAAAAGGTAGGTAAATTATTTTATTCATCTTCAGCGTGTATGTACCCTGAACACAACCAGTTAGACCCTGACAATCCAAATTGTGAAGAATCCTCAGCTTACCCCGCCAATCCTGATTCGGAGTATGGATGGGAAAAATTATTCTCTGAAAGACTTTATTTGGCATTCAGTAGAAACTATGGGTTGAATGTTAGAATCGCAAGATTTCACAACATCTTCGGTCCACAGGGAACATGGAATGGAGGTAGAGAAAAATCTCCAGCAGCTATGTGTCGAAAAGCGGCTGAAACAGACTCTGGTGGGGAAATTGAAGTTTGGGGAAATGGTTTACAAACTCGTTCTTTCTTGTATGTTGATGAATGTGTTGAAGCGGTAATTAGATTGATGGAATCAGACTTTGAAGGTCCTGTAAATATTGGTAGTGAAGAAATGGTCACAATCAATCAGTTAGCTAAAATGGCAATTGAAATATCTGAAAAAGATATTGATATCAAAAATATTGAAGGGGTAGAATTTATAAAAAAATATGGTTTCAAATGCCCATTAGGAGTTAAAGGGAGAAATTCTGATAATAAATTATACCGAGAAAAAATCGGATGGGAAGTAAGTCAGCCTCTATCAGTAGGTTTGAAAAAAACTTATCAATGGATAAAATCACAAGTCGACAAAAAAGACAACGAAACTTTGTGGATTTATGAAAGTCCTGACGGGGGAAACACGGTGTATAAACGAGAATCACAGAATACAAAAAAAATTAAAGTAAAATAATATGGTATCTGTTCCTGTTAGTGTTGGAGAATTAATTGATAAATTATCAATTTTGCAAGTAAAAAAAATAAAAATTACAAATCCTGAGAAGTTGAAATACGTATCGGAAGAATTTGATTTGTTACATAATCAATCAAAAATTTATTTTCAAGTTGACGAAGTGAGGTCTTTGTACGATTCACTAACCGAAGTTAATTCAAACCTTTGGGATGTAGAAGATAAATTGAGAGTTTTTGAATCTGAAAAAAAGTTCAACGAAGAATTTATTGAATTGGCAAGAAAAGTTTATTACACGAATGATGAAAGATTTAGGTTGAAAAATGAAATTAACTCTATCACATCTTCTGAAATTAGAGAAGTAAAAGATTATAAACCTTACTAACTTTCGAACCGAGATTAAATTACAAAAAATGGGTAGATTAACAAAACCGAAACCGACGGCAACTTTGCCAAGTGAAGAAGTACCAATTAAAAATAAAAAACAGCAAATCTGTTCAATAATTAAACGAAAAACAAAAGAGAAGTTTCTATCTGAAAGTCAAAAAGAATACTACGAAAAGTTAGTTAATAACCAAATTAGTATATGTTCAGGTCCGGCCGGTGTTGGAAAAAGTTATATCGCAATGAAATGTGCGGTTGATTTACTTTCTGACCCCAACACACCTTATGAAAAAATTATAATTGTAAGACCTGCGGTTGAAGCTGAAGAAAAACTTGGGAGTTTACCAGGTGGGGTGGAGGAAAAACTCGACCCATATATTTTTCCTTCGTATTACCTATTAAATAAAATAATCGGTAAAGATACAAGGGAAAAATTAAAGGAAATCGAAGCAATTGAAGTCTTCGCGTTGGCTTACATGAGAGGTATGAATATTGACAACTCCATTTTAATTTTCGAAGAAGCTCAAAATTCTACACCGAGTCAAATGAAATTATTACTAACAAGAATTGGGTTCAATTCTAAGTTTTTTATTTCAGGTGATTTAGAACAATTCGATAGACATAAAGATAAAACACAAACGGGTCTTTGGGATGCTCTGAAAAAGTTTCAAAATATGGATGATATTGGCGTATTTGAATTCAAATCCACAGATATTGTTAGGAATCCATTAATATCCAAAATATTAGAAAAATACGAAGAATGAGAATAGGTATTGAACTGAATGGAGTTTTGAGAGATACTCTAAAAAAAATACAACAAGAATACGAAAAGTGGTATATTGAAAATCCTTTCAGAGACGAAAATGAGGATGACAACTTTCAATATGAAGTTTTATCTAATTTGACATCTTTAGACATTTCAAAACATTTGAAATTTAAAAATGAAGATGAGTTGTATGATTTTCTTTATAAAGAACATACCATGGAAATTTTTGGTCATGCGGGTTCCGTTGAACCCTCAGGACTTTTGGACTTGAATGATTTTTACTTGGACATGAGAGATTCCCACGATATTATTATTGTCTCAGATGAAATTGGAAAATCGAAACCAGCATCTTTATTTTTCATTTCGAAATTTGGATGTTTAGTTGAATCAGTCAAATTTTACAGTGAAAGTACAATTAATTCACTATGGGATTCAGTAGACATTTTACTTACCGCGAATCCTAAACTATTATTGAATCATCCAAAAAACAAAATTGTAATTAAATTCAACACAACTTATAACTACGATGTTGAATCTGATTTTCATATTTCAAGTCTTAAGGAGTTAAAAACAAAAATACAAGAAATAATATGATACAAGTATTAGGTGAGAATTATTTTATCGACTTAGATGAAATCGAAGACTATCTTGACATGAGTCAAGACGAGGACAAAGACGATTCAGAATCAGGGGTAACAGAAACAAAAATTAATATTATCAAATTCGAAATGGTTAAAATGTTATTAGATACCGTTTTGAATGAACAAGAAATTGTTGATGAAAAGCTTGGAATGAAGTCTAATGCCCAAGTGAGCATTCCTTTTAGGATTGCTTTCAACAGTTTATTAAATAAAAAACTTATCAATCATTATTAATATGGAAAACCAACTTCAAGAAAAAGTAAAACAGTCCATTAAGATATTAAGAGACAAACAAGCCAGAATATATTTTTTAGTTCAAGATACTAAAGGTAACGCAAAGGCATCAGTGAGACTCATATATCAAATGGCAAAAGCATTAAAAGATAATGGATTTAATCCCATTATACTACATGAAAAAGCAGACTATGCCGGAGTTGTTGCATGGTTAGATGAAGAGTTTATGTCAATACCTCACAGAGCAATTGAAGGACAAAATCTAGAAATTTCACCAGAAGATTTTTTAGTTATTCCTGAAATTTTCGGGTATGTAATGGACCAAGTGAAACAACTCCCTTGTGCTAAAATTGTTTTAACACAACAATATGCCCATATGTTGGAAACTTTACAACCAGGTCAAACATGGAATCAGTTCGGATTTTTAAAGTGTATCACAACTTCAAGTAAACAAAAAGAATACATCGAAAGGGTAATGAGACAAATTTCCTTCGACATCATTGACCCATTAATCAGTGAAGAATTTACACCTAAATCAACTCCTGCAATGCCAATTATCGGCGTTCATGCGAAAGAACAGAGTGATGCGATTAATTTAATCAAAACTTTTTATTTAAAATTTCCACAGTATCGTTGGTTCACCTTTAGAGACCTGAGAGGGTTATCAGAAAAAGAATTTGCAAACTCGTTAAGAGATTGTTTTTTGAGTGTTTGGATTGATGACCATAGTGGGTTTGGCACATTTCCGTTAGAATCAATGAAATCAAATGTTCCTGTGATTGGAAAAGTTCCAAACTTGTCACCTGACTGGATGAGTGAAGAAAATGGTATTTGGGTCACAGACCAAACTTTATTACCTGATTTGGTTGCAGATTACGCACAAAATTGGTTGGAAGACAATATTGACCCACAAATTTTTGAAAAAATGAAAGAAACCGTTGAAAGATACACGGATAAACAAAAGTTTGAATCTACAGTAGTTTCTCTATTCGAGGGTTATTTGACTACAAGAGCAGATTCATTTGAAAACCAAATTTCGAAAACAGAAGAATAATATGAATAATACACTATCATTATCAGTAATACTACCTATAAAATCTTCCAAAGCAAAAGACTTCGATGAGTACTTTGAAAAGGCAATTTCATCTTTAAAAAATCAACAAGTTGGTTTTGAAGAACTAGTAATTGTTCATTCACAAGAACAGTCCCTCATTGATTTGTTGAACTCGTATGATTTTGGTGATTTGAACGTCACAAAATTATTGTGGGACCAAGAACCAAATTATGCAAACCAAGTAAATTTCGGAATAAAAAATGCAAAGGGAACTTGGGTATCCCTTTTTGAATTTGATGATGAATATTCTTCAATATGGTTCAAAAATGTTAAAAAATATGTTGAGTCATTTCCTGAAGTACAAATGTTCCTACCTGTTGTAGTTGAGACAGACGAAAAAGGATTATTTGCTGGTTTCACAAATGAAGCGACATTTGCGGCTAATTTCTCTCAAGAAATGGGTATTTTGACTAACGACACTTTACAAGAATACCAAAATTTTCAAACTGCAGGTTCTGTAATCAAGAAATCCGTTATCGAAGATTTTGGAGGGTTCAAGCCGTCAATCAAACTAACTTTTATATATGAGTTTTTATTAAGACTAACATATAACTCAGTTTCAGTAATGACAATTCCAAGGTTAGGTTACAAACACGTTAACTTGAGAGAAGGTTCTATTTTTTGGAATTATAAATTTGGAGACAGTAAAATGGTTGAAGATGAAGTAAAATTTTGGATTCAAACCGCAAAAAGAGAATATTTTTTCACGGACGACAGATCCATAAAATATCAATCTGAAAATGCTTAATGCAAGATTCACTCTCTGCCACAACAGAGGATGTTTTATCAAAAAAAAGAGGTAGAAAGGCAGTTAAAGAAAATTATTTCGATGTAAGAGAAGAAGAGGCGGTTAGAAAATTTCTAATTGCCGAATCGTCTTACGAAAAAAATAAAATTTATAATCAATTTTTAAGGTCTCCTTTAGATAAAATGATTTCCTCAATTATCAGACGATATAAATTATATCGTAAGGATATGGATTTTGAGGAAATTCATACAGATACCCACTCCTTTCTCATGACGAAAGTCGATAAGTTTAAGCCTGATAAAAATAAAAAGGCATATTCTTACTTTGGAACTATTTGTAAAAATTATTTAATGGGTCAAATTATCAAAGACCAAAAAGAAACTAATCGAAAAATATCATATGAAGATATTTCATCAAGTCTTGAGGAAAGACCTGATATGTCATACAGAATTGATGATGACGTAATTGAAACAGATTATGTCATTAATCAATATTTGACTGAGTTGAAAACTTATATAGAATCCGAACAACTGAATGACAATGAAAAAAAGTTGGGATACGCTTTAATCGATTTATTTGATAATTATGAATCTATCTTTTCTGGAGCTGACAATAATAAATTTAACAAAAATGTGATATTATTGTCGCTTCGTGAAATGACAAATCTAAGTACTAAAGAGATACGTAGTTCAATTAAGAGATTCAAAAAATTATATATTGTGATTCAGTCCAGAATTAAAAACTGATAAAAAAGTATTTATAGATATGCCGAGACCTCAAAGAAAAGAAATTAATTTCACGAAAGATTCTATTTTATCTCTTATGCAAGAAATCTATAATGAACTTGTTGAACAAAGACAAACTGCGATTAGGATTCAAAATAAGATGTTAGCAATGTTAAAGGATCCCTCCGACATGACTACTATTGGTCCTGTAATTGAAAAACAACAAAAAATCGTAAATGATTGTGTTGAAAAAAAACTCAACCTATCAAAACTTCAGTCGAGTATTTGGGAGAAATCTAACAACAATAAAGAGGAATCTTTTTCTCTTGCAGATTTAGACGATGATTTAATACAAAATCTTATTGAGAAAGATGTTTCCAAAGATGAGGAATCTTACAAAATGAGATAAAATATGCCATTAGATATAAATTCCGCTCAACAATCAATACAAAGCAAGATTGATGCCTACAAAACTTACAGGGAGGTTTCACAATCAGAAAAAACTCTTTTGGGCAAATTGGGTAATTCCGCTACTGAGGCAACCTCACAAATTTCAAGTCAATTAGATAAGGTAAGTGAATTTCAAAAAAGGTTTCAAAGAAATCCTCCGAATTCAATGGACCAACTATTGGGGTTTCTGGGTCAAACACAAGGGAACGGTAGTGCTACTTTAAAATATTTGAGGTCTAAGATATTACAAGCCGCCGCTCAAATTGAACCTAAAATGGCTGATATTCTAAAAAAAGAGACGATAAATGCTCTTGGATGTTCAGTCGAACAAACATATAATGGTGTAACGGCAGAAAGTTTATCTTTACAACCTATACCACTAAGACCACAACAAGAAGGAATATACATTCCTGTAAACTCGGTAGATTTTTTTTCGAATCTGAAACAGTCTCCTCAGACAAACTTTGGTAAAGTTTATTATGAGAAAGAAGACCCATCAGCAGATTCGACATTCCGTCCTTACGGAGGTCCGATACCATTTCCGATGAACAAGCAGTTATTCAACTTAATGACCGCTGATAACAAAGACAGGTCATACAGTCAAATCAATGGAAAGAATTATACAGGAAAATCAGGACAAAATTTATTTGATGTACAGTATACTCAAATGAACAGTTTTGGTGTGACTGGTGACTACTATAGAGTTTTTTTGATTGACCGTGAAGATGGTCAAGGAAATATAACAAATAATGTTGGAGAATTTATTTCTGACTACTATAGCACTATAAAAATAGTGGACTCTGTTGATATTGGAGCCCAACTTGTGAATTTGATTTCGGGGGCTATGGACATCAACGCACAAGTTGGTTTCGGTGAATTAAATAATCAAAGCAGATTTGGATTGATTGCTTCAAGGATACTTGGATTGTGTTTCGATGAAAGAAGAGAAATCGATGTGAGTGGAGTGGCAAAAGTTGGTGAATTGGATGGTGTTGATGATAGTTTTTTTGAACTTAACGAAATTGACTTAAGGAATATCGAAGTTGAAATTTCGAACGTTCAAAATGGTATTATGGAATTCGAAGATTGTGATAATATACAATTACCTGTCGATTCTGAAGCGTTGGTTGCTCAATTGATTGAATTTCGAAACAATTTGAGTGGAGAAACTGTTGAACAACAAGCTGAAAATATTGGAGCAATTATCGATACTATATCAGATAATCCTAGTTGGTCTTTAACCGCACCTGCAAATCTGAATGTTAAAATTTCAATAGATAAGAGTGTGATAAAAAAAATACCATTGGCAGTTGCCGCTGGAGTATTAACACCAAAAAATCTTTTCCCACTTTATACTTTATTATCTGTAGTAGAATCTGGAGCAACATACACTTACAATCAAGCAGTCACTGAAATTAATCAAACTACAGCCCCAATTACTGATTTCGGAAATCAAGCCGCTAATATCGGAGCACAAGGAAGTAATATTGTCAATAGTGGAGAAGATTTCTTAAAAAAATTCAAAACTTTTTCGATTCAAGTCATTTCTCAAATTAATGCGGAGTTTCTTCAAGTTCTTTATGAAATATTAAAAAAAGATATTATAAATTTAGTATCTATTATAATTACGGATGTTTCGAACTCAGCTAGATTGAAACAATATACCATGATAATTAGACTAGTACAAATTGCTTTAGTTGTAGCTCAGTTAGTAGATGACTATCGTAGATGTAAAAGCCTTTTAGACAATATATTACTCTTACTAAATTTAATTGGTCAAACAGCGCGTATTACAATTCCACAACCGTTATTGGCCTTAGCAGATTTATTACCTGGAACTTCACCTGAAAGAGCATCAATAAACGTTATTGAAGGCCTACAGAAGGTAGGGATACCAACAGGAACTTTACCCGATGGTTCACCAAACTTAATGGGACTATACGATTTAATAAGTAAAAGAGGTAGTGAAAAAGAAGAAGCGGAAAATGGTAAAATTTTAACAACAATAAAACCTCAATCTGGAGGATTTTTGATGGTAGGTAAAAAGTTTTAATAATGAAAGACGAAAAATTTAAGGAAATATTAGATAGTCAACTATCTCTCAAAGATTTACCAAATACAAAGTTGGTGGAATATATGGATTTATTATCATCAGACTTCGAATTAACAAAAGATTCTATAATCAAAAGTACCCTATACTTAGATAAAGTAGAAGAATTATACGACAGGTTATTGAAGGTTTATCAAGAAAGAAATAATGGAAAATAACTCAATTTTTTTTCAGTGTAGAGTGTTAAATACTGAAGACCCAATGATGCTGGGTCGTATCAGAGGTGTTCGTCTTATTGACAACTATGACGATATATTAAAAAGTATTAGTGACCCTCCGTGGAACGAAGAAAAAGATATATGGACTTCTCGTGACCCATTTGTATTTAATGCTTTACTTCCATATTTCGTATATTCTGTACCCAAAGTAGACGAATTAGTTCAAGTTATTTACGTGAACAAAGATTTTCAATATCAAAATCAATACTACGTTCAAAACACATTTTCAACTCCGACAGCTACCTTCAAAGAATTTTATTTCGGTGGAAATAAATTCACAGGTACGGGTATGCAAATCAAAAACCCTAAACCTCTCAAGAACCAAGATGGAACGTTTACTGACCAATCTGTACATAAAGGAGTTTTTCCTCAACCAGGAGATAATGCACTTTTAGGTAGAGGAAGTGCTGATGTTGTTGTGAAACAAGACGAAGTATTAATACGAGCAGGTAAATTTAAAGGGGAACAATTGCAACCTAACGTAATTCCTGTTGCTAACCAACAGAGGGGGTTTTTACAATTATCAAAGTTTCAAAGTACACTACAAAATTTAGAGCCAAAAACCTACTTTGAACTTCAGGAAGATGTTTTACTCACAAAATATTTAATTGAATGGACTTTAACCAATCCTGAGAATGCTCAAGACCGATTTACGGGTGCAGTTTATTTGTACCAATTAAAACCTGACGTTTCTATAAATTCCAAAAATATAACAGTCGATAGTGAGATTTCAGAAAATCTTAAAAAATTAGTTGCAACAGAATCTTTCACGATGTTATCAAAAACTCAGACTATTGAATTTATAAATAATTTCATCAAGACCTGTAATCAAAGTAATGTAACAAGAAGCGGTGTAAAATTATTTACTGATAACAATGATGCAAACAAATTTCCGATTTTTTATCGACCTAATACAATAATGTATTCCAAGTTGAACCCTTCAACACCTTTGGGGTCAACTGCAACTCCAATAGAAGTGAGTAACATCAGTGACATTTATAAAGGGGTAAAATTGAATCCATCATTAAAAGGGGGTTATGGTTTAATTTATACAAAAGGTAAAGTTGGAAATCCAAGAACCCCGGTAAAAAAGGTAGTTAAACAACAAAAATACGTAAACCAAGAATCTTCTTATGGAGCATTAGGAAGTGATGTGTTATTTTTAGTTTCACACAATTCCCAAGTACCTGGTAAAGGAAAAATTAATTTCGACGACACTTTATATGGAATTACTCCTGAGAAATTTGCTAATGAATTTTTTCCTAAAACTTCTAGTATGGTTAGAGGTGAGGAACTTTTGGAATTGATTAACTTGATTGTAAAGTTCTTGGTAACTCATACTCACGCGTATCCCGGTCTCCCACCAGTACCTGTAACTCAAGATGGAACAAACGTTCAATCAATTCTAACCGAGCTCAATAATGCGGTTAACAAAATTCTAAGTAAAAATATTAGACTTAATTGATATTTATAAGATAAAAGATAAATGTCGATCTTAAGGTCTTATATAAATAAAAACAATACCATCATTTCAAACTCATATGTTAATACGGGAAGAAATCCTGTAATTGAGTTAAATTTTGGTGCTTCGGATGTCATTGTCCCAAACTTTGGTTACACAAGATTTATCTTTGATTTAGATTTATCTTTATTAGAAGAAAATATTGCTTCGGGGGTCATATCAACAGGATGTACTTCAGCAATGACTCATACCCTGAAAATGACTAATACATCTTCATTTGACAATGAATTATTGAATTCATTTATGTCCAATGAAAGACGAAGAGCAACTTCATTTGATTTAATATTATGGAGAATCCCCAAATTTTCAGGAGCCACAGGTAATCCTCAATATTGGGATGAAGGTGTCGGATATGACTACAGTGACTTCAACATTGCACAAAATAGTGCGAATGGTGGAATTTCCCCTTTAACGTACGTTGACAGTCGAGCATATTCTACACGACCATCTAACTGGTATCAAACGACAACTCTCTCTGGATGGTCTCAAAATGGTATCTATGACAATAGAAATCAAGGGAGTGTAAACTATTCAGGTTTGACAATCGTGGCTCGACAACATTTCGAACTTGGAAACGAAGATTTAAACATGGATATGACCGCCGAAATCAACGGTATATTGAATGGGTCAATAACTGGAGTCACAGGTTGGGGTATTTCATATCTACCACAAATAGAAAATATCACAGGTCTTACAGATAGTTACAGTGTTGCATTTTTCTCGAGACACACTCAAACATTCTATCAACCATATCTTTTAACAAATTACAATGATTTTGTTGAAGACGACAGAAATCTATTCCTCAAGAACCAAGAAAATAAATTATTTTTATATGTTTATCAAAATGGTGATTTTGTAAACCTTGACTCTGACCCATTTGTTAGGATTGAAGATAGAAATGGAACTGCGGTAACTGGAATGGCTTCATTAACAACTTGTCTAAAAACCAAGGGGATATATGAAGTCACAGTACCAAATGGGTTCTCCAACTATCCAACACCATGTATTTTTTATGATGTTTGGTCTGGTCTTACAATCAATGGTCAATCAGTCCCAAATGTGACAAACCAATTTACATTACAACCTTACACTTCAGGTATTCAAATTGGTTCCGTTTCTAAAGACCCCGAAATATTTGGTTTTGATTTCTATGGTATTCTTCAAAATGAAAAAATCCTTAACACAGATATTCGTAAAGTTGGTGTAACTATCAAGAAAGCTTATACAGGACAACAACTCTTATCAGACGTTTCAGGATTTTATCGAGTATATGTTACTGAAGGAACAACAGAAGTTTTAGTTCAAGATTGGACTCCACTGAATCGTACTCCGAATGAATATTATTTCATATTTGATATGAGAGACAAAATACCAAACCAATATTTTGTTGATATTCAAGTGAACACTTCAGGTGAAAAGGATACTTATAAAAGACAATTAACATTTTCAATCGTAAATACAAAATGAATAAAGTAGTTAAACTTACAGAAAACGATTTGACCCACTTGGTCAACAGAGTACTCAAAGAACAAGATGAAGAACAAGCAAATTACATGTTTTTTAGTAATTTGAAACAAATTGCAAGACAATGTAAAATGTTATTGGAAATGGACCCTGAGATGATTGACCAAATCCTACTTGATGGTCATGATTGGGCGGATGACCACGTTACAGAGGCCAAAGTTAATATGGATCAAGTTTTCGATTTCATAATGAATGAAAAAAGAAAAATGGACCAATACGTTGACTATGAAGATATGAATGAGGGGAGAAAAAAAACAGGTACTAAACTTTGTGCTAGAGGCAAATCTGCGGCAAAATCCAAATTCAAAGTTTATCCATCAGCGTACGCCAACGGTTATGCGGTTCAGGTCTGTAAAGGGAAAATGCCAGGTTTAGATGGTAAAAAACATTGTTCAGGAGCTTATTGTTAAGGGAAATTTTATTTCCCTTTTTTTTTGTTCAGAAAAGTTTTATCTTTGTAGAACAATCACTACTTATTAACAATGACAAAATTTTTCAGAAAACTTTGGATACGAATTTTTATTCGTGTTTCAAGAAAAATTCATCCATCAATTGAATCATTGGAGGACAATGAAAAGTTAGCATCTGCAATTTGTAGAACACTAATTAAGCATCCTGAATCAACCTTCTTGATTGCTCCATTGTCTCAAAAAAGATACATCAAAAATGAAGTCATGCAAATGTTCATTATCTTAGAGGGAGATAGGATGAACATCACTAATCACATTTACAATTATGACATTCTTCTCACAAAAGAAACAAGTGAAAGACTCAATAGAATTTTCGATAATAAAGTTGAAGAGGTGAGGTCAAAATTTGAAAAAGAAATGAAAAGTCAAGTACGTCATTCTCTTTATTCAATTTTGGAAAAATTATCTAATTGATTCTCTTAAAACTTTTTTTACCAAATCCCGTAATTGTTCATTTCGGGATTTTTTTGGTTTATAACTCGTCATAGTCGGGGCGTTTCCTTTTCCAACTTTTGGGTCTGCTTTTTCAGCTTTTCTTTTTTGTTGACAAGCAGATTTTTTCTGTGAATCAGTCATTTTTGAGGCCACTCCAGCAGCACGACACTTCGGATACCCTTTACTATCTGCTTCAGGTCTTCCACACGGGGGATGTCCTCCACCTTCTTTTTTTCTACAAATGTTAACCCACGGCCCTTTTGGTTGTTTTGAGCCTTTAGGTTTTTTCTTTGTCCCAAACCAAACGGCTAAATCTTCTTTAAGTAATTCCTCTTTTAAAACATCTTGATAATCGCTTTTCGGAAGATTTGCGATTCTTTTTATATATTCGGGAGTACCAGGGACTTCCGTATTGTTAGGAACATATCCATTCATTGGATTTCCCTCATCGTCACTTTGTGAGAACATGGCTTTAGCTCTTTTTGCCTTATCTATGGCGTTTCTTTCATTTTTATTAATCGTTTGTGAGTCTCTTTCCATATTACCATCGTAACTATCATACGCGTTCATGGCACTCACATACTCAGACACGGGATTAACAAATGGTTCTAAATTTTGATTTGTCCAAGTTTGGGGAGCTAATACTAAAGGAATTCTCATTTTTCCAGAACTTCCAGAACCTGTCGCTTCTTTTATAATATTTTTTTTCGTATCTTTCACAATAATAAATATATCAATTCATTGTATTATGACAGACAAACAACCTATTGGATTACTATTTGGAAGTGTTGGATATTACAGTCCTGATGACATCAATTCTATCTGTGACGATATGAATTTAGAACAAGCATATTTTATGATAATAAAGGCTTTGGAATATTCTCACAATTCTAATATCTTTACACTTCAAGAATCTGAATTAGTTTCCAAGTCGCTTAGAATTTTCAACAAACATTTCACCGAAGAAAAATCATGAAAAAATTTATTGTTTCCTTATTTTTACTGATTACATTTTATTTTCCTGTTTTTTCACAAGGAGTTGGAATTCCATTAAGAACATTCAAACTTAATAATGGAATTGATTTGTTGAAAAATTCTTTTTCCCCAAGTGCTTCCGAAATGTATGGTGAGTTAGAATCAGAATTTATAGGAGACATCAATGATTACGAAATCATTAAAATAGAATCTTTCTTAAATTTTTTAGATTGGGTCAAAAATGAAAATTACATCTCTGTAGTCAAAAGAAGATATAACACAACTATGTCCGAAACCTCAGTTGGTATAAACCCAATAAAATCAAATGGAGAAACCAAAAAAATCGCAATAATTTATTGGAAAAATGAAAAGGAAAACTTTGATGAAATGGTTTGTTTTTTAGTAAATTATTGAGAAATTTCTGGCAATTTGATTATTAATCTTCTGTTTGGTGCAGTTTTCTTGGTATCTCGAACTTCAGGATACTTCATACCCTTTGCGAACTGGTCTGTTTGTCCTATCGGGTTTGGTATGAAGTTCAATGTCTTATTACCCGTTTCCCTCTTCAATCTGTCTATAATTGTTTGTGCTCTACGTTTGGACAATTCCATGTTATATTGCTCCTTTGTTGCCGGATCACTATCAATGGATGCTGACGTTGTTACTGTTACGTCTCCACTAACGTTACTATAAAACTTTTTAATGTTTTCGATGAATTCTTTGAAACTTTTTTCTGCTTCGGGGGTCAAATCTGTTTTGTCAAACTCAAATGGACTTTCAATGTCGAAAGAAGTTATTTTCGGAGTCTCAGTCGGTGGAATTTCCTCTGGTTCTCGAACTCCACCAGGGCTCCCATATTCAAGAGGAGATATTTCAACAATAAATGCACCTGGAACGTAACTTTGGTTGTAGAAAATTTCATTTCCTGGTTTATTTTTCACTTTTTCAAAATCGGCAGATGAAATCTCAGAGCTTCCGACATCTCCATTAAATGAAATTTGACCCCATTGAGGGACATTTTTTTGAGTGTTGAAAGCACAATACCAATAAGGTGTGGAGGGTGACATACTTCTATATCTTGGTGAATGACCTGGGTCTGAGGTGTCGTCCATCATTTCACCTATGAATATTGCATTTTGGGTCAGTTTGTTGGGTATTATATAGTTTCCACTCGATCCTTTTTTTATTATTCCACCTAATTGTTCTAAGGTTGGTATTTGAATATAAGTGTCTGGCGTGTCAACTGGTGAATTTTTTTTCCAATCAACTATACCTGCTCTTTTTGGATCATTAGCCATAAATGCCATGGTACTGTAATATTCTTGTCCTTGCTTCCTAAGCCCTTTATGTCTGTAAAGAAAATAGTCCGATCCTCTCTGAAAAACTTTGTAACCTAATATTTCCCAAAAAGGCTCACTATTATCTTCTGCGGACACAGGTTGGGATATCCCAGTCTCTAATTGTTCTGACATCAGATAAAACTTTTTAGTTGCTGATTCATGAAGAGATAAAATTCTATTTCTTTCTTCGTTAGATATTTCCCAAGTTTGCTTAATCATACTATATAATTTATTATAAATATCAGGATAAAAAAAAAGGGACAATTTCTTGTCCCTTTTTACCATATCGAAATTTCGATTATCTCAATTCTCTCAAGTCGAATGTTCTTACTCCATCAACTGTGATTCTACCATAGAATCTGTTATTAACCATTTTCTTAGCGTATCTAGTCATGATACCTTTGATTGGTGTAAAGTTGAATGGATTGTACATTGTAGGAGTTAATTGTAGAGGTACATACGGTGCGTAGATGTAACCAGTGTCCAATAGAGAAGTTCCTTTGTGACCCATCAATACTTGGTTTGGTGGGAAGTAAGGGTCTCTATACACTTGATAACGACCTGCTAATGTACCAACTCTTTCAATACCCATGTTGTACTGATCTTGCTCAGGAGCTGCGTTTGATACGTGGAAGTATTCCAAGTCATCAAAAATAGCACTGATTTCAGAAGAAACAACGATCCAGTTAGCTCCACCTCTCAAAGTAGATTTGTGGATTTGTGCTGAAATTTGGTTGATTGCTGTGATAAGAGTTTGGTTCCAATCTTTCTGAGTATAAGGAACTGCGTTAGATCCTAATCTCTTCCATCCATTGTAATCCCATCTTAAGTTCCAAGCCGCTCCTTTTCTAAGGTCTCTCAAGATTTCTCTATCGATTTCAGCCGCAACTTGCTCAGATAACAATGCAGTTAATTCAGCTTCAGCGTCGATGTTGTGGAATGCCGCAACGTCCTGAGCCATTTCTGGAGACCACTGAGCTCTTAATTTTCTTTCAGTTACAGAAACTGTTACTGACATAAGGTCGAATGAAACTTCACCAATCTTATCTTCGAATTCCAAGTTCTTATAGATTCTATAAGTAGCTGTGAATGCGTTTGATGTAGCAGTTGAAGAAGAGAATGATGAACCTGTGTAACCATCCAATGAACCACCGCAGCTAATACATACTGGAACTTGTAAATCAACTTCCAAGTAGATTTTACCTTCAGCGTCGCAAAGGTTGTCATACTGACCACCATCTGTCTTAGACTGAGGGAATAACAAGGTTGCGTTATTGTTACCATATTCTACGATACCTTTACCATATCTCTGAGTTACAACTCTGAACAAGTAAGGGTTTGAAGTGTTTGCTGAAGTGTAAACGTTACCAGCAACACCATAAACAGTCAAATCAGATAAGAAAGCTTCGTTATCCATTGGTTGACCATCAGGACCGATTAACTTACCAGCTCCATCAGACGCGAAACCTGACATAACGATAAGAACTTTTCTATAGTTATCCAAGGTGTAAGCTGAAGGTACCAAGTTATCCGCCAACCAAGCAACAGTTACAACTGGTGCAGTAATTGCTGAGAATTGTCCTTTAGAATAATCGAACAATCCAGGAGGATCCAAAGCTGGTTCGTTACCTTCATAGAATCTGTCGTAGAGATCCTTGGTGTTATTGTAATCATAGCCACTGTTTGGAGTTTGACCAGCCGCAGCGTTTGGAGAACCATAAGGTGCGTAGTGCTCAGAAGTACCTGGTTGGTAAGACTGAATGTTAGGTACGAAGTAGAACAATTTACCGATAGGTAAGTTCATAGCTTGTACAGAAACGATATCGTTTGCTAATAATTTAGAGAATACTCTTCTAACGATAGGGAAAACAACTGTTTCAAATGCACCTGTATCAGATGTAGATGATGCTTCGTTAATTAAGTGAGAAGCTTGGTTTTCATAAAGTTGAGCTACGTTTTCTCTCATGTGACCTTTAAGACCCTCAAGGAATCCTAATTTGTCCCATTTGTTGATTGTGTCTTCTTTAATAACTTTAAGGTGCTTAAGACCGATGTTACCAACAAGACCTGATTCTAATAATGCTCCCATTTTTAGTATTTTGTTTTGTTTGTTTAATTTGTTTATTTAATTACCCAATTTTACTCATCAAATCTTTCATTCTTAAGAACTGAGGATTCTCATAAGTTTTCGATTCAATTAGGGTAGTTGATGAACCTGTAGAAACACTTTTGTTTAATTTAGTTTCTACTGATTCGTTTATTGGTGTACTTTCAGTTTTAGATAATTCGTCTTTGATTGACTTGTAAAGATTTTTAGATTCTTTCAAAGTATCGACATTGTCAAATCTTCTAAGAATATTAATTTTTTCTTTTTTAGTAGTCGAATGTTCAGTGAATAATCTAGTCGCATATGCCAAGTTCGAATTGAAGATAGCAACTTCATTAAGTTTTTCTCTGAAAATATTTAATGCCTTTCTGTATTCTTCATTTTTCTCTCTTAACATTGCAACTTCTGACTCTGTGGATTCAACTTTTACTCCGTTCTTACCGTAAACATAATTTCTGTTATTAGTAATTCCTTTTCTAAGTCCTCTTCCTTCTTTTGAACCCATTCCATAAGTTCTAGCTGCTTCTTTAGTTTCTTCCTTTTCGAAAGCTTTTCTTTTCAGAGTATCACCTTTTTTGGTAGTAAAATCTTCTTTACCTTTCATAGTCTTCGATTTATCACCTTTATTCATTCCGTAATTACCCTCTTTTGTTTCAGCCTTAACAACTTTGGATTTTTGTTCCATATTTTCACCTTTCTTGTATTCGAATTTTGGTTTACCAGTACCTACTGATTTTGGTCCTTCTTTTTTCTTCTCATCGAATCCGCCTTTAGCTTTATCTTTGTAAGTAAATTTAGGTCCAGAACCAATTCCAACACCTTTAGGTTTAACTGTCGATTTTGCCTCTCTAACAGCTTTTCTATGGTTGTAAGATTCGTCCAATTCTTCATCTTCTTCTTCGTCCATCATGTCTTCTTCGTCCATCATGTCTTCTTCGTCCATCATGTCTTCTTCATCCATCATGTCTTCTTCGTCCATCATGTCTTCTCCTTCTTCAAGGTCTTCTCCTTCTTCGAGGTCTTCACCTTCTTCAAGGTCTTCTTCCTCATCAAATTCGATTTCATACATAACTTCTTCATCTTCAACGTCGAAATCCTCAACGTCACCGTCTTTTGAGAAAATTGCATTGATTACATCTTCTGTATCAACATCCATTTCATCCATTTCATCTACGTGCATAGTTTCATCTAATTCTTCTTCCTCTTCTGACTCACCTAGCTTAACTAAGTATTCTGAATCGGTATCAGCATCGGTTAAATGAATGTCTTCACCGTCTTTTTTAACGATGATACCATCTTCTTCACCCATAGCCTTAAAGACTCTTAGAATTTCTTCGTCTGAAGCGTCAGTCAAATCTATTGGACTTTCTTCTGAATCCATATCCATGTCCATATCAAATTCCATGTCCATTTCCATATCATCATCATTATCAACAGGCATATCGGTATCGATATCTGTATCTAATTCAATCTCATCTTCCATATCTTGCTCTGACAGAGATTCTTTTACTAATTGGTTGATTTCTTCCTTCATAGTTGAAGCAAGTATTCCTTTTGCATTCTGGGCGATTGCTTCTTCAACATTTTTCATTTGAATTAACGCCTCTTGTACTAAGTTTTTATTTTCTTGCATAGAAAAAAATTGTTTATTTTAACATATAAATAGTACCAAAACTAAAAAAATTCATTTTACGACATCCTGAAAATAAAAAAAGTGGTCGATTGACCACTTCGTTTGTTTCAGTTTGATTATTTATTACTCGATTACTTCGTCGATTTTACTTTCAGATACTGCGGTGATTCTCCAATCATGAGTAAATCCTTCGTATTTTTTCGTCACCTTAGCTTCAACATCTGTTACAGAATAACCTTTCACAAGTTTTTCTTCTCTAACTTTTTTAATCTTACCCGTGTTTTCATCTGGGAAATCATACTGAATTTTTGCTACAAAATATTTTTCGTCCATAATTTTATTTTCCTAAAAAATCGTCTAATTTTCTCATTAAGTCAACCGACTTTTCAACATAGTCATTATTTTGTTTAGATTTTCTTTCTTCTTCTAAATTTTCTTCATACTTACTTCTTTCGTCAGGATTAGAAAATAAGTAAGCCCCTGGTGTTGATGGTGATGAAACCAAATCGAAACATATTAATTCGAAGTCATCTTGTACCTCATTTCTTTCTCCTACTTTTTTCAATGACCCAACTCCTCTTGATGAAATACCTAATGTCACTCCTTGTCTCATTAAGTTAGCCGCTTGGTCTCCCTTAGTCGAAACTATACCTCTTTCGTGAAACCCTGGAGATGTCAATAATTTGAGTTTTCCCATGAGTATATTTTTATCCCACCATATATCTGTAATGATGTGAGATACTCTATCTAAGTCTATCAATGATGATTCAGGGTGGTTTAATTCTGATGTGGACAAACCCTTAGAAATTGCTTGCTTATATCTATCCGCCTCTCTTTTCAAAATTCTTTCAGGATACGTTCTACCATTTCTATTTGGTGTGTCGTATTTCTGAAGAACAGCATAAAACTCAAATGGATTTCTATAATCTAAATTTGATGCTTCTTTTAAGACATCCATATTATGAGTGTCCTTTGGAGAAACCCAACCTGCGTCCATTTCAATCAATATACCATGACCAATTTCGCTCGCTTCTAAAATTCTTAAATTTTTCATCTAATCTTTTAAGATAAATATACGGATTTGGATTGTTTGTTAATTTTAGTCTTTTTTTGAAATTGAAAACTCGAAGTATTTGTTTTGAACAACGTTATTTTTGTAGATAGATTTCACTATAGTTTTTACAGATTCTTTGATTTCATCACATTTAAAATCCATATCCTTGAGTGTATATAGATTGATTTCCAAATTGAAAAAAGATTTTTTACCTTTCGATATTCCACTTGTCCTTAGGTCCAAATCGACAATATTTTTTTCTTGAAAAATCTTGGAATTTATTGATTCGTATACAGAATTTTTTATTTCTCTCCCCAAACCCGAGACAACTCGGTTCCAATTATCGAGATCTTCTTTTGGAGTAACCCATGATTGAATGTTTATGTAAACTGACTTTAAGTTTTTAGAATCTACTGTCCCATACTGTGATTTTATGGGATTGAACAGGTTAAGTTTGACACTTTTTCCTTTTTTCATTAATAATGATATTATGTATGTTTATTAATGAAATAATATACATAATATGTATGATTGTCAAAATTTTTTTATATTTGTAGATATTTCTAAGATATGATAATAATAAAAATAAATCAGGGTAACCCTCTTGAGAAGGCTCTCAAAACCCTGAAGTCAAAAGTAATCAAAACGAAACAGAATCAAATTTTATTTGATAGGAAACAATATACAAAAAAATCTGTACTTAGACGAGCACAGATTTTGAAGGCAAAACATATTCAAAGTTTGAAAGACCAATCAAATTGATTCTTCCAAATTTTTCAACTTTAAAAAGTTTAGTTGGTCGAATTTTTCAGATTTAACTCTGTCAATTGTTTCTGAAATTTTTGTTTTAATATCTTGTGAATCTTCATTGTTTTGGAGATTCATTAATTTCGATATTGTGCTTTCTCTCAATGTTTCAAATTTTGTCTCCAAAGTTTTCGTATCTTCTGAAACTATTTGAAAAAATTCTTTTTTGGAGTTTTCATCCAAGCTGAGAATATAGTTGTTCACTGTTTGGTTTGCAACTGCAACCATAGAACTAATTGGGATATTAATACTTTCTTTAATAGATTCTTTTGTAGACGTAATAACCTTCAAAATATTTTTCTTCGCATTAACTCTTTCAAGTAAATCCACTCCTTGAGTGTAAACTAATGTATCAATATCGGAATAATTGTTTTCAGTGTTTTCGGAAAGTGTGATTGGAAGTTTGATACTTGGCAGAACTTTATTCAATAGATTAATCCCTTCTTCAATAAAATATTTTGCATCCTGTTCACTTAACCCTTGGGGTGAACTCAGTTGGTCGTATATTGCATATGCTTTAGACATAGCTTTATTACTCAAAACGTTGTGTTTGAATTCTCGCAAAGTCTTCTTAAATTCTACTTCATTTTTGTAGGATTCCAAGAGATTTTTTTCAATTAGGGATTTTATTATTCCGAAGGTCATGGTGTCTTTTTCAAATAAATATTATGAATTTAATAACTTATCTAAGTGTTTTGAAATTTCTCCCAAAGAATCTTGTGCCTGACCTAAATTTATCACTTGTGATCCTTCGATTAAATTATTTTCCACTAAAATATTAAGGTCTCTTTTTCTTGATTCAGGAGTTACTTCAGCGGGTGGTGCCTCTTCGGCTCCCCCTACTGCTGGCGGAGTTTCAGTTTCTCCTCCAGGAATTTCTCCTCCTCCTCCGAATGATGGTGGAGGTCCTAATTCCTCTCCTCCATCTGTAGTTGTTTGAGCTCCTGCAGTCGGAGTTGCTCCTGTTGCGCTACCATACAATTTGTCGATATTATCAAACAAACCTGTTTTGGTTATCACAGTAGGAGTTGCTTTAAGTTCCTCTCCAACCGCTCTTTCAATTCTTTGTTGTTGTAAGTCTAAACGTACTTCATCATCAGACCATCCAAATATATGTTTCTTCGCCCATGTAGATGAAGTTGCTTGTATTCCATTTCCTGGATCAGAAACCAAATCTTTGTACAATAATACTTTTTCTTTCCATACATCAATCTTCAACAAATCTGCTTGAGTTGATGGATTAGTTAATCCTAGTGTAAAATTGGATAATTCATCTTCGAATCCTAATAAAAATAAATGTACAATAGCAATTTTATTTAGTTCCGCTAACATACTTTTTTGGATTCTATTAATTGTACGAGCAAATCTAATATCTTGTAATGCCAAGTTTTTACCGTCACCAACAACTTCTTCAAATCCCAAGAATGCTTTTGGTACTCGTAATGCGGTTAATAGTTTCTTTTGAATATATTCAATATCGGCAATTTCAGACAGATTTGTTGCTCCAGGTAATGTATCAATTGGCGTTGGCGCCGCAGGATCTCGGACAGGGATGAAATAATCTTGGTCAACTGCCATTTGGTTGAATCTCATATCAACATTACCTGTCTTACTATCCACGACTTGTTCTCTTTTGAATTTGTTGGCAACTCGTTGTACGTATGCTTCAACATCGTCATCATTCATATTTCCAACAAACACTTTGAAAATTCTCCTTTCAGGAGCTCGAGATGTTCGGTAAATCAACATCGCATCTTCACAAAGTAATAATTGTTTCCAAATACGTCTAGCCTTTTCTAACATAGACGTTCCATAAGGAAGTTTTCTATCATCACCCAATAACCTGAAGTGAGCAATTTCCCATGATTGGAATTCCATATTCTTATTCTTCCAAGTAAAGTGTAATGCTTTCTTATCCTTATCGACTTCATTTTTTACATCGACAGATATTTTTCCACTTGCCCCAACTTCATGTCTTTCGATTTCTATAGTTGGTAATTGTTGACATCCGACAATACCTTTCTCAGGGTCTAATTTAAGATACACGAAATTGTCCCCATATTTACAGGTATTCCGTGTCCACATTGGAAGGTTGGTATTAACATCTAAAGCATTGTTAAACAAATCAGCTAATACCCCTTTTATTCTTTTTGATTCAGAATAAATTTGTAAAATGAATCCATCCTCGTTGGTTGTTGTCGATTCTTCGGCATAAATGTCCAAAGCCGCAGAAATTTCAGGTGTATACTCCATTGACTCATAGTCATACTGTGCCGACAATCTTGTCGGTTCATAGTATATCGCTTGAGAATATAGATTGTTTTCTACCTTAGCCCATTGGTTCGTAAGATAGTATGTTTGTTGTGCTTGGAGTTTTTCTTTTTCGTATTCTTCTCTACTTTTGGTTCGCAGAAGTTCCTTTTTATCAAACTTAAATGTCGGATAGTCTTGATTGAGAAGTGAATTAGGTCCAAATGTTTGTGACAATCTTTGCCAAACTGTCATATTTTGTTCTGCCATACGTAATTTTACTATTTACCCTGATAATATAAATAGTTATTTAGCACCAAATAACCAACCATATTTTTGATAATCTGCTTTACTAGCACCATTATTATTAAGGTGGGGATCTCTTCCCATCTGAGGTATCATGGGATTGAAAAAATCTGAAGTATTTTTATTTTCGTTGACGACTGACGCCCACGAGTTCAACATTGCTTTTGTATGGTTGACTACTTTTGTTAATGATTGAAATGATTTTTCGGCAACATACAAAGCCATCGAAAGTCCCATTATACAATCATCGTGTTGCCCTTTTTGATGGTCAGGTCTTCCGTTGATGTAAATGAAAGTATTCATTTCATTATATGTCCTATGAGAATAAATTTTAAATCCATGCCTAACAGCTTCTTCAAATGCTGCGATAATTTGAACTCTTTTTGTGTTAAAGTTAATTCCTGGTATTCTATCATTTATTTTTGGGTCCCACTTCCATTTATTAGATGTGTCTACCCCATCAACATAAAGTCCTGGTTGATATTGTAATTCTTGCATTTTTCTTGCAGTAGAAACCCCCATACCACCGGTAATGTCTATAACACAAAACGCATTATACATCGTACCCCATTTGTAAGCAATCTCAGCTAATACATCTGGGGGAACTTTTCCAACATATTCTAATACTTGTTCTCGTTCATCAAAATCAATAATTTGTATTGATGAAAAGTCTTCTGAGTCTCCACGAGAAACGTCAACACCCATCACATACTTGTGGTCATTCACGGGTTCTTTGAAAATCCATAAGGCATTTCCCATAAGTTTGGCTTGTGGAGGTTGTAATTGATTTTTAGCAATATTTTGCATCAACTCAGAATCAAATACGTTATCACCTGAACCCAAGAAGTTACATTCCAATTCTTGAGCTACTTTTCTTCTATCATACTTAAGTTTCTTGACCATCCCCTCAAACCATGATGAACAAGGTTTGTAGCCCTTTTCAATATAATCTGTAACGATACTGTGGTCTCTTTCATATGGACTATCAGTACTCATATCAATGACCGTGTCTATTGGGTAATCTTCTCTATTGAGTAAGTAATGAACCAAATCATTTGTTTTGACCATATACAAATCTCTTGTATATCTTGGATCTCTATACCAAAACATTTCAGAAATTTTGAAATCATTCATCCCTCTCAATGATTGGTCATAAATTTCGTAATATATTGGGTCATATCCATTTGGTGTTGAAACCACAATAACTTTACCACCCGTGGATAGTGAAGCCATACAAGCGGACCAAAAATCCCCATCGGCCTCGATAAAAGCGGCTTCATCAAAAATAAGAATAGTAGGGGTATAACCTCTCAAGGCATCTTTTGATGTTGCAACAGATTTTACTTCACATCCGTTGTTGAGTTTGAAATGTCTTTGTGAATTTTTTTCTACTGAGAATGCGATTCCGACCCAAGCTGGCCATTGTTCAATAAACCCTCTAATCTTATTTGCCATTTCGACAGATGTATCCAACTTATTGGCAATTATTAGAATTTTTTCAGGTTTCTCTTTTCTCGCAAAGGCTAATTTTTTTGAAGCCCAAGCTGCAGTTACGGTTGATACACCTGCCTGTCGGTACTTGAGGGCAATATTTTCGTTGTATTTTTCGTAATCTTCCAGTAAAGCAACTTGGTCAGGAAAAAGTTCTAATGGAACATACTTTGATACCGTATTATCGTATGTCTGTAAATAAGTACGAAGTGCATAAGGGGTATTCCTCATACACTTCGTATATTCTATTATTAATTGTTCTTTATTCACACAGTTAAATCATATTCTGATTTATGGTCTTGGTATTCCCAAATCTCTATAAAGTTGGTCATAATCGTCATCATCGTCTTCAGAACCTTCTTCACCTTGGAAATCATCATACTCACTCTTCGATTGTTGAGCTTGTTTCATAATTTCTTTGAATTTTGCAGTTGCCTTTCTTACTTTTGATTCATCTTCCGAAATTGCATTACCAATGATATCTAAAAATTCTTTAGCTTCTGTCTTGTAAAGAATCGAATAAAACCAAGGTACCAATCCTTTGTTTACGTCGTCAAACATCTCATCAGGTAATGCGAATCTGATTTTTTCCACAATCTCAGGACCAATTCGAAGTTGCATTGGTTCATTAGACAGCACATCTGTGTAAGCCCTTACTTGTTGAGACATTCCGGGGTCTTCAGGTAAACCATGTCTACCAATAGATTCTTCAATACCTTTTATAACTTCATGACAGAGAATTGGGAATATCAAACCTTCCGCAACAATCTTAGTATCAGGTTCATCTTCTCCACCCTCGTCATCATCTTCTTCATCACTGTCTTTATTTACAATCTTAACTTTACCTGCAACACCATTACCTGTCTGAGACATCATCTCAATCATTTGTTCCATCGTAAAATACATGAAGTCATTGATTGCCATAACGCTCAGATAAGCGGGATATAGTTGTGGGTCGATTGCATCTAATCTTTCTCTAACCTCAGGTTTTTGAAAAACGTAATGTCCTTTTTTTGCCGCTCCCTGTACCAAGGCATTAATCATATTTCTTTTATGAATTTCTAACTCCATTACTTCTTCGTCAGTCAAATCTTCTACGTCGAAAGAGGGAATTTGAGGTATTTCTTTGTCTTCTTTTTTCTTTGGTTTTGTAGCTTGCATTCTGAAGTCTGAAATATTAATAGGAGCTCTATTCAACAATGCCTCGATTGTGAACCAATCTTCAGGAACTTGCGTTTCTTCCAAACATGCTTCAATTGCAAGTTGTTCTAACTCTTCTTTATGTCTTCCTTCAATTCTAGTAATACCAGGAACTTTACTCATCATTTCCTGAAAAAGCATTCCTTTAACTTGTTCAGAACTGATGTCCTGAATTCCTGAAACTTGTTTTAACTTATCAGCAACTTTTCCAAATCGTGAACTTACTAATCTTTGAACATCAGCAACTCCCTTTTTCAATGCAGGATTTTTTGCATACAAACTTTCAGGACTTCCTAACTTACGTTCCAAGTTTGGGTCCATTCTTTCGGGTCTGTCCCCGTAATTTATTTGTTCTTTAATCTTCGCCATTTTATTTTTTCAATAAATTTAAGATAACATCAATTACTTCTTGTTTTGCATCTTCAGGAGATATTCTTCCTGCTTTCGGGTCAATCTGTTCTCCTGGTCTCGGATTTTTTCCGGGATGTGAGGGTCTTGTTCTTGGTTTTGTGTCAGGTTTCGTAATTGGTTTAGTTGGTGCAGTAGTTGGTTCACCAGCTTTTGGGTCTATTTGTTCACCTGGCCTTGGGTTTTTTCCAGGATGTGCAGGTCTTGTCCGAGGTTTTGTGTCAGGTTTAGTAGTAGGTTTGACTGGTGCGGTCAATGGTGAGTTTGCTTCTGAAAGATATTTCAGTAAGTCACCTTTAGTAATTCTCGGAGGTAAGTTTCTTTCCACGATTTTTATAATTTCTGATTCAATAAACAAAGATACAGGATTTTTTCCTTCTTCCAATTGTTTTTTTACAGATTTGACACATCTTTCGAATTTTCTTGTTTTTTTCGGACCAAGTTGTGCGTGACAAATTGCCCATGGGTTTTTTTCTTGTTGCTCACTCATTCCCATCATATCTCTGTCATTATCGGAATCATCGTCCATTCCATCAGGGGCCATGTCATTAGCCATATGAGGTGCATCTTGTCCTGTTAAATTTTGTAATGCATCGGCTCCCAAAGCATTCTTGTTATCAACATCATCAGTTTCAGTTTCTTTCATTTCCTCCATTGGAGTTGCTTTAATTCCTGTTGAAGTTTTTTGGATTACCATTTTTTTCCCTGTAGGCGGTGCAGGTACTGATGTTCCTTTTTCTAAATCAGCTGCTGGTATATTATAAGATGTGGTTGTCTGTTGAGTAACAGCTTCGACCATCAACTTTGAGTGTAAAATGTTGATTTGAGATTCTGTCAATTTACCGACAGTTTTTGCAGATAATCCTTTTTCAATTAATTCGAGAGCCTTTTTATTAATTTTCATAAACTACTTTTTTTTCGAATTCCAATATTAAATCTCTTTCATAGAGTTTGTCTTTTATTTGTTGTTCGGACATTCCAAATCTAAAAACCATTCTTTTCTGATTTTCATACTCGTCTGTTTCCCAGGCTAATGCAACAACATCATCGATTGCATCTTCCATAGAAAAAAAATCGGAGTTCTGAATCAATTCCAATTTTACATCAGTATTTCTCAGAACTCCTACTTTTTTAATATGATGTAATTCGGGAGGGCTTGGATAACCATTAGCTGGTCTGCTTTCCCAAGAATCTCCCCAAACATCAAGACTATCAGAGAAAATGAATTCGTAAAGATTGTCTCCCTTATAATTGGGTCCTAAACCATTTACGTATATCAAATAACTCATACTAATAATCCTTCAGGTGATATTTTTACTTGTTTTCCTTTATTTTCAAATACTAAGTTTTTCTTATTTGTCACTCCAACAATTTTTGCAGAAGAATTTTCCTCTAAGAATTTTTTTGCAGATAATTCTTGTTCGATTGATTCACTAAGTCTTATCACCTCTTTCATTTGTTTTTTTACGTCTGAAAATGATGAATTTTTTCCCTTGCTTTCAAGAATTTCTTTTTTGGTAATTTCAAAGTATTTGGATATTACTTTTTCAATTTTGGATTCTCCGAAAATACTATCGATGATAGCTCCATTCCCATAACCTCCTTCTTCCATTTCATATCCCTCAACAGGAACATCCATATCTGCTTGAATGTCTTCAACTTCACTATCGTCGGTCATATCTAATCCACCCATGTCATCACCACCCAAATCTTCAGATTCTTCATCGAATTTAGATAATATATCTTCTCTATCTTCTTCAGATAATTCGTTCAAATTGAATGAAGATAATACCATGTTGATTACATACTTAATGTCCTCAGAAGTCATTCCTTGGTCAGCATCCAAAGTTCTAATTTTTTGGGTCAATTTACCCGTAAGTTTTTGAATAGTTTTGAATGTAACTTGTTCTTCTTCTCCAGTTGCCGGAGTTTCCATATCCATAGATACATCTGCCTCAACGTCTCCTTCAGGACCCATATCTTCCATACCCATATCGATGTTTAATTCATCTCCTCCAGGCATTTCAGCACTTGGAGACGGGGGTAATGACGGAGCTGGTACAGGTGGAGGAGTTGCAGGAACCTCAGCCACAGGTGCTGGAGCAGGTGCTGGTTGAGGGGTTTTTAAGGTAAATTTTTTCTGTTCACCGAAAAAAGAAACTCCTTCTTCATTTTCATTGATTCTATTCAATTCACCTGCAACTAAATTCAATCTTTTGAAGGCTTGAGAATATGAAGAATAGTACTTTCTATTTTTCATAGGCTCAATATATTCAGTTTCAGATTCTGAAATGGTTTTTTTGATAATATAACCCTGTCTTTCTTTAACTATCTCATATTGATTACCATCTGCAAGAGAAATAGAATACTCACTTCTCGCAGTTTCATTTACATTTGATGGAATCACCTCGTTGAAACGAGCAATCTCCATAATTCTTTTTATTTTATCTTGTCCAGTTAACTTTTCACTGCCAAGTGGTTTTAAATCTCCCATATTACGATTTATTTATATTTTTTGTTTTTTTAATTATTTAATCCTTGGAATCCACCTAAAGATATTGCGTTTAGTTGAACTATTGTTTCATTTCCATTTTCATCTGTCATGACCTGATATGGTACTGTAGATCCTGATGGTGCTGTCCCTCCACTAAATGACCCTAACATATCAATAGTATATTGATATTGTTGGTTAACTTCTATTGTATAATTAAAAGTTACACTCGGAGTAGGTGTTGCGGTTGGTGTCGAAGGTGGAGTTCCTGTTGGAGTCGGTGTCACAGCCGCAGTACCTGTTGGTGATGCGGTGATACTCGGGGTTGGAGTGTTCGTAGGTGTTGTCGTACTTGTAGTTGTAACACTTGGAGTTATACTTGGAGTCACTGTCGGTGACGCACTTATACTTGGTGTTGGCGTACTTGTTGGTGTCACAGAAGGTGTTGCCGTATTTGTCAACGTAGGGGTAGGTGAAGGGGTACTTGGTGGTGTTGAAGTTGGTGAAGGTGTAATTGATGCGGTGTTTGTCGGTGTTGTAGTTGTCGTAGGAGTGCTTGTATTGGTTGGGGTCAAAGTAACAGTTGGAGTTGGTGTTGGAGTATTTGATGCCGTAGGTGTTGGAGTGATGTCCGAAATACACTCAAGACAACTATTCCACGGACCATTAAATATTGTAACCGAAGCAGCCAACGGTGTTTCAAATCCCTCAGTCACTGTATAACATTGATGACTTCCGTCTTCAAACGCTAAGTCATATATTTTATTATTAATTAACGTTCCCGCAAATTTCACGAAAAACGTTGCTCCACCCTCACATGAATTGATTACATAATAAGTAATTGGCAATGGAGATTTAGTCGGAGTTGGGGTATTTGTTGGTGTAACAGTCGGAGTCGACGTATTAGTCGAAGTGACTGTCACAGTTGGCGTTTGACTTGCAGTGTTTGTTGGAGTTGCAGTGTTTGTTGGTGTTACACTTGGAGTTGAGGTATTAGTTGCAGTTTGTGTAACAGTTGGAGTTAGAGTATTTGTAGGAGTTGTAGTATTAGTTGGAGTTACAGTATTCGTTGGAGTCTGAGTTGGTGTGGCAGTAATTGATGCTGTCGGAGTTGGAGTTATATCCCCAAGACATTCGATACAATTTTCCCAAGGGCCATTAAAAATAGTTGCAGTCGCGGCTAAAGGAGTCTCAAATCCTGATTCGATTGTATAACAACCGTTAGAACCTCCTCCGATGATAAGGTCGTAGATTTTACCTACAATTAGATTTTCTTCAGACTTGATGTATAAAGTATTAGAAGAATTACAAGAAGACGCAATATAATAATTGAAAGCCATTTAATTTTTTCTTTATAAATATACGGTTATTCACATTTATTAAGGTGTAAGTATCAGTCTTCCATTTTTCTCTCAATAGAAAGTTCTTTATCGAGAGCTTTATTTGACATATCAAACAATTTTTCGATGTGTCCCGACCTTCTCAAAAACTTAAATACCAAGTTTTCATAAGAAAGTTCCCCTTCTTTTTCCAAACCTGATTTTCTATAATTTTTTAATTTTTCTTTGATTGAATCTATCAATTTGATGTCATCTTCCGAATTTTCGGATTCTATCACTTTATCAATTTTTTCAGTCCAGTTTTTGATTTTCTTTTCCAAAACTGATTTATCAATCTCGTTTTCTAACTGTTTAGGTTTTGTCACCCATTCATCATTCATTACTGAATAAACACCTGTTGCAAAATGTGGCTCTTCATTATCTTGGGCATATAGTTCGACATCATAACCAAATATTTTGATATCGTGTTTGTCGTTGAATACTTGTTTCTTTAGATTATATAATTCTTTATATAAAGGAGCTTCATCCTCAAATTGTTGTAAATCAACAAGAATGTGCAAATCGAAATCTGAATATTCTGACCAATTAAAATTTGCTAAAGAACCAGTCAAAACTATATCTTCAACAAAAACATCTTCACCAAGATAATCGATAAATTTTTCAGCAATCTTCAATAAAGCGTTTTTCACCTTCGGAACCATCTTTGCTTTTTGTGGATTCTCAGGGTTCTCCCAAATTTTTGGATTGAGAGTTTCTTGTACTGAAAAACTATTGAGGATTTTTTGAAAATTATTCATCTAAATAAATACTATAACTTCTTATACTTGTAGGCTTTTGATATATCTGTGGTAAAATACTTTCCTTGTGACTCCGCCATTCTGAATTTAGTGTAAGCTTGGTGAGGAACATCTTCATACTCATATTTGAATCCATTGTTAAATTCTACTACAAGTTTTTTTGTCTCCGTATCGTATTCTGTTTTTTTAATATTGGAAGATTTTATTTCATTAATAATCTTCGTCCCCTGAATCTCTTCTTTCAGTATCGCCATCTCTGAGTGGTGTTAATTCGTTTATTTTTAGTAGTTGTGGCATGATGAAATCCGAAACTTCATCTTTTGTAACATCAAATCCATAGTTTCGAAGAAAACTAACCACATTATTAAATTCATTATTAAACTTTTCTTGTAAACTCATCATCTTGAAAGTGTATGTGGGGGGATTGTCTAACTCAGATTCACTGAATCCCATCTCCTGTAAATGTTGTCTTAATCTCAAATAAATGTCCAAGAGATCTCTCAGATGAGAAGAATATGTTAGATATTTTTCAAAAGGTTTCATAAATATAAATATTATAAAAACTTTTTGTATATAAACTACTACAAAAATAAAAACCCCCACATTTCTGTGGGGGTCTTTTTGTTACTTCAACTTTTTTAGTTGGTCTCTAATTTCAATCGACTTTTCGAAGTTTTGTTCTTCAATTGATTTTTTGAGTTCATCTTCAAGTTTGTCAATTTCCTTTTGGTTAGTTTCCAATTTCTTGATTTGGTCTCTCAGTTCAACTGCTTTTTCGAAATCTTCATTTTCGATTGCGATTTCAAGTTGTTGTTTCAAATTTTTTGAAGTTGGGTCTGTTTTGGTATTGTCGTAGTAATACGTGGTTATTTTCATTGTCCCATCTTCTGAAACTTTAGTTTGAGTTTTCCACTCACCATTATTTGGGGGAAATTGGGTGAACATTTCATCGAATGCTCTAAAGATGTCATTATAAAATCTTCTATTACCAAACATAATTTTAGTTTTTTGTTTTAAGTTTATTTGTTATCTTTGTATTCAAGATTGATGCCGACCACAATAATATGACAATCTGTCAGAAAAACAAAGTATTTTTAATTTTTTTATGACAACTTGTCTTTTTAGTTGGAAAAGAATAAATTTTGATATTACTTTGTAAAAACTAAAAAACGTATGAACGACTTAATGGACGACGAAGACAAAATGATGAGTAAAAAACAGAAGTCAGGAGATTCCTCGACACCTGTGCTAGACAATTTCAGTCGAGACTTGAATAAACTTGCAGAGGCGGGAAAATTGGACCCTGTTATCGGAAGAGACCGAGAGATTCTACGAATCGCACAAATTCTCTCCCGAAGAAAGAAAAATAACCCAATTATTCTTGGTGAACCTGGCTGTGGTAAGACTGCAATTGTTGAAGGTTTGGCGATGAAAATTGTTAATGGTGATTGTCCTCGTAATCTCTTGGATAAAAGATTGGTTAACCTTGACCTAACTTCAGTTGTTGCTGGTACAAAGTACCGTGGACAATTTGAAGAAAGAATGAAGGTTATCATCGAAGAACTTCAAGCTAATCCTAATATCATCGTATTCATTGATGAGATTCATACGTTGGTTGGTTCAGGAAATTCTTCTGGTTCAATGGATGGTTCCAACATTTTCAAACCAGCTCTATCTCGTGGAGAACTACAAGTAATTGGTGCAACCACTTTGGACGAGTTCAGAAAGAACATCGAAAAAGATGGAGCATTGGAGCGTAGATTTCAGAAAGTTATTGTTGACCCGTCAACAGTGACTGAGACAATCCAAATTTTGAAGAATGTTCGGGACAAGTACGAAACATATCACAAAGTGACTTATTCCGATGAGGTCATTGAAACTTGTGTTAAGTTGGCTGATAGATATATCACTGACCGTGAATTTCCTGACAAAGCGTTCGATATCTTGGATGAAGTTGGTGCCAGAATGCAGACTGAACTCAAGGTTCCCGAGGTAATCGAAGAGTTGAAGCGTAAAGCCGCTGAATTAAAACAACAGAAGTTGGATGTTGTTAAGAAACAGAATTACGAACAAGCCGCACAACTCCGAGACAAAGAGAAAAAGTTGTTGGATAAATTGGACCAAGAAAAACAAAAGTTCGAAGAACAAATGACCAAAGACAAACAGAAGGTTGGAATCGACGACGTTTATGATGTTGTTTCCAACATGACTAAAATCCCTGTCAATAAAATGTCTGTGGATGATACCAAAGCGTTATTGAACTTGGACAAGCATATTGTTGGAACTGTCATTGGTCAGGATGCTGCGGTTATCAAGGTCGCAAAATCTATTAAGAGAAACCGACTCGGTATCAAAGATCCGAATCGTCCAATTGGTTCATTCGTTTTCTTGGGTTCAACTGGTGTTGGTAAAACTCACCTTGCGAAACAACTTGCAAAAGAAATGTTCGGAAGTGAGGACGCGCTAATCCGTGTGGATATGTCCGAATATCAAGAGAAGCATACCGTATCCAAATTGGTTGGAGCACCTCCAGGTTATGTTGGGTACGAAGAAGGTGGGTTGTTGACCGAGAAAGTTAAGAACAAACCTTACTCTGTTATCTTGTTTGATGAGGTTGAGAAAGCTCACAAGGACGTATTCACGGTATTACTACAAATCTTGGACGATGGTCACGTTACAGATAGTTTAGGTAGAAAGATTAACTTCAAGAACACCTTGATTATCTTGACATCGAATCTTGGAGTTAAAAAACTACAAGACTTCGGAACTGGTATTGGTTTCTCAACTAATACCTACAGTAACGAGGAAGCGAAGAAAGAAATTTTGATGAAAGAAATGAAAAATTTCTTTTCACCTGAATTCATCAACCGTATTGATGACACCATCGTTTTCAATTCTCTATCTCAAGAGGATATCAAGAAAATCACTGACATCGAACTCAAGAAGTTGATGAAGCGTCTTGACGAAATGAAGTATAAGATAACTTATGATGAATCACTTTTGGATTACCTCTCAAAAATCGGATATGATGAGGTATACGGAGCAAGACCACTCAAGAGAGCGATTCAGGATAAAGTTGAAGACTTATTATCTGAAGAAGTTCTGACCGACAAAATTATAGTAGGAAAAACCTACGTAATTAAAGTTGAAGATGAAGTAGTCAAAGTAGTCAAGAAAGGTCGGTAAATTAAAAAGGGGAGAAATCCCCTTTTTTTTATATTTATAATCATGAGTAATTTTTCCCGACTGTTAGATAAGTTTAAAGATTCATTCCCACAAGATTTACAATCGAAAGTCGATGTAATCGAAAATTTTGTTGTAAACTATATTCAAGAAAATAACCTTAATGTAAAATTCTTGAATTCATGTAATGCAGGATTCAAAGGGGTTAGAACAAGAGACCAAATTATTATTTGTTCTCCTTTTGGTATGGAAACAATCGGGGATTTTTTATATACCATATTTCACGAAATCAGGCATGAACAACAGATTAGAGATTTGAAAATGTTGAATCCTTTGACGGATTTTGATTTAGAAGATTTCGAGGCTCTTTACGAACATTACTGGAATATGGAGTTGGATGCTGACAAATTTGCAAAAGAAATGGTTGCAAAACTCGTTATCAAATTAGGGATTCCAATCGATATCGCAAAAAAATTATTTTCATTGTCACCGTATGTTGAACAATATCCAAGAATGTCGAACATGGTTCGTGGAGGAATTCAACAAATTATCAACGACATCAAGACAATAAAAAAATCGGGTGGTGAATATACTGATATTCAAGACCACCCGGTAGTACAAAGACACATCGATAAGTTAGAGGATTTTATTTAATCAGAATGGATGAAATTGTCCTCTTGGTACCGACTTTTTGAAATGTAGTTTATAACCCAACTCTTCAATCATTTTTCTTCCCATTTCTATCCCGTTGAATACGTCCTCAATAACGACATATTCTTCAGGACTATGGTAATCATAATATCCAATAGAAAAGTTGATACAAGAAAAGTCAAATTTAGTTCTCAAAGCATAAACGTCAGTATATGGGTGAACCATGTATTGCATTTCTTCTTTAATCATTCCTTCAGTCAAAACTTTATCAATTTTTTCAAAAAACTCGGTATCTCTGTCAAATAACATTTGTCCGAAACATTTTTCAGTAATCATCCAATTTTCGGGAGCATCGAACTGAATACCATATCCAACATTTTCGAAAAATTTGGGATCGGCGGCCTTTGAACCATGACATCCAGTTTCTTCTGAAGCAAAGAATGCCGCTTTTATGTTTGGTAATTCTCTGAGTAAAGATAAACAAGCAAACACACCACATTTATCATCTCCACCAATACCTGTAGGTCTTTCGTTATCATTGAATGCTTTCAATGCTGGTTTCAATTCACCTTGAGCATTTTCTAACATCATTTCTTTGATATTGATTGTATCGATATGGTGAACTGTATCCGTGTGGGATATTACACAAGGGAAATAAAAATCTTCAGGAAGGTCAGTTGTTTCTTGTTTGGTCGCATAGATATTCAATTTGTCATCGACATAATGTTCTATGTTGTTTTCGGTTAACCAATTAACCAAAAATTCAACCATACGATGTTCTTGGTAAGTTTTTGTGGGTACGCTCAGAACTTCTTTGAGCAAATTTATATCTTTCATTCTACAAAGATATGAATAAATTAGATTTCATCCAAACTAAACAATGAAGGTTGGTATAATAAATTATAAAAATTTTGTTCACCTAAAGACAGTGTCTTTTGTTTTAATCCTTTCGACAATGTCACAATTATTTTCATTTCAGGAAATTTGAATCCTTCGATTTTGAATCTTGTTTCTTTTTTTGAATCTTTCGGTAAAAAGTAAAATTCTTCTTGTCTGAATTTTTTGAGAATTCTTGAAGTCATGTCAGTGAAATCTTTGAAGCTAACTCCTTCCTCTTCTCCATCTTCCTGAATTGTATCCAAAATTTCAGTAAAAATTTTATTTGCAGTTCCGTTGAAACTTTCAGAATCAAATTCTTCGGGGTCTTCATACGCATAATAATCTTCTTGCCAACCACCTGGCGCTTGTTGTCTACCAAAAATTCTTTCTAATAATTTTTTCATAGAAAGGTGAAGGTCACCTTCATTAATATACAAGGCTATTAAGTCCGCCACCTTAATTCTAAACCCATCTGTATAAGCGTCAATTCCCAACTCATCGAAATACTCATCCATCTCTTTATTCATCGCCGTCGAAAGAGATCTTTGAAATGCGTGATTTTTTTCATAGACATAATCTTCGATGACATACTTTATTTGTTTTCCGAAATTATCCATCAATACTTGGGATAACTCTTTTCTGTATTCGTCATCTGAAAAGTCGACTTTCATGGGAAGTATTGCACTAGAAATTTCAGACAATAATTCTTTGTTTTCGTCATCCAAAGTATAGTAAAAACTATACCCTTCCATAAAGTCTTCTGTGGATGAATAGTGGTCTATAAATTCATAATCGTTATACGGAGAATTAATCACTTGATAAAACCAAACATCATCTTCCGATAATCCCAACGCCTGCAAAAATTCTTGTTGATTTTTGAACTCAACACTTATAACGCTTTGACCTGGTGTACTTCGGTCCTCTCTCATGTACGAGAATAGGTCATCCGAAGATAATAATTCATCTTTAGTTATTTGTCTTTTAGCGTAACTTCTTAAAGCCCTGAAAGTTTCATAATTCATACTACAAATAAATATCAATTCTGTTGGATTCGGAAATATTTATACTTACATTTGTACAACAATGGGGATGAACGGTATTGATTGACATTGTTGGGGATAAGTGGCACGTAGTCAGAATTCATCTATGACTTGAATCTATGGTGAAGAAAGTAAACGGCAATACTCTTGCTAAGATGTCTGCTTTAGGTTTGACTAGAGAAGCATCTGTTGTAACTGCTTAAGAAGTAGATACAACGTCAGGTCGATTGGGCATATAACCTAGGAACAGAAGCCCTCCAAGGTGGATACCACCCAAAGCGTATCAAAAGGTCACGTTCAGAGGGCTACCTTATTTCAAGTGAACTCGACACAGTTGTTGGTAACGATGTCAAAATAGGAACCATCTATTTCGGAAGGTATGAAAAACCTTGACCTAAACGTGTAGGCATTTATTGTCAAAGTGAGCAAGACGCGAGTTCGAATCTCGCCATCTCCACCAAATAAAAAAGGGGTCAAAATGACCCCTTTTTTTTTAGTTTCCTTTTGATGGAAATCTTGTCCATCCATTTACCCAAACAGGTTTATCTAATTCAGGAATTACCACATCAATTTCTTTATTACTTTTTGATAATGCTAATGTTTTAAGTTGTTCACTTGTTAGAATTGTGGTTGCTCTACTGATGAAATTCAGAGTTGGATTGAATGTTCCGACTGAATTGTTTTCAAAGACAGATACACCATCTTTTACGAACTGTGCGGTTTCATTACTTTCCAAACTTAATCCCCCTTTCATCCATCCCCAAACTACACTGTTCTTCATTGTGAATTGGGTTGCTCTCCTAAATCTCATCCCCAAGTTGTGGTTTGCTAAAGCTGTAGATACATTTGGTCCAACCAAAATCATATTGTAAAGTTTTGGGTGGGTATATGGTTGTGCTGAAGATCCTGTTCCGTCATTATCACATTCTACACCATTTCCAGCGTCACCACTGTCGACAAATTGTGGGTCTCTTTTTGCAACTCCATTTGTTATTGTTCCTGTATAACCAAAGTCAAAATCGAAATCATCATCTGCGGTTGCGTATGCATAAAGATTTTTACCATTTACGGTTCCACCAAAGAATTCGAATGCGTCATCGTTTGCGTATATGGTTTGAACATTCTCGAGTATGGTTCCATTTCCAACTCCACCTAATGTAAGAGCGTTTATTTCTGAGTTCGGCATCGCGGCAACTCCAGCATATTCAATTCTGACATATCTAAGAACTCCACTATTGTCTGAATCATCTGTTCCACCATAAGGTCTTCCGATTCCACCTTCAATTGTAGGTTCAGAGGAACGGTTTGTCTTCGCTCTACCTAAAATTACTATACCACCCCAATCACCAGGAGATCGTTGTCCCTCAGGTCTCCCTGACGTAAATACGATAGGTTTGGTTGGGGTTCCCTCAGCAATTATTTGGGAACCTCTTTCAATACATAAAGCACCTTTTTCTGCAACATCAGAAACTATGGTTGTGCCTGGTTGAATGATAAGTTTTGCTCCATCGGTTACATAAACATATCCTTTAAGTGTCCAAACTTTGTCCGAGGTCAAAGTTATTGTGGTGTTGATGTTTCCTGTCAATGTTGTTGTTTGTGGAACATTGATTGGTCCTTCACCTCCACCTAAGTCTCTATCACAACTGAAGAGTCCTAATGCAATCATAATTGTTAATAGTTTTTTCATAAATTTAGATTTAAGGTTAATGAAACTATTGTTTCGTTATTTGTGTTTATTAAATTACGGTTTGAAATTCTTTGATAGTTTATTGATGGTTGTGCAAAAATGTCTGATATTGCCAACTTCAACTCTCCCTTTGGAAGTTTATGTAAGAATGTAATGTCCAAAACATCTCTACTATTTTCGAATATGTCAGGATATCCTTGGAAACCGACAGCGGATATTCTTTCACCAATTCTATTGTAGGTTAGATTAAGTGTATTATTTTTCTTATTGATGTTCACACCTGAATTAACAACATAGTTTGATTGTCCTTGTAATTGTCTTTTTACACCATTCACATCAACCTCAGAATTCATAACTGAAGCATTTGTGTAAAAATCAAACCATCCATTTATTCTTTTTCTAACTTCCATTTCAACACCATATACAATCGCAGATTCAGGATTTGCATAAGTTAGAAGTAAGTTGGATGGAACTGACCCGTCAGCAACAACTTGTTCGATTGGGTTTATGAAGTTTTTACCAAAGAATGAAAGGGAAATATTTTCTGTGTTTGAAGGATATAATTCGTATTTCAGATCAACATTGTATATGTCGGTTTTTTTCAAGTTGGAGTTTCCTAATATTTGTGCGTTTCTAACAAAATCATAATACGCGAAGTTTGCGACTTCTCTGAACTCTGGTCTTGCCAAGGTCTTACTCAAAGAAAATCTATATTTGGTTTTCTCCAAGTTGTAAGAAAGGTTCAATGATGGAAGAATGTCCAAATATGTTCTATTAACTTTTACCTTTTGACCACTAAAATCTGCAGTTTCAACATCAAACAAGTTGTATTCACCTCTTACACCTGTATTGATTTTCCATTTTCCGATCTCGTTCTCATACATCGTATAAAGATTACCCAAATCAAAGTCAGCGGTGTATCTATCTGTATTGTTGGTTATTTCATCCAATAAATCTGTTGTTTGATATCTGAAAACTCTTGCATTGAACCCTCGAATCTTTTTCAAATAACCTCCACCCACTTCGAATTTACCCAAATCCCTTCTTATGTTTCCATTGAATGAGTTTTCATCCATAACACTCCAAAATCTATAGGTGTCTCTCCACGCCGTTGCGAATGGTTCATTTACACCCAATGATTTGGTAATAGGGTTAATTCTATAGTCAGGTTGTTCTCTGAAGATGTAATTATATCCGAAATTGAAATCAAAAGTTTCAATATTACCATCAACCTGTGAGTTGATTACCACGTTATTGATATGGTTTGACGCATTACTCAACACATCTTGAACATTGTCAAAGTTCTGACCTTCTCTTGTTAGGTATGAACTCTCCTTTTGAAAGTTTGCCAATGTTTTCCAACTATATTTGTTTTTACCCAAATAAGTTAAATTCAATAATCCATTTGTGGAGAATCTCTGTGTATATAATTTATCGTTATAGTCATACGCCAATTCAGTGGAAGATTGATAATCCTTTCTCTCAATGTTGTTGAGAGTATATGAGTTTCTTACTGTTGAACTAAATAAGGAACTCCATTTTCCTTTTACATAACCAAATGAAAGTCCTCCATTCAAGTTTGGAATAGATTGAAAACTGTTTTCGGATGGGTTTCCTATCTGTTTTGTGAATAATCTTTTATCACCATTACCACTTATTCTGTATTTGTAAGTTGAAGGAAAGGTTGATGGAAATGGTATTGATTTCACCATTCTGAAATCTCTGAGAGTTGATACGGATCCGAAACCTGTTCCAAAACTGACATCAAAGAAGTTGTCAGATACTTCCTTTGTTGATACTTGAACCAATCCTCCACTCCAATCACCAAGTTGGTTTGCCGAAAATGATTTGGAAACCATAATATTATCAATCAAAGAAGTTGGGATAATATCAAATGAGAATGCCCGTCTATCAGGTTCTGTGGAGGGTAAAGGTGTTTGATTTAACATTGCGGAATTATATCTATCGGCGAGTCCTCGAACCAAAACAAATTTGTCATTCTGAATTGTGACACCACTTACTCGTTTTAATGCATCACCCAAATTTCTATCGGGGGTTTTCTTGATGAATTCAATTGATAGTCCATCGGAGACAACAATATTATTTCTAATGGATTTCATCACTGAAATATCCGTGACCTTTTGGGCCGTCCCTCGAACCAAAACCTCATTTAATTCTGTATCGGTTTGTTCGAAAATAATATCTATATTTGTATCCGAGGTTAGATCAATGGTCGTTACGAAATCTTTGTAACCGATGTAAGTTCCTTTAACCTGATATTCATCGGAAACCAAATCAATCTCATATTGAGCATTTTCATTGGATATTGTAGTGAAAACTTGTCCCTCTTTATTCTGAAATGTTATGTGTGCGAAATATATTTCTTCACTATTTGATTTTGTCTTACCTTGAAGTTTAACTTTTTCTTGAGAGAAGACACTCAACGGAAAAAGTAACATAAAAATAAAATATTTTGTCATTGCCTGATTTTTTCAACAATAATTACGAGAGGGTCTCTTCGAAAACTCAAATTCAAAATTATCAAATGATTATGTTGTTGTTAAGAAAAAAAATATTAACTTTGTGAATTGAAAATTAAAAACCGATATGAACGAAAGATTAAAACGGATTATATTCAAGAAGTTAAACCAAGATTTAGGTCATGCTGAAATCATTGTGGATGATAATAAATCCATTTGGTTCATCGATCGTGCAAATAAGTATTGGTATTTGGAACTGAGAAGTTCAGGGACTCTATGGTGGAGATACTCATTCTTCCGTGATTTTTTTCCGTTGTTTGGCATGGAACGGCTAGAATATGAATCCGTCATAGCGGAATGGGTGGAAGAGGTACTCAAACGCGGGGTGTCTTCAACTCTACAAAGCAAAATCGCCTACCAGAATCAGGTGGAAGAGGTTCTCAAACGCGAGGTGTCCTCAACAAATTCCTATGAACATTTACCATTTGAAGTAGAAAAAGTTCTGTCTCTCAAAGCTGGTGTCAGAGAATGTAAAATGAAAATTAAAAAATTCTCAAAAAAAATAATAAGTTAAAATCCCTCGAATATTCGGGGGATTTTTTTTATCTTTGTAGAATGGATATAGCCAAAATATTACTCGCCACCCTGTTTATGATTTTAGGTCAAATTGGGTCTTTTATGCAATTACAGGGTTCAATCAAATATGGTTGGTCAGAGAAATACCTTTGGTTACTTTTACTCTCAGGTATTCCAATTAGTTGGTTATATATCAAGTCAGTGAATCTATACGTACAAGGATTCGGTGGTCAAATTTGGCCAAGTAGATTGGTTGGATTTGCATTAGGTGTAGTTGTTTTCACAATATTATCTTCAATTCTTTTTCAAGAACATATGAACTTAAAAACTGTTACTTGTTTGATTCTCGCGTTCACAATCGTTCTAATACAATTATTTTGGAAATGAAAGTTATATTCTTAGATAATGATGGAGTTATTTGCTTGAGCAGTAACTGGGGTTCCCGACACAAAAAACAAGATAAGTGGGGTGGGAAAAAATTGTCTATGGATATAACATCAATTCCTGTTGAATGTCGTTTTGATAATTTCGATAAAAAAGCGGTAAAAGTTCTAAATCAAATATTAGAAACCACAGGAGCTGAGATCGTAGTTAGTTCTGATTGGAGATTACACGGTACCTTAGAAGAATTGGGAGAATACTATACATCTCAAGGTATCATCAAAAAACCAATCGGATTCACCGAAGTATTTCATTACAAAAATTGGTTGGAAGAAGGTCGTGTCCCATCTGATTTCGATTGGAATAGAACTGATGGTCGAGAACAAGAAAGACACTTCGAGATTAAAGATTGGTTAAAATCACATCCCGAAGTCACACATTGGGTTGCTGTTGATGATTTACATATGGGTATTCATGTTAAGAATAGTTCCTACGGTCCGTTCGATAGAGATTGGGGGTTAGAACACTTCGTATGGACGCCTAGAATGTGGGAGGGTATCAAACAAAGTGGAATTAAACAAAAAATAATAAAACATTTATCATGCTAGTTAACGTTAAAAAAATATTGGAAGAAGAAGGTGAAGTTCGTAAATTCGGTGGAGTTGCTCCCGAAGGGTTTGTTTTAGTCCATGAAAAAACTCTTGAATCTCTGAAAGATTTCGAGACATGGAAAATGTGGAAACATAATCAAATTACTATAAAAGAATTAAATAAAACTAACTTTGATAATAGTTAATTATATATGATAGATTTTATTAAAATTTCACCTAAAAGACATTTATTAAAAACAATAAGCTACAGACTTGTGAGTAGTCTAATTGGGTTTTTGGTAATGTGGTTCCTATTTGGAATCTCAATCGCAATTACTTTCGCGTCATTCGAATTGATTTGGAAATGTATTCAGTACTATATTCATGAAAAAATATGGTACAGGTTCATAAAATTCGGTATTACAAAAGTTGAGGAACGTATCAAACCCGATTTCCGTATAATGGATACAGTTACTACTGAGGTCGCAGAAAATGTTACAACTACGGGGCCCAAAAGATTAGTTTATACAAAGAAGACCGAATAACTCGGTCTTTTTTTTTGTCTTGATATTTATTTAGTATGAGTATTGAAAAAAATATTTTTAGAGTTTTAGAAGAGATAAAAAAATCTCGCGAACTTATTTCAGAAGTTATCACTTTAAGTGAGTCAAGTACCTTTTCACCACCGCTTGATAAACTTCAGGTAACTTCTCCTTTCGGACCTAGATGGGGAAAGCATCACGATGGAGTTGATTTAGTTGCAGTAGACGAACCAATAAAATCTTTAGCAGATGGAACCGTAATTGCCACTTATGATGATAAATACCCTTGTGGGGGAACCATCGTCATCCAACACTCAGACGGATATACTACCGGTTTTTGTCATATGCAAAAAATAAATGTCAAAGTAGGACAACAAGTAAAAAAAGGTGATATAATTGGAATCAGTGGTGGTGGAGAAGGTGATCCAGGTAGGGGAAGGAGCGACGGAAAACACTTACACTTAACAATAAGAAAAAACGATAAGCCTTTAGACCCTATGAAGTTTATAGACAAAGAAGGTGTTTTGACTGGAAAAATTCCTTCAGGTTTTGTTGTTCCTGGCTCATTAGATTTTGACGGGACATCTGACTCAACGGACATTTCAAACTCTGAAGCTTCCTCAACCCAAAGTAGTACCTCAAGTTTTGGTTCAGATGACTTCGATTTTTTAACTAAAGAACTACCTGGAAAAATGGACGATTTCTATTTTTTGAAAGAAATCAAGAAACGAAAGATTACTGAAAATATCAAAAAAATTAAAAAAATGTTATAAAAAAACCCACCTAAGGTGGGTTTCTTTTTTTTTCAGTCAAGTCGAGATTACTTTACTGCCTCGCCTTTAACGGCTCCACTTTCTACGCCTGCAGCACCACCACCGATAACCTCTGCACCTTCAACTGCTACTGAGTCAGCAACAACTGCTGTTGAGTCTACAACTACTGTTGCGGAATCAGTTGCTTCTGCTTCTACAGCTTTACCTCCGCAAGATGCAAGAACCATGGTAGATAGGATTGCGAATACTACTAAACTTTTTTTCATTTTTTTTGTGTTTTTTGTTTTTTATTTAATTTACGAACTATAAATATACGAAAGTTTCTCGAGGTCGTCAAATTTTTTGTATTTTTTACAAAACATTTTTCAAGAAAGAATCTGTATAAAATAATATGACAGTTTATATCCTGTAAAAGCCCCTAATGTAGATGGTATCGGAAATACAATTAATTTCCCCAAATCTGTGACATACTTTGGTCGGTTAACAATTTTACCCATGAAGAAATAATAAGTCAAATAACCTATTAAAACCGCCAAATCAGTTTTAGTTGCGATAAAAACAACTAAAGTTGCGGCAATAAATCCAAAGATAAAATTATCTCGAACTCCCTCCCATATTTCATAAGAACTTGCATCCTTATACTCTTTTACAATTTTGTTGAATTTGGCTTTGTTACCAACTCTTCTTTTCACTCGAATTTCCATGTTGGGATAGGTGGACTCGAACCACCAACCTTTCGCGTATCAGACGAAAGCTCTAAACCAATTGAGCTATATCCCATTGTTGCTGTAAGGGAAGGAGTCGAACCTTCACGAGGAGATTCAATTGATAACACAACGCTTGCAAGCTGGTGGTCTACCCCATATTATCAATCTATTTCTTTATCCCCGCCCTCGAGACAGGAGGGTGTGTATGCCAAGTTCTAGAACATTTCACCACCTTACAATATAAACTTGAAGCAGAGAGTATTGGATTCGAACCAATGCATCCCTTTCGAGATGACAGATTAGCAATCTGCTCCTTTAACCACTCAGGCAACTCTCTGTAGATGTCTCATCAGGATTCGAACCTGAAAAAACTGAACCAAAATCAGTTGTGTTACCGTTACACCATGAGACAAAGTTAATACAAACTTTCCTTTTTTACAACCCCCCAATCATATCCACAATCTCTATCTAATCTGAAATAGTAATGACCACCAGTAGAATATGCCCTGAACTTTAACATCCAAAAGATTGTATTTTCTAATTCGGAGATTATAGATTCATTACCACTCCAACCACAAGTATGGAGTTCAATCATACCATCTTCTTGATTGTATGCATCTGATCCATAGTACCATATTTGTTTGATGTAGTCTAACAGATCGGTATAATCAGTATTATCGAAAAACTTACCATATACTAACTCACCATCAATCTTTTCACTACCCCAATTTCGGATATACTTTAACGCTTCGTCAGTGGGATATCCATCCTCATCTAATAGGTGAAACGGATACAGATAATCTAGTTTATTTTCCATAATTTAATTTTTGGTGGGAACGATAGGACTCGAACCTATGAACTCCTAAGAGAGGAGATTTACAGTCTCCGGCAATTGCCGCTATGCGACGTTCCCAAGGTTAGGAAAGGAGAAGATGGTTCCGTGGACAACTCCTTTTACGATTGGCTTTACTACGATGATTCCAAACTCCAAATGTACCACCTCCATCATCAGGTTAACATACATTCCTTCCCCAATCAACCTTTATATCTTATACTACTTGTTTAACAACCAAGACGAAGATTGAATCTTATCACCAAGTCCATCAATCAACTTGATACCCCACCAATCACATACCTGTCTCTCAGGGATTGAATTATTGTTTTGGTCCCCACCATTGGCGAAAATAAGTTCGTTTGTTGGATCCTCTCCAGAATGAATCAAACCGAGTGTCTTACATACAGTTCTATCCGTATCAATGGATAGAAATGCTTTGTCAACCATTTTTAGGTTTTCGATAATGAACATTCTTTCATCTTCGTCTTGGAACTCTTTACTACCTTTCAACTCTCTCTGTTTGTCGTTATTTACAATTACATAGAGTTTATCCCCATGTTCTTTGGCTTTATTGAAATATTCAATATGACCTTTATGAACAGGATTAAAATATCCGCTTACAATTACAATTTTCATTTCGTTTCGTAGGTTAAAGTTTCTAATTCTAGTTCACTTTCATAGAAATATGGACATGCCCAAACAGGTTTATCACATTTGAGTTTAACCATTCTTCCTTTGTTGTATCCAAGAGAAATGACTATTGCCCATCCTGAATACTTTGTTTTAACTCTGTCTCCAACTTTTAATTCGCTAAATGTCATCTTCTACAGTATCGAGTTCAAAGTTACTAAATTTTAATCCCCACATCAAAGAAATCATTGACATTTGTTGTTCAGCCATTTTAGCATACATACGAAGTTCTTTCATAAGGTATTTTTTACCCCATTTTTTCCATTCTTCGTTTTGTTCCATAGTCATAGTCCAATCAGTATACCAACTATCCTTACGGTCCTTGACATCGTCAAATGTTACGGGATGACCTGCGATCTCGAACATCTTGTTTATCATATCGACAACCATTTTTTGTTTTTTCTGTTCTTTAGATAATCTCGGTTTCATAATTTTTATTGTTTAGAGGTCAAGAAGGGATTCGAACCCTTGGATACTTGTTTTGCAGACAAGCCCCTTAAGCCACTTGGGTACTTGACCGTTTTGTGTGACCGAAGAGAATCGAACTCTTACATGAAGTGCCACAAACTTCCGCCCTACCATTAGGCCACAGCCACCATATAATCTTAATGTAAGTCAGGACGGGTTTCTAACCCGCTCTTCAGTTAATCACTGCGTGCTGCCATTTACACCACCTGACTAATTTTTAGATTTCTAAAACTCATCCCTAACGGGGTAAAGAAACTCCATCTTATTTGTTTTTTGCGTAGTCAGGACAGGATTCGAACCTGTAACTTTTGTCTTTTGGTTCCGAAAATCGGATTACTCACCAACACGTTACCCTTGCGTCACCTGACTATAAAGTGAATGGTACTCCGTACGGGACTCGAACCCGTAAGCTCTCCCGTGAAAGGGGAGTGTCCTAACCAATTAGACGAACGGAGCTTGTTTGTCTTACAAAGATACTACAATATTTCAAAGAACAAAAGAAGTCATAAAAAAACCCCGAACTTTTTTTAAGAGTTCGGGGTTTGAAAAATTAGTTTTTACAAGTAAAAAAAATTTCTATCTTATGACATCCGAACTACAGGGCAAATAGGTTCATAACAACAATTTTCTTGTTGATTATTACTGATAATATTATGACTTGTAGTTCTCATTGTTCTATAATTACTTCAAATGTATGAAATGTTTTAATTTTGTCAAATGTTTTTTATGGATAGAACTTTTAATTCTATGCATATATTTATTATTATGGAAAAAAAAGTTTGTTCAACCTGCAATGAAGAAAAACCATTGACTGATTTTTATTTGCGCAATTCAAGAAATAATAAACCTTATGATAGATGTAAAAAATGTTTTAACCGTTATTGTGGTGACCGATGGATCACTAAAAAGATTAACGCAATAATTTACAAAGGTTCTAAATGCCTTGATTGCTTTTTATCCTATCCTAATGAACCATATGTAATTTTTGATTTTCATCATCGTGAGCCAAACGAAAAAGATTTCGATTGGGGTAAATTAAGATTGAAATCTGATAATACCATAAAGTCCGAATTAGATAAATGTGATTTACTATGTTCAAATTGTCATAGAAAACGACATCATTTATCTGATTTGTAGCCCCACCAAGATTCGAACTTGGAAATCTTCTTTAGAAGAGAAGCGGTATATCCCTTTACCTATGGAGCCTTAACCGATTATTGAATTACTTCAATAAATCAATCTTTTTTGCGACTTCTTCGGCTTCCGCCATAAGTTTGTCCGATTGGGTTCTGTTGGAATGAGAAGCCTTATAAGCTTCTTCCATCAACTTCTTATAAGTTTCTTGTAACCTTTCCTTTTCAGTTTTTTTCTTGAATATCCCGAACATAATTTAGAATTAACACTATCGTCTTTGAAAGTTTATTTAACGTTTATGCCTGACGGCTAGATAATTTTCTTTCAAGTTTATCAAGACGTGAATCCATTGTTCGATAAATGTCATCGACAATTCTATCACGATCTCTCAGTTGATTTTCAATTTCTCTTGCAAGAAATTGGTGAATCTGTTGTATTTCTTCTTTTTGTTTATTCACCCTAACAAAAGCCATAACCGCAACCACCGCAACTGCAATGACCACAATTATAGACATTCCTAAAATAAATGATATTAAATCCATATGATTTTCTCCTTTATTTCAAAGAACGATAGTGTTTGTATCAGGAGAGGGAATCGAACCCTCACTCGCGTTGGCGAACAACATTTTAAGTGTTGCGTGTCTACCTATTCCACCACCCCGACATTGTTTTACAAATGTAATCGATTTTCAGATACTTTCAACCCGATGTTTCATGATTTCACAATACTTCTCGTCGACATCATAACTAACAGAATTAAACCCCAACTCTTTGGCAACTTTACTGGTGGTTCCACTTCCACCAAAAACGTCAATGATTGTTTGGTTTGGTTCTGCAGTTGTTAAAATAATTCTTCTGATGACTTCCTCAGGTATCTGACAAGGGTGTTCGGTCTTTTCCTTACTCACATTCTTTACCTGATTGATTTCCCACCAATCATAAAGTTTTGCTCCCGTCTTTCCTTCGGCAATTCGTTGTTGAATCCTTTTATCTTTGAGATTTTTGTATGGTTGTCTAACCTTTCTAAAATCAGGCTTACATCCCCACCATGAAATTAAACGACTTTGTTTCCCTGTGTTTGAATTATACACCCAACAAACAACCTGTTCACACTTGGCCTTTATTGCTTTTGGTAACAAGTTGATTGTTTCTTCGGGGTAATGAATGATTACACAAGGGGTTGGGATTTTGGATAATAGTTCAATATAATCCTCTTCACTTAATTTGTCTTTGTATTCGTTGTACGAATATTCTTGATTATAAGGTGGGTCTGTAATTGTTAATCCTTTTGGTATGACGCAGTTTCTGAAGTCGTCATTGATAATTGTTGTTTCCACCATAAAATTAATTAATCACCTTAAAATTCTTCTTCCCAAATTGTATTGGACTTGTCTATAATAGTGTTGTATGTGTGTTTTAATATAACAGTTTTTTCCTTAAAATCAAACTCAAATTCTCCTTGAGATCCTTCATTAATTTCCCAACCTCCGAAGTTTTCTTCTAATTCTTTATAACACCAATTTTCTATTTCGGTTGGTACAGGTTCACCATTATCGAAATCCGACTCGATATATCCACTATCTCCCCCTCCGTTATACTTCAAGGTCATGTAACCATCTTCAGGAATTTCCATATCTTCAAAGACCCCTTTTTCTTCCCACTCTTCAATCATATCATCGTATTCAACTCCACTCGTGTCTCCTTCATCATTATAACTATAGATGTGAGTTAAAGATATTTCTTTTTTTACAGAATCAATTGTAATTTCGAATCGTTGATAATCCATGTAAGCACTATCAGGCAATTCTGTTTCTAAATCTTCATCTTCAAAATAAAAGATAATTCTTTTCAGTATTGGTACAAGTCCGTCTGGAATTTCTGCAACATAATTATTGTCAAAGTGGGTTGGAAAGTCCTCATCACTGTATGAAATTTGTTCATGATCTGGTTCCATTTCGAATTGAATATCTCCATATTTCATTCCCAATGAAGCAAGATATCTCGCTACTCTCCCTAAATATTTTTTTTCTTCTGGTAATAGTATATTTTCTGCCATACAAATAAATATCAGTCTTCGAATTCTAATTTGACTGTCTTCAACATCCACTGTGGTCTTTGACTGGACGCCACATTATTAACCCACTCTTTTGCTGACGGAATGTAATTGTTACAATCCTCTTTTACATGTTGTTCTCCAACATAACGGGTGTACACCGTTTTACCATCGGAGTTTTTGAATTCGGTCCCGAACCTTTTTTCCATTTCAAAAATTCCTTCACTATGGTGTCTGAACATTCTATGTAAGGAATCACCAAACCAAGATTTGGTCTCATCCAACCATTCGTGGAGGTGAATATAGTCTTCGGGTTTTCCACCAAATTTTTTGGCAGATGATTTAGCATGTAAGTTTGGATGTGCCACAATAAAACTTCAATTTATTTTTTTTATGTAAATTTTAATATTGTTTCCTGCAAAATAATGGTTTCCAATCAATTCAAAATTAGTTCTGTTAGCTAAAACTTCATTATAAATGTTTGCTCCTTTTCCGAAAATAGGATATTCTATTTTTTTCCAAATTTCATTATTTGGAAAAACCCACTGTAAATTCGTATCTTTCATCCAATTATCATCGATTAAGATAATTCCACCTTTTGGCATAAGATTTTGTATGGATTCAAATTCTTTCCAATGATGAAGTGTTGAAGGAAAAGGATTGAACAAGTCCAAGTCAAAACTATCCAAATGAACTATGTTGGGAACAAATGGGGGTCTTTTGAGAAATTCGACGGAATCCATACAATAAGTTTTGTAATTAATCCCATGAAAATTTTCCGAAAAAATTTCCTCACTTTGTTCACATGATACACAATCAGTATCAACCGAAGCCATCCGACCTCCGTAATTATGGACTAAACTTCCTAAAAAAAATCCGAACAAACCGTAACCTACTTTTCCACTTGTACCAGTTTCAATTAGATTTATTTCGTCAAAATCGAAATGTTGTGAAATTAAATCTTTAAAAATTTGAATCTGATTAACTCTGTTTTGAACCAAGAAGGAATTTTCTGAGTCAGAAACATGCTTACTCATGAAATTTTTGTACTCCATTTCAGCATGATTCAGTGAAAAAATTAATTTATCTGACATATTAGTTTTTACAATTATGCAGAGGAGGACGGATTCGAACCCCCGTTACCTTTCAGTAAAATAGTTTTCAAGACTACCGCCATAAACCACTCGGCCACTCCTCTATTTTATTACTTTGTACCCAAAATTATGTAAAACATCTTTACATAATTCTATAAATTCTTCAACACTTAAATTACCTTTAGCAAAATTTGCTTCGGGTGTTGCAACACCCAAGTTTTCAAAAGTAGATTCACCACCCTTGGATACAGGAACAATATGGTCAAATTGATATTTAGTCACATCCGACGTATCAATTTCCCTACCCGATAAATAACATTTCGTTACTGAGTCCAAATACTCTTGGATTTTGACTCTATCGAAATATTTCGAATTATACGTTATGTTTTCACCTTTATATCTATCGATAAAGTGCTCCTGTTTTTTTAACCAAGGATGTAGATTTCTTTGTTTTACCACTCTCTGATACGCTTTTTCTTTTTGTCCTAATCCACAATGGTATGATATTGTAGAACGAGAACATCCAAGTTCTTTTTCTATTTGTTTGTAACTTTTTCCCTCTTCCCTAAGATTTAGTATCTGTTTTTTTAATTCCATACATATAAATATAAGGTTCGAAACAAAAAGATACGAACTTAAACACAAATAATAGGAATGAGTATTTGCAACTGCCCATTCCCTTCAAAAGACCTACCCTGGTACGTTCTAGCGTGGTAAGTAATTTGGAGCTCCCACTCGGAATCGAACCAAGTTATCATGATTACAAGTCATGCGCATCGCCAGCAATGCTTTAGGAGCTTTTTCTATTATTGGTTTCTTAATCCTCTGATGTAAACATCATTTCTCGAATTTAGATTCAACACCATACCACGATCAGTTGTTGTGTATATCCTGTATTGTCCAGCGGGAATACGATTACCAGTATAATTAATCACTACTTCTGACAAAACATTATCAGTTTTAATATCTTTTGGAGATCCAGTCCCTTCAACAATACGTATCCAAGTTTGTCTTTTTGTATCGTTGTTCATAGCATTAATTGGTATTAGAACTACGATATAAGAAAAACTATCATTAACAGTATTTTTTGCAATTTTTACTGTTTTGAAATTAAATGCTTGGACAGGATTACCAAATGTGTCAATTCCTCCACTTGTTTGGGGAACATCAACTTGCATAATTTGTGGTAATCTACCATCAATCCAGTGAGGCATATTAATATAATTTGAAAAATTTGGAAAATTGGATTTCATGTTCTCTCCAAGACCAACCCCATGAAACCCAACGAAGGGTAATCTTCCGGTGAATGGTACAGTCATCAAATAGTTCCTAATCATCGTATGTTTCGATCTTGGTTCAACGAAAATATACGCTCTCAACGATGTTTGTGTACCACCAACACTCGATGTTGACATAGTTGCATGTTCCATGTTAACAACTGGATTGATTTCACTACCAAGAATATCTTCTTTCGAACAAGATGTTAGAAATACTAAAAATGTGAGGAGAGACAGTAATAAGTGTTTAATTTTCATGATTGTTTTGTTTTATTGTGTTTTTATCGAGTTTCAAAGTGGGCCTGGTAGGAATCGAACCTACTACCTTCACATTATGAGTGTGCCGCTCTAACCTAGTGAGCTACAGGCCCGATTAATGTAAATACTAATTACGTTTGTTCTTTAATCAACATGACAAAGGTAATAAAATTTTTAATTTACAACAACTTTCGTTTCTAAAAAAAATAAATTACTTTTGTCGAAATATTTGATAAATGAGTACAGTATTAGTTTTGAACTCTGATTACACTCCTTTGAATGTAACAAGTGTACAGAGAGGATTTGTTTTGGTCACCAAAGGAAAGGCGGAAGTGTTAAGGTCGGATGAGAATCCAATTGTAACAGGTTACAAGACGTTTATACGACCCGTTATCATACGCCTATTGAAATATATCAGACATAGAACAAGGCTCAATAAACCGAATCGTAGTCGTATCTATAAAAGGGACGGATATGAGTGTGTTTATTGTGGGTCAAAAAAGAATCTAACATTAGACCACGTAATACCCAAATCAAGAGGAGGTTCCAATGAATGGACAAACTTAGTTACTTGTTGCTCAAAGTGTAATAGAGATAAGGACAACAAAACTCCTGAGGAAGCTAAAATGCTAATGAAAAAACCAGCATACGAACCACCAATAATGTATGATAATGTGGTATTATTAAATGTCTGGACAGATTTTCAGAAATCTTTTGTATAAAATAAAAATTGTATTAACTTTGTGGAAAATAAATTAGATATGAACATCGGACAAGAATTTCAAAACTATTACGTAAAACATTTGGGTAAGGGGTCCTTGGACCTTCACAATTTCTCAAGTCAAATTCAATCATCAATGACTCCTTATATTCTTGAAGAACGAGAAATGAGAGCAACTCAAATCGATATCTTCTCAAGATTGATGAGAGACAGAATTATTTGGGTGGCTGGTCCTGTGGATGATAGAATGTCCACTATTGTACAAGCACAGTTAATGTTTATGGACAATGTTGATAAGACGGACATTACAATGCACATTGATAGTCCAGGTGGAAGTGTGAAGTCAGGATTGTCTATGGTTGATGTAATGAACTACATTGCTTGTGATATCAGAACTGTAAACACGGGTATGGCGGCATCTATGGGTTCCGTATTGTTGGGGGCAGGAACCAAAGGAAAGAGAAGTTCATTAAGATTTTCGAGAACGATGTTACACCAATCTTCTGGAGGATTCGGAGGAAATATTCAGGATGCTGAAATCAGTATGAAAGAATGGCATAAATTGAATGACATTCTATTTAATCTTCTTGGTGAGTACTGTGGAAAAGACCCTGAACAAGTTAAGTTAGACGCTACCCGAGATTTGTGGTTAGATAGTGAACAAGCTCTCGAATATGGAATTATTGACGAGATTGTTAAAACGAAAAAGAGGGGTAAATAACCCCTCTTTTTTTTTAGACTTAGAACACCCCCTTTTCTTTTTGTTCGTCAGTTTATCACAAAATAATTTTACTTATTTTGGCTACGGTGTGAATAATCCTCCATCCACATCAGGTTTCAATTTGTCATAAACTTTAGACGCCTTTTCACTCATTTTACTAAATAAATCACATACTATATCACTAATTTTTCTTTCCACATTTTCCACAAACGTTTGGTCTTTGACTGCATCCGCTAAAGCACTATTCAAGAATTTTGATTCAATCGTATTGGGCCCACTTTGTCCCATAATTCTTTCATGTACCGCCTTGGATAAAGATTCTGCAACTAACTTGGATAACTCATCACAACTTCTCAATGATTGAGCAAACTTCGTTGGATCTGAAGACAATGAGGACTTTAAAGATTCTTTGAAATAATCCGCTAATTCCAATGATTTCATCAGCGAATCGACCAACGGTCCAATGATTGTTTGAAAAACTCCTGTCATCCCGTCTCCGAAAATTTTACCTATAAAGTCTTTCAATTGTTCGTTCAATAAATTTATTTCTTCTAAGTAATTTATTTCGTAAACAAGTTTGTAGGCGATTTTTTCTTGTTTCGATTTTGTCAAATAACCGAAATTTTTGATATTATATTCAGATTCAAAAATCATAAGAATCCTATTCTTCACCAAACTTTGTTCGATCAAGAGTTTTTCTTTTCTTTCTTTTGTTTCTAAGATTGCTTTTTTTATTTTTATTTCTAACATGAGTGTAATTACTTAATTCTCCATATTGAATCCGGTCCTTGTGTTAATGGTCCTCCCGCCACACGACCTGATAAAACATCTAACATATTATCAATATTTCGACCACCTCTTCCTAATACACCAAATTTTCCATAGTGCTGGTCTTTACAAGCCTGAACAATTCTTCTTGCTTGTGCAATTGTTGTAGGGTCAACGACGATACTATTCTTTTGTTGGAATGATGTGTAAAAATCTCTGATATTTTTTCTACAAACTGATTTATCAATCGATTGGTTATCTAAAATATCACTTAAAATACTATCTCGTCTTCTAAGTGTGGATTGTTGATTAGGATCGGAGTATCCTGCCGCTGGCCCAATTTGCGTTGGTTCTGTAACAGGTTCATCTGTTTGTGTTTGTTGGGTGACAGGTTGGGCTTCTTGTGCCGCAGGTTGTGTTTCTTTTTGGTTGAGTATCTGTGAAAAGAATTCTTCGGAATTTCTACTCTCGAAATTTAGCTCCCCAATACTACTTTTCATTGTAAAGTTTGAATCTCCATCACAACTCCATTCACCGTTGTCAGTGAAAACTCCATTTGTGAACTGTTTCCAAGTTTTCTTCCCATCTGCCCAACTGTTAAATCTCCAAATCAGGTTTGTTATTTTAAATATTACTTCAAATTCATTTTTACCCTCTATGGTATTTTGTAAGTGGCTAAAGCTCGAATAAAGATACTTGTTCGCTCGAAAAAAAGTTTGAATACATGAGAATATGTCATCAGGTTGAGTTTGTTGTGTGACAGGCTGTGTTCCTTTTGAGATTTGTCCAAATTCCTTTGGTGCTAAACGTAACTGCGAATCCGAAGTTTTTACTTTACTTTGAACTGGATTAGCCGCAACCCTCATTTTTTCATCTGATTTTTTGAGTAATGCTTTGATGGTCTCAGGTCCAACTATACCATCCTTCTTCAATGGTTCCCCCTCATCATTTTTATTTTCTGATTGAAATTTTTCAACTTGTGCTTTAGTTAAACTACCAAAATCATCATCAACCTCACCTGATTTACTAATATTTGTATATCCCGCAGAAATCAACAACTCCTGTATTTTACCCACAATTGGACCTTTCATTCCAGATTTAACAACAGATTTACCATTTTTTATATCATCAATTGTCAAGTCTGTCGTTTGTTCCAAAACTAAAGTCTTATTTTCAGTCAAGGTTTTAGACAAATCATACTTCATCATCAACTTTACTCTCTCTAATGCTTCTTGGGGGTTATATTTCGCCTTAACCATATTTACTAATTTATATTATAAATACACGTAATTTACCAAATTTGATTTGCGGCTCCTCTTGTAAGACCTGTTTCCCATTTTTCGCCAGATGCACCTAATCTATTCGCTTTACCTCTTGTAATTGTATATGAGTCAGACCATTTTGGGACTTTTCCTCCACCACCTCCTGAAGATGCCGGAGCAGCCCCAGCATCATCTTGTTCACCCATTTCATCTTTAGTTCCCATTTGAGAATACTTAGAAAAAAAATCTATAAGGAAGTCAACGTCTAAAATCATACTAATAAATATTTGTTTAATTAGAAATTTTTTTTTACTCTTTGAAAGATGAAAAAGATTATACCTCTAATTCTTTTATTTTTAACCTCTTGTCAATTCTACGTCACCGAAATTAAGGATGTTACGTTGAGTGGAAAGTATGTTGTTTCCAAATTGGAAATTACAAATGTTGACCAAAATCAAACTAAAGACCAAATTTACTTAGTGGGAGACACGTACGTAAATCAAAATCTCCCCCATCCATTCAATAACATCAAGATTAACAATTTTTACATACACTTTGACTATTCTACAGTCAAAATGGATTTCCTCGGGTCAACAAAGTCAGGTGAAGATATTTGGAGATATGGTGTCAATCCTGATGAAATTTTTTATAACATATTTGGAACGACTCCATTCCACTCTGGGTACCTTCAATACGACTACACATCAAAAGATGGAAGCCACGTTTTGTTAACATTTATGATCGAAGATGACGGTTTTGAAACACTTCAACTAAAATCCTCAGGAGCTTGGTTTGGTGGTAAATTTGGTCAAAAACAAGTTATGACAATTCAATTAACTCGAGTTGGTCCTTAATAGAATTCAGGTTGTGGGATTGAATCGGGATTAACGATATAATATTCATTCAGAAAGGACATCAACTCCTCTTCATCCAACTCTACTTTTTCTTCATCATCATAAGAATCCTCTTCAATTTCATCATCGAAAAAATCAAAAGATTCCGTGATTAAATCGAAACCATAACTCTCGACAATGTTGTAATCGATAACGTCGATTCTAACGACATCTTCTTCGTCTTCAATAGTTCTGAACGAAACTTCCAAAAGGTTTTTCTCACCGTTAAAGTAGTAAGAGACGATTTCTTTTATTTCCATATGACAACAATTTATTAACAAATATTAGAAAATATATGAAAAGTCATATATTTGTTGGAATTAAATAAAAAACCCCATATTTCTATGGGGTTGAAACTCATCTGAGTCGGTCCTACGAGACTATCGTAGGAGGGGTAATTTATTTTATCACTTTCATTCTATTCATCATTTCCACAATTTTGTTTTTTTGATTGTGGAAGGATTCTTGTAAATCTTCATCCATTTCAAATTCTTCCTCTTCTTCAACTTCCTCTTCATTGTAACTTGACCTTTGATATGGTCCTGCACTACCAGGTCCTTTGGAATCAAAGTCATATGGAGGGTCCATTTCACCATAAATTCCTTGAGAACCTGATACATCAACTTCATCTATTTCATCGGCAAATGCTGATTCCATGAACATAAAGTCCTCTTCTTCTTCCTCTTCTTGTCCTCCGCATTCTTCGTAATAACCAGTAATTAAATCTTCTCCGAACCAATCTTTACAGATGTCATGTAATTCATCAAACATCTCATCACCTTCAGGATTTTGTCCCGTTTCTGCAAAGAAATTATCGATTGCCGAAGAAATTATATTGTCAGCATATTCAAATTCATCACTGAAATCATTACACATATCCCATTGAGTTTTTTCAAATTCAATGAAAGTCAACAAGTTGTCATAAGTTATCCCTCTTCTTCTGAATCTAATCATGTTCTCAGGTGCTTGCTCTTCCATTTCTCCCTCGGTTGGATATACTTCATCAGGACCGTCACTTATAAAGTCATATGCTGGTTTGATGTTACTAATATCCATGTCGGGAGCATTACCACCTCCTGTATAACCTTGTTCATCGATAGTTTCCATCCCCTTCAACAAATCTTTGTCGATAAGACCAACTTTTATTAAACGGTTCAATAAAGTTTTTCTAGGAAGTTTTCTCAAATATCTAATTACAATCGGCGGGATATCTTCCCCATATTGACCGAATAAATTATTCAAGATTTCATTTTCTTTTGGAGATGGGATAAATGAAGCTCTCGATCTTGATGCTTTCATCCCTCTCGGACCTTTCTCATAAGGCATATCATCCATGAATTGTTCGTCCATTTCTTCACCAGCTTGTAAGTCCTCGAATCCATCATCTTCATTGTCAGGATCTTCGTATTCACCTTCTGATTTTATTTTTTTCATGTGGTGCATTTTTTCAAAAGTATCTACACTATTAGATGGTCCTTCGATGTAATCAAATCCTGCAGATGGGTTCAAATCTTCTTCATCATAGATATCATCTAATTTGCCAACACCTTCTTCCATTTCTCTGCCACCACATTGTTCACATATACCTTCAGCCATTCGACCTCCGCATTGTTCACACATTTCTTTTTCTTCAACTTGTTCGTTGATTCCCATATTTGTATATTTCTTAACCTCACCTTTGTTGTTAACAACCATTCCGTCTTTGTCACCAGCGAAATCGTAGGTATATAAAGGTTGAGTGTTTGAAACCTGTGGTTGCATGGTTTGGTATCCATTATACAAACTCTTGTGTTGGTCCAAAATATTTTGTTTCTCTGTTGCAGATAATTGACCTAATCCAAAGTATCCTCTCATAACTATTAGTTTTATTAATAAATACTTTTATTTCTTTGTTTTTTCATTTGACATTATTTCAGATAAATTTTATTATTGTATTACACAAGTGAGTTTCATATTTTCATCCGATAGTATCTTGGTAATTTATTTATCGCCTCAATTTATGGGCTCACTTGTTACTTCTCTACTATGACAATCAACAACTACGATATCGACGAATACGCTGAAGGTGCCATCATTTTGGATGGACTAGATGAAGCCATAATTGGAATTGTCGAAGAGTTCGGAAACGGACCTCGAATCCTATATTCAAAAAACAAAATCCTCAACATTCTCTGTGAAAGAGATTCAATGACTCATTCTGAGGCAGAAGAGTTTTACGACTACAATATCATCGGTTTATACGCTGGAGAACAAAACCCGATATTTTTGGTTTCCGAGTAATTTTTTATTATCATTGTAAAAAACAAAAAAATGTATTGGAAAGTCAACTACGGTAAATTTGTAACATTTACAGGAAGGTATTGGATAATACCTTGTATATCAATTTGGTATGATAGATACTATTTTCTTGAAACAGGAATTGAAACTCCTGCTTTCGGGTTTCAGATTAGCTTTCTCAATTTTGCTTACGGAATAAGAATACAAAAACAATACTATTAAAACTATGAAAAAGAAAATATTTCAAGGTATCGCCTTAATTGGAGTGTTTACTTTAGGTATGTACACTGCAAGTCAATTTGTGTTTGGTACCCCAGTGGATACCCATAGATGGTTAATAACTACCCTAGCGATTGTACTGCTTTTGTCATTCGCCGACGAGAAAGAAAAAGAATAATGTATGAAACTATTTTGTAAAATTGGGCTTCATTATTGGAAAACCAAAAAGGAAAAACATGAAGTAATTGACCACCCAAAAGGTAGAAAAGACATAAGGGTTAATGTCCGAGAATGTAAACTCTGTGGTGATAGACAATATTATTCTCTACCAGATAAGAATGATTTACGGACATGGAAACCATGTCCATTCAAAAAAACCGATAAAATAACATTAAATCAAATTAAATAATATGCAAACATTAGTATTCAACACCAAAACCAAAAACGTAACAGTCTACTCAGACAAACCTGGATCGACAATGATTTCCAACTTTTCAGACGTTCCGACTGTAAAAGTTATGGAATCTTATTATGAAGTGATGCAAAAACAAACCGATGACACTGGAATTGAAAATCGTATTCCTGTTGCAAGATTTCCAATTGCAAACACAAATATGTTAATCCAAAGTTAAACACATGAAACCCAACTTAGAGAAAATATTGAGTAAATACATTGTTCACACCGGATTTTTTGACAGAGATTCGGTGGAAAAATGTATGGAAAAATCTTATGATTTGGGGATTAAAGAATTTTTGAATTGGTTATCAAAACAAGGACATTTGTCAGACAACATAAATTACATTATAGAGGAATGGAATAGTCAAAATAAAAAATGAAATATTATTTTTTGGTTTTGGTGTTTCAAATTATGTTCAATATCTTTAAGGTGTTGGAAATAAAATACACCTATGAGAATAAGTTAGGTCTCTTACTGTATAACTCCGTCTACATCAATTTGGTTGCACTGGCATCAGTATATTGGTCTTTGGACAGATTATTTGAAGGTGATTGGTGGATTATACCATTTTATCTTGCAGGAAGCGTAATTGGGAAATGGATTGCCATGCGTCATATTGAAAACATCAGATACAAAATATTCAAATTATTCGGGAAAAAAATTAGTAAGTTGCAACATAAATTTTCAAATCGAGATGAAGACTAACATAGAAAGTACGTTTGAATTCAAGGACAATAGACCTTTCAAAGAAAAGACATTGGATTTTCTTCAAAGTCTTATGTTTTGGAAGGGAAGAAAAAAAGGAATGATTTTTACCCGAGATATTTCTTTCGACGAAATCCGTGCAGTTTTTTTCCCAAAAAATTTTTACGAAAAGTATCATTATTTAGGATCAGTTCCTTACCGAGAAGATGGAAAATTGTTTAAAGCATTGTATCCTTTAGTTCTTGCAATGGATTATGAGGCAAAACCGAAATGGTGTCCAAGATGGGTTCTTCGTTTTCTACACTTATTCGGTTCTGATAACTCCATTGTAAGAGTTCGTAATTTCACTTTACATAATTGGGAGAAAAAACTTACAAAAGGAATGATGATTTGGGATTACAAAACCAAGTGGACCGACTATGATTTGAGAATTTCAATAAACGCTCCAAAGCATCTACAGGATTTGGCGGATTACATCGAAGATGGATATTATTCTAAGGGGAGACAAGAAGAATTAGTGGGGCAAATCAAAGCTATCGATCCTGAGGCAAAAATAGTTTGGGGCAGTGTGGATAGATTAGTTGACCAATTAAATAAATTGAGAGATACTAAATAATTAATGACATGACAACAACATTAATATTTTTAATCATTTGTATAACCCTATTTCCTGTGACATGGCTTTGGATTAAACGAATTGATTATATGCATAAAAATCATCCTGACTACAAAGGTGAAGATTTATTTGACGAAAATGAAAAAGACAATTTCAAAAATTAAGACAGTGCTTAAAGACATTTGGTTAGGATTTACATTATCAAATGAATTTAGAAATAACCATCAACAATGGCCCAAAATTTAGTTATGAATAACATAGATATGCAATATCAACAACTACTCGGAGACATTCTAGAGAATGGTGTTGAAAAAAATGATAGAACAGGAACTGGTACTCTTTCAGTATTTGGTAGACAAATTCGTCACAAAATGAGTGAAGGATTCCCTTTACTTACAACCAAGAAGATGGCATGGAAAACTATGGTGACAGAACTCCTATGGTTCTTACGTGGTGATACAAATATCAAATTCCTATTGGATTATGATTGTCATATTTGGGATGGTGATGCGTACAAAAATTATTTTAACAAAAATAAAGCTGATATATTCCATCCAATATTACCACAAGATGCGTTTATCAATGCAATTAAAACTATTCCAGATTTTGCAAAAGAGTATGGTGATTTAGGTCCAATCTATGGTAAACAATGGAGAAGTTGGAAAAAGCCTAAATGGGTTGAAACTGAAATGTCAATTGCAAGTGGAGGTACTCATGGAGGAAGTGAGTATAAACCGATTTATATTGACCAAATCCAAAACCTAATCAACGAACTCAAAACAAATCCGGATAGTAGAAGATTGATGGTTAGTGCTTGGAATGTAGGTGAATTAGACAAAATGGTTTTACCACCCTGTCATTATGGATTTCAAGTTTATACAAGAGAGTTAAAAGTTTGGGAAAGATTGAATTTGGCATCGAAAACCTATGATTCATTCGACCCATTTGATTTTGGAACTCCTGACGATGTAGACCATGACGAAATTGATAAATTATATCCAGTCCCAAAACGGGGAATCTCTTTAATGTGGAACCAACGAAGTGTAGACACGTTTTTAGGTTTACCATTTAACATTGCTTCTTATGGATTATTGTTGGAAATTATTGCAAGGGAAGTCAATATGGTTCCTGATGAATTGATTGGTAATTTGGGAGATGTTCATCTATACAAAAACCATATCGAACAAGCAAAAGAACAAATGTATCGGAGACCTTATGATTTACCAAAAGTTAAAATCACTGAAAGAAATTGGTATCAACATGAGTTAGTAAAAAAACGTTTAGGTGAAAAAACTTTCGAACAAAAAATTATGAGTTATAGACCTGAGTGTTTCGAATTAGTGGGATATCAGTCACATGAAAAAATCAAAGCACCATTAAGTAATTAGTAAAAATACAAAATTATGAAAGAAACTTTAAATACTGAAATTTTAGATAGGGCAATGTGGAATATGTATCAAACTATGAAAGATGATAATTTTCAATTTGATGGATATTCAAATGAAGATAAAGTTATGATGGTAAATCACATATTACCATACTTTGAAAAGATAGGGGAGTATGAGATTTGTAAAGAACTTTATGACCAAATCACACCCAGCAATAAAAGCACCTTTGTCAAATCGATCCATGCAGATTGTCATTCTACTCAGTAAAGATGTTCCTAAGGAGATTTCAGAGTTAATCTTGGAACACAAGTTGGAGGGTGGTTACTCGATAGATTACGCTCTAAATTCTTTGGTTTCCTATTTTAATGGTAAAGAAATTATTATATTTGATTTTACAAAGTATCTCAGATTGGACAACAGATTTAGTGGATACGAAATAGACGATTACGGAACAAAAATAGTTATAAATTTCAAATAAATGTTACATCTAACTGAAACACAAAAAAAACAAACTTATGAGATAAGTTTGGAGTCGAATGGTATTGTTGTCGGGTCATTTGTAAAAATTGATGGATTCTTCTATTATTACCCACCCAAAGAAAGATTTTGGGGATGTTACTCAGAAGAATTTCTCAAGAGTTTATCAAATGAATTAGAAAAATTAAATTACCCAATAAATAAAAGTATTGACGAATACTTCGAATTACAAACATAGAATTATATCATGGAAGATTCGAAAGCTCGTTGCAAATGTGGTTGGCCTTGGATATTCCATTATAATTCGAAAGGGAAAATAAATGCAGTATTCAAAGCCAAGATTCCACCAAAAACTATTACAGATTATATAAATGGAGATTATTGGCTAAAAAATGAAAAAAGTTAAAGAAGTATTTGTAATTTTTAATCCTTACGATAATGGATACTATGATGGGTATGGATATTTTCGAGGGATTTTGTTTAGTAAAAAATATGCCGAAAAAGAAATGGCAGTTTCGGAAATGGAAAAAATTCTTGATCGTTCAAGTGGACAAACTTTCTTGAAGATTGAATCATTTAACACTTTCTCGTGAAATCAAGGATAATTCAGGGAGAGATAATTAATCTCTCCCATTTTATTCACCAGAAGAAAGTTTCTTCCACGAATCTGTCGAACTAATCAGTGCTAATCCAGATCCATTTTCCCATTGAACACTAATTATTTTTTCATCTTCATTGGGTTCGAAAGGGTCTGAAGATATATTGGTTACTTTTCCAATCGTACCAGGAGGTACTCCAATTTCCCCATCCATGTGATAGCACATGACTTTATCTCCAACTTTTAATTCTGCGTTTAATGATCCTTTCATAACAATAAATATATACAATATATTTATAATCATATGGAATTTTTAATTACAGAATCTCAACTAAGAGTTCTTCTTCAAGAAGAAGAAAAATCCCAATTAGGGTTATACGTGAAAAACATGTACGCCTTCACAAAACAAATGATAAATAAAGTTTTCAAATCTTATGGTATAAACTTAAGAATGTTGTTAACTTGGGGTACATCAGTTGGAGGTTTGGTTCTTCCTTTAGACCAATATTTGAGAACTCAACATTTAGGTTTGAATGAAGACCAAAGAATGTTGGTATTAGTTGGAATTATTTTTGCTTTATTTTTTGAGACCAAGAGACCATTTATGAAAATTATGTCCTTGATTGAAAAAAATGGTTTAGAAGATATTTTTCAGGATGGTCTTCGAAAAGGAACTGAATTGAGAGATGCATTTACAAACTTTTTATCGTCCGCTAACACAGGAGTTGGAACATTTTTGGAAGCTATCGCCTACAGTTTCCTAATTCCTATTATTACAGATGTTCAATCCGTATTAGGTCAAACTGAAGACATCGAAACCGCAGCAATATTGATTGTTGAAAGATTGTTGGCCGCGGGAGTTATCTTAATTGGAAGACAAACTTTGATTGATGTAGTGAAAAACGTTTTGAAAAAATTAGGATAACAACACTCTAATTTACAAGGTTAACAACTTCGGTACAAACCAATGGATTTTCTATCCCAAAGTAAATTAAAACATCTGATAATAAATCATTGGTTTTACGAACTACCATATAATAAGATCCACGTTCGGCGGTTAAAGTTCTTTCTCCCGCCAAATCTTTAATCGCGGAAAAAAATATATCTGACCCTCCTCCTGATGGTAAAATATAAAGGGTATATTCAATATATTCTTTGTCACTGACTTGTCTATAAATTTTTGTCCCTGTTAATTCCATTTTGAATTTTGTATGGAATTTGAAAGATTCATCAACGCCAGGTGGAGTCCATTCCAAATCGAATGTATGTGTTTCTAAAAATCTGTTAATACTATTCCATAAAGGACTTGATGGTTCCATATCCTATAATTCTTCAATTTCGACAACCAATTGGGCCGGTCCTTTTATGACTCTGTGCCAAACAAATTTGGGAATGTGAATATGACTGGCCCGAGACAATTTGACCGGCAATTCATTTTCCATTTGAAATGACCATCCACCATCTTCAATTATGGTCACATTTCGGTCATTTAAGTCTTGGTGCCACTTCAATTCTTCTTCCTCCACATCAGGGTTAAATGTCCTGATTTTTTTATTATCTACTTCTATTTGTTCAAAAGGAAAATCCATTACCAAGAATTTGAAGATGATAATCCGAGTTGTTTTGCGTACCGACCTACATTACAGCTCCAGTATCCTGCGGTGGTTCTGTCTTTCTTTTGGTCACACTTATGTCGTGCTCTGAATGATTTTGCCGCTCCCTTATTTTTGTTTCTAACTCTCAAGTTAGGATCTCCAAAAGATACTTTTTTGATTCCTCCACTCGGAGATTTCACATAAACCGCAAATTTCTTAGGTCCACCTGAAGTTCTAAATGGTTTATTTAACTTGACATTTTTACCTCTATGTTTTGCTTCCTCTAAAACATCCTCGTCATCGTCTTCTTCCATCAAAAATGGAGCATCGAGATAAATTAATTGTCCTTTGACCATTACTTTCTTACCCAAATCAGATTCTACCATTAACGTATCCTCCTCATTCAATTCAATCTTACCAGCTTCCCACAATCTTCTTACTTCATTTACCAAATCAAAATAACTTTCAGAATATGCTCTGAAAATATTATTTGTCAAAGTCAATTCATTATCAACATGGTATTTCAATGCTTCAGAAAGTTCAACAGACTCTTTAATAATTAAAGATTTGTTCAAATGGTCTTCTAATGTTTCTTTGATAAGTTGTCTTAAATCCATTGGTTTGTTATTTCTTATAAATACTCTTACTCCTTATTAAATTTTAATTTCCAATACACCCCGCCAGTCACATAAGGAGTGAAACTTCCTGTCACCCCATCGAAGGTTCGATTTGCGACACCTCCACCAAGTTGAAATATTTTGTCATCCTTTGTTTTCAACAAAATGCTTGTTCCAAGTGAATTGACCCAATCTTGATGGCTCAACGCTCCATTCAATCCAACATATACCTGATTTCTAACTTTCGGTGGTTCAGGTGCTGGTTCTCTTACAATTTTTGGTTTGATATTCGCGGTAAATTTTCTTGCAACAACATTATTTTGGGATATGGTGTCAAACAAATATATGACCCCCTGATTATTACTCAAGGTTATTGTATCTTGAACAAAATTTTTCAAGTAAAAATTTTTAAGGATGAATGCCGTATCAACAAGTGGAGTTGGAGCTGGCACTTCAACAATTTTTTCAACTTCGACTTCGTATGGAACTTCAACTTCAACCTCGTATATGAGTTCCTGAGGGATTGTATCATATACCAACTTTTCCTCGATTTGAATCTGTGGAGGAACAAAAAACTGAAGGAATATTATTGCTCCAACCATCAGGAGGATTATTATGTGTCTTATGTCAAATATCTTTTTCATATCATTATAGAATAAATCTTGAACCAATTAAGAAATTGTTTAGTATTGGGGACTTAGGTTCGGTTGACCCCATGGCTCTATAGTTTAGGCTTAGTCCGAATCGTTTACTTATTTTGTAGTCGAATGATGAACCAACCAAAAAGGAAAAATTTCTATTCACTGTGGTTTCACCTGTTCTTGAGTTGTATGAGATTGGTGAGTTGATTAAGAAAACCTGTGGGGATAAACTGAGTTTGGTATTGACCGTGTATGGTTTTGTCCAAAATACAACTGCTGACGTTGAGAGAGATAGTTTGAATACTCTATTGATTCGTCTTGTTTCAATATCAACTTCTGTGTCTCGTAATAACAATGTTATTACACCTACGTTATATCCATACGTTCCATATTTTGGGTTCGGCTTGATGTTGGTATATCCAACTAACCCCATATAATTTCCCTCCAAATATGCCCCTGTAATTGAGTAAGAATGGATTTGATTCAATTTACCCTGTTGGAAATCCATTTTGGTATATCCTCCACCCAAGGCAAACTGATTCAACGTACTCCAAATCATGGCGTTTGCACTCCAAGTTTCATTTCCTGCCAATGATGATTGACTAATTCCGAAGGAGGCAATCGCACTGTATTTCATATCGGGTCCCTGTGTGGTTGTTAAATCGGATGCAACCAACATTGGATTCACGGGAGCTGTTTTCTTTTTGTCTCCTTTCCCTTTTCCATCAGAACTTTCTTCATTACTTTCACTAGATTCTCCACCTTCAGAACTACTCTCTTCAGATCCTCCTTCACTTGAACTCGACTCACTTGAACTTGATTCTGAGGAACTAGATTCACTTGAGCTTGATGATGAAGAGGATTCTTGTGATGAGGATTGTGAGGATGAACTTGAAGTTGAGCTCGAAGATGAGGAAGTTGGTGTTGAACTCGCCGCTGACGAAGATGCGGTGGAGGACGCAGTCGAAGACGCTGCCGATGATGCTGCGGATGAAGCGGCGGAGGAGGCTGCCGATGATGCGGCTGAAGAGGCTGCGTTTGCCGCGGCTTGGGAAACTGCCTGTGTTACAGTTTGAGTTACAACAACACTTACAGGACAGGGGGCGGCAAAAATACTGTTAATCCAAGTTGTAACCTCCCCTGATAAAAATTGTTGGTAATTGAATACTTTCGATTTACTACGAACAATTATGAGGACACCCGCATTTGTTTGGATGGGGAATGATACAACATAAGTTTTCGAATCACAGGGGTCAATGTAAGTTTGAGTTACAACTTGTCCCTGTGATTCGCTGATGAAAAACATCACAAAAAATAATATCAACAATATTTTTAGAATTTTCAATTTTCATCAGTTTCAAAAAAATTATTCTGTAAAGATTCCTTTCTTAATCATTCTATCCAAAATTCTTGCACAAGCAATGTCGAGTGCTTTTTTGGTTGCGATTGATATTGTAGACTGATTGAATTTCACTTCATCTACTGTCGCATCAGATAAGAAAGTTAGTTCTCTTGTTGTGGTTGCTTCACCAAGACCTGAGGCGGCAAATACAACACCAGTTTCAGCATTTGTGAATCTAACCTGAAGACCAATTCTTGTAACCATCATATTTTTCACACCGTCCTTTAGATTTATAGTTTCATCTTCAGAAACCGAATAATCATAACATTCGATTGTGACAAAATATTCTGCAAGGTTGATTTTACCGAATCCATCAAGTTGATTCTCTGAAATACCTGCCTGAGACGCTTGAAATTGTTTTACCATCCTGTTCTTAATCTCTGTTTTGTCTTCAGTAAATTTGAATCTATTGAGATTTTCAAGATATTCCATTGATATGTTTGCAACACCAAGTCCAACTCTCTTCTCCTTCAACTCAGGATACATCTCATACATTTCGTCAGAAATACCTGCCTTAAGAATTTGAATTGGAATTTGTTTTCCTTCATAATCCATAAATTGACTAATGTCAATTGCGGTTTCAAATGACGCTTTGTATTGTTCAGTTTTGGTGCTTCCCAATGTTTGGGCATACAATCCGTTACTGAAAATCAGTGCGGTCAATAATAACAATAATTTTTTCATGTTCACCTTTTTTTGTATTTCATTATGGTCTTTTAGGCCATGCCCAACCTTTTTTCTTACCTCTAAGAAGTAGATAAGTCGTTCCTCCGAAAAATATTGTTAAAAACAATATCGGAGATTCAATCACAAACATGGTTGTCATCAGCAATGTGATTAGAACCATAAAACTAAATCCTTGTTCCATAATTTTTACCATTTTGGAGCGGTCTCTTTGAACTCGTCTCCTTCTTTTTTAGGTTTATTTTCTGCTTGTTTTTGAGGTGCAGATTCTTCTGCCTTCTCTCTGATTATCACAGTTTCTTTTCCGCCAGACTGTTGTTGCTGTTGATTGTTGTTGTTGATGATTACTGGGATTGGTTGTTGAACGGGTGCTGCAACTTCTTCTTCTCCACCGAGGAATTTACTTGTCATAACACCTCCAGCTCCGAGAACCGCAGTTGTCAACAATCCGATGATTGTTTTTTTCAAACCTGTCCAAGTTCCGTCATTGTGATCTTCTGTTTCTTCACTCATTTTTTTGTTGTTTGATTTTAGTTTATTTAACGATTATTGGATATTTTATCTCATTCCCTGAGATGTCGATGAAGAGTAAATCGTAATACCCTTTTTTTTCATTCGAGAGGTCATATGTCTTCTCGGTAGTTTCATTCATTGCAGTAAATCCTTCTTTCTTGATTGGTTCTTCAGACCCGAACGGAAATATCTGAACAGAGTATTTTGCACCTATTGTGGTGCTAAAAACAATCTGAACTATATTGTCCGATACTGTGACTGATTTAATTGTTGTTGATGTTGAAAGTTGTCCCAAATCGATTGAGGTTTCCTCAATGAATGGATCGGTGCAACTATACATCACAAGAAAAAGAAATAATATTGTTAATGTTTTTTTCATTTTAGAAGTAGTTATATCCTGTCAATTTAATTTGTGTGTTATTCAAGTTGATTCCCAACTGAACTCCGTTGTTTCCACTTGCATCCATGTTCGGAGAAACCTTGATTGATGTTAGAATATCAACACCATTTCCGATAGTTGAAAATTTCAATTTGAATGGGGTTGCATTTCCACTTATCGGTGTTTTGTTTTGGTCTAACGAACCAAACTTTACTTTTCCATCTACAGAGTTCACGAAAACATACCATGTGTTAGGTAGGTTGCTTTGTAATTCTTCGAATTTCAATTTTGTTTGGTCGTAGGTGAATTCGAACTGAAGACCCCCCAAAGTATTTCCATTTGTGTTTATATTGATTGGGATCTCGATAGTGTTTGTTGTCACCGTCAAATTTGATAGATTTACATCTATCGATGGGACATTATTAGGAGTGTTAATGAACATTCCAAGTGCATCTGTTTTGAATGATGTATTGTTTTTCAAACTATTTGATGCTCTACTTACAACTGATGCAATTCCATTGTTACTTACAACAACTTGAGACGAATGAGAACGATTCACATCACCCCAAAGGAGATATTTCAAATACACAAGAGTATTTGACCCTATTGTTCCTGTTTTAACTAAAACTTTTGGGGTTGTGAAATTCTTCCAATTGGTTGTTGTTATTGAACCCCATGAAATGGATGGGTTAGTATTAAATTCAACTTCAGTTCTGATTCCATAATCATTACCATTTATGTTTCTTATGTATGGAAGGAATGTTGTTCCTATAATCGAAGCAAAATCCGATGGAACCTTATATGATGCCCATGTTGCGTCTTTACTTACAAATTCAACTGGTCCATTGTATAAGTCCAACAACTGTAAACTCTTAATGTCCTCGGGAATAATGTTTGTATTGATAAATTCTCTCATGTCAATGAGGACTCTTGAAGATGCTTGTCCATAGTTATTTACTGTCAATACAACCCACTCAACCTCTCCTGAAACAGTTCTTGCATCAGTTGAAACCCAAGTAGGAACATTCATATAACCACCGCTTCCTTGTGTATAACCTTCAGGAACTGTAGTTATATTGTCGATTCCAACGACTTGAGCCAATAATTTTGGTAAGTCACCACCATCTATATTTTTGTTTCTATTGATGTCAGCGGCATACAAAGATTGACCTGTATTGATTACAGTTCCTTTACTACCATCAAGACCCATAGTTGTGAATTCTGATTGTGCTGAGGTGAAATCAGATACGCTGATTGCTCCATTATATATGGTGTTTAATTTGTCTGATTCGTGTTGAACAGTAACCTCATAAACTTTATTTTCAGATAAAAGGGATTGGTTAATATCGACATTCCCATTTGTTAATATTGGGAATGACTGAACAGTATTGGTGACCGTGTCCCTAAATGCAACTTTGAGACCTGATATGTTGAAAAGGTTCGAATTGACATCAACTTTCGCTGTGACAAGTTTTCCTGTATTTTGATTCAAAATAACATCAGTTGTCAATGGAGTTTCCATTATTGTAGAAACTTGTTGCCCATTTCCATTCCATCCAGCTGCAAAATTCAACTTTATCGGATTAAATGTTGTTGCCGTAGAAGTTGGTTTTACTCTGAATCTGATGACCAAGAAATTCTCGTAATTTGTATTATTAACACCAGAATTACTTGCCCAAGTAATCATGGCTCTTATAATGGTATTATTTGAACTTTGGTTGAAAGTATATCCCGCGGTTTGAAACCTCGTGGTTCCGTTTGTGTTGGTTGAATTTCCAACATATGAATATCCAGGATAATTCTGAAATGATATTTGTGGGTTTGAATTAACAGGTAAAATTCCTCCACTGCCTACAACTCCAGTGTGATTGATCGTAATTAAATCGAAGTGACTTTTATCATATTCCAAATCAAACAATACTTGTTTGATTACGTTGTCACCATTTCCATTGGCAACCACAATAACATTAAACTCATCACCTCTGTCTATGACTTGATTATTCAAATCTGAGATGACCTTGTCACTTGGAAATTTGAATTTCATATTGGATTGACCAAATGACACAAATGATGTAATCAGTAAAGCAAATAATAGTGTATATCTCATTTTAGTTGTTTTCAAATAATTGATTCACCAAGACACCCGATGCTTTCTTCAAAGCATTACTCAAAGATTGTTGATTGAAGTTTCCTCCATTGTCTACTATCAAGGTCGACATGGAAATTTCAGATGACTCTTCTTCTACAACAATTTCTTTGGTTTTTTTCCCATCAACTTTCAAAACACCTTTCAATCGAATTACAACTGACTCCTTATCCTTGTGGATTACAGAAAAATTTGACTTAGTTTTTAACACATCCAAATACACAATTTCCACAACCAACTTAGTGGATGAGTCAGGATCTAAATCAAAATTTTGTTCTTGTAAAAACTCCTCAATGATATTTCTGACACCGAATTCTAAATTTCGATTACCAGCAAGATTTCCAATCTGAATCTTGTTAGAAACAGATTCAACCCATATAACATCATTGTTTTGTAAGGTGGGGTGAGGCATTGCAAATTGCAAAATGCTCACCAAAAGGAGTATAAGCAAATTCATTCGATAGTATCTTGGTTACTATAAATACTCAAAAAAGAGTATTCGGGCCAAAAATTTTATTATTTTATTCTATTAACCCTATCCGTTTTTTTGAATATTTATGAAAATAAACATAAATTACTATGATACTAAAGAATGGGTCTAAGGGAGAAGACGTTAAAAAACTCCAAGCGAAATTAGGTTTAGTAGCCGACGGGGTTTTCGGGTCTGGAACCGAAGCAGCGGTAAAAAAATGGCAAGCCGCAAACGGATTAACTGCTGACGGTATTGTTGGCGAAGGAACTTGGACAAAGATGTTCGGAGAAAAACAACTTATCACAGAACCATCAACTCCAATAGTTAATGCTGGTCCTTTGAAGTTGGAAAACCTTAAAGGTCACATCCCTGATGCGGTCATTGCTCAGATTCCTGATGCAGCTAAAAAATTCAACATTTCTAATCCATTACGTTTGGCACACTTCTTGGCTCAGTGTGGTCATGAATCTGCTGGATTCAAAGCGGTTCAAGAAAACTTGAACTACTCTGCCGATGGTTTGAAAAAAATATTCCCTAAGTATTTCCCTGGTAATCTTGCTGAAGGTTATGCAAGAAACCCTGAGAAGATTGCTTCCAAAGTTTATGGAGGTAGAATGGGTAATGGAGATGAAACAACCAAAGAAGGTTTCAAATTTAGAGGACGTGGTTACATTCAATTGACAGGAAAAGACAACTATACAAAATTTGCGAAATTTATCGGAGAAGATACAGTTGGAAATCCTGACTTAGTTGCAACAAAATATCCTTTAGCATCTGCGGCATTTTTCTTTGATTCCAACAAATTATGGGAAATCTGCGATAGAGGAGCGGATGATGCAACAGTAACTGCAGTAACAAAAAGAGTTAATGGTGGTACTATCGGTCTTGCAGATAGAATCAAACACTTCAAAGAGTACTTTGGATTGTTGAAATAAAAGTTGAAAATAAACCTCAACAATTTTAATTATTTATTCTTGTGGGTTTCGCAGAGTAAATTTTTATTGTATCTTTGTTGTAAATAAATAACCATGATGACAATGAATATGACTTCCGCAATCAAAGATTTCAAATGGGTATTAAAACTACTCCAATCTTCGAAGAGTAAAGCACATTTAGACACAACACTTCGGTGTTTCAATCTTTGGGAAAACAAACATACCAAAGATAAACTCACTGAAGCAGATGCTGATGCGGTAAAACATATGAGATATCAATTTTGGTGTTTTTTCAAAAATAAAAATTCAAGATTTGGACTCTTACCAAAGTAAAAAAATTACTCTGTGCATATCGTGAATCGAATTTTTTTGAAAATTTACATATTTATTTACACAATCGCTCACAAAGTGAGTGTTCTCATATATCCCTTTATTTAAGACCCACATTTTTTGGTGGGTCTTATTTTTTTTACTATATTTGTATATTAAATCTAAAGACTATGAACTGGAAAAACCTAACTTATCCAATCCGAAGAAAATACCAACAAATCAAACGAGTAATCGACTTTTTACCGATTATTTGGAATGGATTCGATTTTGATTACACCTATTCAATTCAACTTTTCAAGAAACAACTCGAAAGACAAGCAAAGTATTTCGAGTCGGGTAAATCATATTCAGAAAGGGCAGACCAAAATGTGTCAAGAATCAGAACCGCAATTCGTTTGATGGATAAAGTTTATGATGAAGAATATTCCACAGAATGGCCCGATATACTCAGAGAGAAATACGGAGATGATGTTTTAGATTGGGATTGGGAAGAAACAAGTCAAGGAAGTGGTCTTTCTTATCACAGATGGAAGTTTGAAACTTGGGATAATGCCGAAGAAATTAGACAAATGAAACTCGACCTGATTAGTAAAGGAGAGGCAAAACAAAAGAACGCCGAAGAATTATTATGGAAATTTATAGGGCACAATATTCGTTACTGGTGGGATTGATATGAAAATATATGAAATTTACGGGCAAATCTATCTTTTCCCATTTGTGAAAATAACCCATACCAAAAAACTCAATGGTGATTTGGAATTCATCATTGGTTGGTTGAAGTGGGAATTGACAATAAAATTATGAAAAAGAAAATAACATTCATCTCTGACACTCACAACAAACACAAACACCTTACAAGTAAGGGGATGGGAAATATATTGGGTAGTGGAGATATACTCGTACACGCAGGAGACTGCACAAGTATGGGATATAAACATGAAATCGAACAGTTTTTGGAATGGTTTTCAAATACTGATTTCAAACATAAAATTTTCATTGCCGGAAATCACGATTTCGGATTCGAACAACAAACCGATATAGCGCAAGTATATAAAGACTTAGGAGTAATCTATTTGTTTGATAATGAAGTTACCATAGATGGAATAAAGTTTTATGGAAGTCCTTGGCAACCTGAATTCCACAATTGGGCGTTCAATCTGTCAAGAGGAGAAGAATTGGCAGAAAAATGGGAACAAATTCCAAATGATGTTGATGTTCTAATCACTCACGGACCAGCTTATGGAATCTTGGATTACGCTCCAATAGGTGGTCATGTTGGTTGTGAAGAATTATATCGCAAGATTGTGGAGGTGAAACCTAAAATTCACGTTTGTGGTCACATTCACGATGGATATGGGCAAAAAACTATGGGTGGAATTGAATTTCTTAATGCTTCAGTTCTAAACGAAAGATATGAATATGCTCACAAACCAATTGTTGTAGAATACGATACTGAAACAAAAGAAATTAATTATATCTAAAATGAAAAAAATGTATAAGGTCTATTTGGATGATGTCAGAACTCCATTAGATAATGATTGGGAAATTGCAAGAAATTATGACCAATTCGTAGAAATAATCCAAAGGTTGGGATTGGAAAATATTGAAGTAATTTCTTTGGACCACGATTTGGACGACTCGGCAATTGCGGAATATTACGCCAATGCCAAACCAAATAACACCTTGAACTATGACAACATTTTGGAGAAGACAGGTATGGATTGTTGTAAGTTTTTGGTTCAGGAAAGTATGGACACTAACATTTCTTTACCTCAAGTTTATGTTCATTCGTCCAATCCACCAGGTAGAGAAAATATGATGGGGTTAATCAACAATTATTTGAAAAGTTGCGGATTACCTGAAACCTGTGAAAGAAAAATTGTGAAGTTCAGTGTATAAAAAAAAGATGGAGAAATCCATCTTTTATTTTTTTGTTCGTGTACGTTTTCTCGCTTCCTGAGCCAAATCCCCTAAAGTTTTCTTTTTCTGTTCTGTAGGATGTTTGTATCCTGCCTTGTATTTGAATTCTACAGATACGGGCCCATTTCTATTAATATCCGAATTGTACTTAAAAACAGATATTGATTCCTCATCTTCGAATGTAATCTCCCACTTTGTTGTTCCTGATGTTCTCATAGAACAAAGATACTCAACTTTTTCATAAAAAAAACCCCCACTCTTTCGGGTGGGGATTTTTTGTTACTCTTCGATTGAGTCTGACTTACCTTTGTTAATCCACTTGTCGACAGAACCGATTCCAAAGGAACCAAGAACTAACCACAAGAATGAATTAAAGATAAATTCGTTAATCACAAGATCTTTCCCTAAAGTTCCTGTTACGATGTCGGCAATAGCGAATCCAGCCATCATTAAGAAAGCTAAGAAACCTACAACACTTTTTTCATTGATTGAGTTGTTGTCATTGAACAACTGAGATAAGAATTTTTTCATAGTATTTTGGTAATTTACTTACCAATAAATATCAGAGAAAACCTATAACTTTAGTTGTTAGAAATTTTGAGATTGCTTTATTCTTAAAATAAAATTATCAACTACAGTCTGACACTCTGCCTGAGTAACTAATTGTCCTCCGTTTTTACTCAATAAAGTTTTAATTGTCAAAATATTTTGTGTACCTGCACCTGTCGTGTAAAGATATCCTCCACAACCCCCAACATTAGTTGGTTGTGCGAAAGAAGTTACAGTTCCAAATGTCGAGTTCCAATTAGGGTGACCTAATAAAATATATAAGTCACAGTGTGATGGATCTCCAGCATTGTAAGTCTCTCGGAAGAATGAGTAGACGGTAAATCCACTTACAGTTGCTCCACTATAAATTGTTCCACTAGCTAACGTTCCTCCTCCATCAGCTCCTGAATTACCTCCTGTTTGAAATCCAATAGGTAGGTTAGGACCATAAGTTTCATTGTCTCTCGATCCCAAAACTGTTAGTGGTAAATAGGTTAAACTTTGTGTTCCAGTGTATTGTTGATATCCCAAACTAATGTATCCAAAACTCGTGTCTAAAGTTTGAGTTGTTGCAGATTGAGTGTAATCAACCGCGAATGGGTATGCTCCTGGATTATAACCTCCAGTACCAACGTATTCAGTGTTTGCAACTATCCATGGTGAAGAAATATTACCATTATCATACATGTCTCCACCTCCGTCCTCTATGAAATAACTATTACCATCCAATTGATAAGCGTAAAAACTTGGATTCCTGAATTCAGGCATGTAATTTCTTAAATATTCTGCTATAGTTTGAAGTTCAGAATACGGTGTTTTTGGAGAATAAGATGTCCAATATCCATTTGCATTCAACCAAGTTGCGGCGTCTGTACCACCTGTAAAGCTCTGGCCAAATAAACTATTTGTATATTGAACAAAAGAGTTTTCAGTCAATAATGGACTTCTAAAAAAGCCTACAGATGCAGTCACACCCGATAATGGTGTTGGTTGAGTATTTCCTGAAACCGACTGAGCAATGACGTATCCTAATTCTTCATCGGGTCCATTCCAATACTGTGGACTATTGGTAAATCCTGATGTTGGGGCCCCGATTGATAAGTCCCCTATTTGAGATGTTCCTGCAATTGAGGGTCCTGGATTGTATGCGAAAGGTCTTGCTTTTGCCATGATTTTTTAATAATAAATATACAGGCACTAAAAAAGGGGACACCGTCGTGTCCCCCAATTTTCCCCGTCGAGAAAATGTAGCGTGTCTTGTTGGATTAGGCTGATCACAAACCTCAAGGATGGATGGTCCTTTGTTTTATTTATCGTCTCAAAACATCCAATAGTGACGTGTTTAATTCTATCTTTTTCAAGGTCAAAGATACAGGAAACAACAACTTCTAACCTCCGATACCTGATTTTACGTTTTTCTAATTTATAAAGCGGAGAAGAAATTGTGAAGGTGAGTAAGGGAAAACACCACTATCAAACATTCCGCTATCCATTTGGTGGCTGGGAGTGGGTTCGAACCACTGGCTCATCGGTGTTCACCCGATTGCTCTACCATGAATTCCGAAGAACTCCTGAGCTACCACAACCATATTGTTTCTCAGGGTTTGGAACCGAGTATCTTTCATCACCTGTAAGTCCCAAACCCTTTACAAATATAGAAAATTGTTTTCGGACTGTCAAACTATTTATGAAAAAAAGCCTCCCCTTTTTTGGGGCGTTTAGGACCGTTCCAGTTATGGGACAATTTAAGAGAACGATTCGCTACCGTTCTCTTTTTTTTGTTGCAACTATTTATAGAAAAAAATAATATGGCAAAAGGTACAAAGGGTGGATCTTCATCCCAATCTCGTAAAATTTCATTTGGAAAGAAAAGAACAGGTGTTGCAAAAAAAAGTTATTCCAAATACGAGCAAAAACCTAAAAAATATTTGGGTCAGGGAAGATAAACCGAGTTTTTTTATTTTTTTTTAATATATTTTTATCATGTCAGATAAGAAACGTAGATTCTATCGCCTTTTGGAAACCTATATGAATAAGTGTCGAAAAGAAGAGATTGAACTTGTATACGGTAAAGACGCAAAAATTAAAATTCACAATTGGACCCATAATGTTAAAGGAGACCAATTTATATTTGAATTAATTGTTGTGTTGGGAAATACGATTAACGAATCCGTTATGGACACAGGTCTCGCCGAAGTCTTATTAAAAGATGCTCTACAATATTTTTATCCCGAAGTAACAAAAGTATGTTATATGACAAGATTTGATGTCTGAGATTATAGACCTGTAGGATTTTTGGATTGTAAAAATTCAACTTTGACTGTTAGAGCCGCCACTTGTTCTGTAAGTTTCAAAATTGTTGCTCTCATTTCGTCCTTTTCTCTCGATGAACTTTCTAAAAGTGCTTCTAATTTGGCTATTCTGTCTTTGCAGTCATGTCGGATGAAATCTTCATCTCTTTCTCTTTTCATTGCTCTTTTTTCATAAAATCTCCAAGCTGAACCTCCACCTAAAACTGTAATCAGAGTCATTACGACCGTCCAAATAGTTTGTGTCTCCATTTTTGCACTTTTTGATGATAAATATAAGAGAAAAGATAAATAAATTATTTTTTGAACAAAAAACTTTTAGTCGAAAGGGCAATAATTATTATTCTTATAGAATAATAATATAATATTAAAAATATAAAAACTAGTGCACTAGTTCTAAGTAAAATCCACACAACACTCAAAACCAAATAATGAATTTAAAAAATTTGTTACGTCCATTACTGTGTCGACACCAGTCTCATTTTTTTTCAGTTGTATAAAAAAAGTATGAGAATCTGGAACCCAATCATCTTTGATTTCATCGTGTAGATAAGTTGGTAATACGACCATGTCCACAACTTCCAAATTTGGGAATGAATTTTTGAGAGCTTTTAAACAAATTTTTTTTAATTTATCTTCGACCATGTCATATCACTGTTTAATACTGTGGAATAAAGATATTTTTGATTCCATAAGGAAGGTTCAATTATGGAAAGAAACTTTGTCCCATCCTTTTTCTCGTAGAGGTGGTAAATCTCCCCTATAATCGGTTCAAATCTATAAGATGAGTCGTAGACCTCCTGAGTAATAAGAAACGAATTTTGAAGGGTTTCTGCCTCTTTTAGGAGTTCTTGATATCTTCGGTTGAATATCTTGTTTGCTTTATCGGTTCCGTTTTGTTTGAACGGTGTCAAATCGGTGGGTACAATCTTTGGGGCACCAACATGATGGGGATATTCCATCAAATTTGGAGTCAAATTTACTTTATCGATATGAGATTGTGTTGACATAAAAAAACCTCGGATATACCGAGGTTAAATATAAACATTATTTTTTGAGATACAAATTATTCTCCTTTTATCATTCCCAAGCTGTGTTTCAAAAATTCTTTTGCTCTTTGAGAAACATTGGACAAGGCATAAACTTTTTCGATGTCCTTTACAAGTTCCTCACCGTGTTCGTTTTCTTTGTACAACTCGATAATTTTATCCATCGCTTTATTACATTGATTTTTGGTTTCATCAAAATAGTTGTAGGGTTTGAATGCTTTCAAATGATTCATGATGTTATATGCAACATGCTCTCCACCATCAGTAATATTAGGGTGAATTCTCAAAGTCTTTAATAATTCAATTCTATCAGTAAGGGCTCCTACACCATTTTTTCGAAGTTGTACTCCCTCGATATAGTCTTCAAGTTCGTCAGATCCAACAATGTCTTCAAGGGTCTTAACGTTTCCACCATGACAGAATTTTCTATCACCTTTTTCTTCTGATTGCTCAATCATGTATAATTTTTTGATTGACTGTTTTTCTTCTTCTGTAAGTACAAATCTTTTGCTCATACCGATAAATATATCAATCATTGTAAATTACTAATCTATTTATCCATAAAAAACACATGAAAAGAATTTTATACTTTATATCAGTAATTTTATTATCCCTATTATTTGCGAGTTCAACTCAGCTACAAGATGAGGTGGTTCTAAAACACACAAATTACACTTCAACATTTAGCATCTCAAAAAAATATCCCGTGATTGTTGAGTGGTGGGTTACAAAGGCAAAGGTAAGTTGTCCAACACCTTTAAAAAGAAAAGATAATTTCAAACCAGATCCATTATTACCACAACACACAGACATTGCGAAGGATTATGTAGGTAGTGGATATGATAGAGGACATATGATGCCAGCGGCAGACAATTTATGTCAGACTCAACAGATTCAAGACGAAAGTTTTTATTTTTCTAACATGGCGGCTCAAACACATAGGTTAAATGCTGGAGATTGGAAATCATTGGAAACATTTACTCGGGACGAATCTAAGTTGAAGGATTCAATCCATGTTTGGGCGGGTAATGTTGGGGAAGTAAAAAAAATAGGAAGTGTGTCCGTCCCAAAATATTGTTGGAAAGTTATTCACATTAAAAAGGAAAATAAGTGGGTAGCGTACTTGTTTGAAAACAATACGTCAGCTCCTGATGGATTCAAAAACAACGAAGTCGCCCTTAAGGACATTATGTCCTTAACTGGTTTTACATTTCGCTAAACAAATATTTGTTAATATTGTCTATAGTGAAGACCGTTTCTCTCTTATCATAGACATGTTCCCACAATGTTTTGTTTTTAAGATATGGGTGAGGTTGAGACTTCGCCCATTTTTTTCCCATCTCATAGTCTTCGACTTTGTAGGTTAATTTTTTAGTTGGTTTTGTTGCGAACCAACTTCTCACCGTCATTTTTAGTTGATGTATCATAAGCATAAAAAAACCCCTAATGTAAGGGGTCTAAAGTTTTTTATAGATATAATTTCTGTGTATCCAAATAAAGTTGTTTCATTCGTCCTTCCAAAATAGTAATTTGTTTTTGGTCGGCTTCCGAAACATCAAAACTTTTGGCTTTAATCAGTCTAACTTGTTCCGCCATTTTTTCGTATCTGAATAACATGTCGTTGTAAAGTTTTGCTTTTTCGTCGTTTGTTAAATAACCCATAATTTTGTTTTTTATAAATATATTCTGAGATTTTAAAATTGTAAATTACTTTTCGTATTTGATTTCGGTATGTGCTTTCTTAATTCCGTCAAGACCTTTATAAATCAAATCCTTAACTTCAGGACGAGTTTTCTTTCCTCCCTTAAACATTGATATTAATTCTTCCAAACTATCAATTACTTCTTCACTTGCATCGATTACATCCAAATTACCATTATCAGTGTCTGTTTGCATGGGTTGTGTATATATGTCCAAGTCCATGGCAACACTATTTGACCCTGTTTCAACTAATTTTTTATATTGACTTTCACTAATAATGACTTTCATCGTAATCTCGATTATATTTATAAATACATAAAAGTATGGATATGAGACAAATTATAAAATTAATCTTCGTTTTGTCATTAGTTATTATGACATCTTGTTCAAGTCAACAAGGAATAGTTTATAGAAATTGTGATTGTAATACCACAAACTTTGGGTTTGGATGGAATAATAATCCATATTGGGGGTTAAACAACGGATTTTATGGATGGAATAACCCATTTTGGGGATGGAATAGTTGGAATTGGTACCCTTATCGTGTAATTCCGAGATATTACGTATATCCGAATAGAATTCAACCATCTGAACCTTCGAGATATGAAAGAAGACAGACTATTGGAGCTAGACCAAGTAGAAGTTTCCAAAATGAACCAAGTAATACAGATAATTTGTATCCAAGAAGAACTGAATCGAACAGATTTGAGAATCAAACTCCAAATAGATGGGAATCACCATCTAGAACTCAACCAAATAGAGTAGAAACACCTTCGAGGGTTCAACAAAGGACCAATTCAAACGTTAACACTCAACCAAGTCGTGTGGAATCACCTTCAAGAGTCCAACAACGAACAAATACACCTGTCACAACACAACCAACAAGAAGTAGAGTCCAAAACAGGGAAAATTAAGGTTTTTTTGGTTTTTTTGAGGATTTATCCTTCCATTCTAACCAAAAACCTGTTGCAACAACGATATTCATGCCCATGGACGCAATAATTTCATGTAAATCATCGTAAATGTTGGTTGTTAGGTGTACATGCCCAACAATCCAAAAAGGAATTGATAAATTCGAGGCAATCCACTTAATCAAAAACTTAAAAAACTTCAATTTCATGTAAAAAATGTTCTACTGTAATGTTTTTTTCGGGAATGTGCTTTTTGAGCTCCAAAAATCGTCTTACAAGACTGTATGGAAACCCATATCGTTCATTAAGTTTCCAATTTTTGGTATTTTCTTGGGTAATTCCGTCAATATAATAAGAAATATCCAAACTTCTCCTTGAAATTTGGTTTATTGGGTGTCCAAAACTACTTTCTACCCATTTTTTTAACAAAATTTGATATTCTTTCTGTTCCAAAGAGAAAAAATAAAAAAAATCATCAAAAAACTTCGGGTTATAGTGTAATTTTCCCTCACTATCGTACTGAAAATACCAATTTACCTCTTCTAAATCCAAAATCCATATATCTTTACCATAGGGATAGTAAATTTTACCCGATATTTCATTAAAAAGTCGTTGAAAAATGAATTTTCTCAGTTTTTTATTGTCTATTATAGTCACCAAAAAAAAAATATATTATAAATTATATAAAGAACATAGGTATATACAAAAAAACCCTCATTCAATGAGGGATTTATTTGGATTTTCTTTTCGTTAAAAAATAACGTATCCCTTTTACATCGAAAAACTCAGTGCCGACCTCAAAAACATGTTTTTTCAGAGGTTCGAACGTCAAAACTTCATCAGAATATTTTAAGAGAATCCTGTTTTCTTCGATTTTAATTAAATTGATATTTTCCATAACTAAAATATAAGAAATTTTTCCAATAAAAAAAACCTCACTTCAAAGGTGAGGTCAAATTTTAAGGAAACTCTGCGTTGAGTTTATCAACACTCGAGGTACATTCACATTGGGTTATGTTGAATACTTTATTCCCATCAGTTCTTTTGGCATACCAATCATTTTCAATCTTTATGTATCTCCATCTTGTATCACCTGGATATTGTTTGAGATTAGCCTCATCTTCGAATTTCTGAGTTATGTTTGTATCAGTTACTGGTGGACATGGTTTTACTCTACATCCACTTGAGGAAGTCGTTGTTGCCTCAGATGGGTATGAGCCTATATTATTGGCCTCAAAAAAAGATGCACTCACTTCACCTTCAGTTTCAGTTGCAGTACTTTGCTCTAACATCAACTTTTTGTGTAAGTTAATTATTCTAACTTTTTCTTCTTCGGATACTATAAACTTTTTCATTAAATTAAATTATTATCTTTTTGATACTGAACCAATTTATCTTTTGTTTTATTTCCAAATATACCATCGGTAACTAATTTAGTACCTGTACCTTTTTCATTCAAGAAATGTTGAAGCTGGACCACTTTGGGTCCCCGACTATCAAATTTTAAAGGAAAATCAGATGTGTCTGTTTCATCAGACGTATCAGAATCCGAATCACCAGTTTGACTTGAGTATGTTTCTCCACCGTCTTTTTTTATAGTAAAATTCGAATCTCCATCACATGCCCACTCCCCTCTTTCGGCGAAAACAAGGTTCTTCATATTGACCCATCTTAGCTTGTTATCTGAGTTAGGTTTATAAAATATCCATATTTCTGTTGGAGAAATTCTAATACCTTTCGAATCATCCCAATTTATGATTTCAACTCCTTTTTCTCTGAAATGATTCAGGATACAATTGAAATTGAAGACCCAAGCAAATGATTTAGACGAAAACGTATAATCTCCAGAGGTGACAAAATAATTGTCATTTCCATCACATTCCCATGTTCCAGTGTCTAAAATTTCCATATTTTTTGTATGGGTCCATTTTCCATCATCATAGAATTCCCATGATTCTGATCTGCCAATATAATGCAAAATATATGAATCATATTCCCTCCAGGTATATGTTCTTGCATCAGCAGCTTTCTTAACACATTCTCTATTTCTACTCATATTATTGTCGATTTCTACCAGATTGTTGATTTCTACCAGGTCTAGCCGGAGGTGGTGTTGGTCCTTGTCTTGGTGTAGTGTCTACTCCTTGTACATCAGTTGGTGTTAGTACTCTCGTTAAAGAATCAAGTCTTTGTCGATCGAGTTGATTAGCTCTCATTGCGGAATCCAACCTTGCCTGACTCACATCTGCTAAAGAATCTAATTCTCGTTGATATCGTACCGCTTCAGCTCCAGCGTTTTGAGCCGCCTCGATTGACAAATCTCGTATACCTCCTTGCGTGACCCAATAATCCGTTTCATCAATCAATTTTTGCCAAATATTTGTAAATGGGTTCAATGCTTTAAGTACATCCACCACGGGGATTGGTAATTCTTTCCCGTGTATTTTAATAAATTCATCAGTATATATACCCATCGCTTTCTTGAATTCTTCGAACATGAAATATTTTACTGCTTCGGTGGTCTCTTCAAACGGTATTTCTTGAGTGATAAGACTATTTTTAATGTATTCCCATAACCCGAAGAAAACTGGCCAAACAATTTTAGCAACTCCTTGGAAATATAAATATAAGTACCAAGCCCCTTTTGGTACTCCATATCTTAGTAAGAAACTTTTATAAATTGCCGAAATGTTAGTTGCATATCCTATAGTTATTCCTGAAAATATTCTTTGTAAGAGTTTTGCCCAGCCTGTAGTAATTCCTACTAATTTATCCTTTGTCATATTAACAAAAGGAACCCATTGGAAAGCATCACTTATTTCTTGGATTAACTGATTATCATCTAACACACTCTTGAAATATGATTCAGCATTCTTGCCAAGTGCCTCATTTGCTTTTAGAGCTTGAACTATGTCCAACCCTTTATCTGTACCTGTAGCCTTATTTACTTCACGTTGAATTAAATTATAAATTTCTTGTTTAACTAAATCTTCGTTTTTCCTAAGTGCTTCGATTTCTGTATCAATTAATCGATATAATTCTGCTGGTGATTCTGCTTCATTTATCAATTTATCAGCAGCTTCTTTGAGATAACCCACAATTCTCTCCATACTTTGAGCCCTTTGACCCTTGAACCTATTCAATAGATTGGTAATAGTGTATTTCAACTTAGCTCTAAATCCTCTGAACGCGCCGAGTCCCATGAGTTTTTTATCCACAATACTCAAAACACCTGGTGCAATTTCATCCCATTTTTTGAAAGTATCTCGTAAATCTTTCATCAGTTTATCGTCTGGAACATTTTTGGGTGGTGGGGTGATTGGATTCCTTGGTACTCCATCCAAAACATCTTTGATTTGTTTCTTAATAATTTTGTCTATTCCAGGCCATTGCTCGAAAAGACCCTCGAGGGCTCGCAACTGACTATCAATTATTTCATCATCTATTCTTAGATTATTTTTTTTGAAATCCGTTAGACGGTTTGTTACAGCTGTAATCTCGGCTTGATAACTATCATCCAAAACCCCAAATATTCTTGGAATAATCTCGTCGGCAAACCTTTTTTCCAAGGTTACTAATTCGGATAAAACCTCAACTGCTTCCACATCAGTTTTTGCGTTTCGTAAACGTAAAAATTCATCAGAGTGCTTTGCGAAAAGTTCCGCCAATTCATCACCCAAACTCAAAAGTACGTCGGCAATCGCTTTGTATCGAGATTCAGTAAGTAATTGAACTTCCATTAAAACTCTCATTCTTGAGATTTCTTCATTTAACGTTTTTCTATTTTTCATTTCCTTGTTTTTTTTCGTCAGATTTCATTTTTAATAGTTCCAACGTTTTGGAATCAACTATACCAGTTTCTTCCAATTCATTATTCCATTGAAACAATATAACTGCGTCAAAAGTATTATTACCGAAATCTCCATCGACACCTTTTTTCTCTGTATTATATCCTTTCAAAGTCAATCCATACTCCAAACTATCCAACATCTCTTGTACTTTTCTTACAGATTCTCCTTTTTGTCCGAATTCAATAACATATGGTTTTTTTGTTTTTGGGTCAATTTTTCCTGCCAACACATCCTGAATCGGTGGTGATATCATTTGATTTTCAGATTTTATCTTTTCCTCTAATCCTCTCATGGTTTCCTGATGTTCTTGTTCCAGTCGTGCTGACTCTGTGCAATCAACTTGTTTTAATAAATTAGGATTATCCTTGAACATTTGTTCGTGTTTCTTAAAATAGTCTCCTACTTCTTTTACAATACGTTCTTTAATCTTGGGATCTTTGAGAAACTGTACCAATTGATAAAAAGATGAATCCTGACGTAGTTTCATTTTTTCTTCATCGGTTCCATAAAGGGCTAAATAAACTTCATCATATGTGTAGTAAATCCCTCCAATTGTAAAACCGAGCTTACCAAGACTCCAACTCATTTTTGTCAACAATAACACTGTCCCAAATAATAATTTACCACCAGTTTGTAGTATATTCGCAACGACTTGAGTGACGAAATATTTTTGTGTCAGATTTGCAATTTTCTGAGAATGTTGGGTAAGTTCTGACATTAATTCATCGGCTTGTTTTACTATTGCCTTTTCTGCGTCGGTCAATGTTTTCCTTTTAGCAAGTTCCCTACCCTTTTTGATGGTATCAAGGACCTGTTTTTTTCCTCTAGCCATGCTTCTTGAAACTCTTGGGCTCATGAGAGCAAATTCTGATGCAGGAATCAAACAAAAAGATAAAACCAATCCCGCCATGTAGTCGTCATCTTCATATAAATAAAGCCCTCCATCAGCAAGACACGCTGCGGTTGAAACTCCCAAAAGAACTCCAGATGCTGGTGATGGAATTAATCCTAAGAGACCTGCTGCAACGTCGACAAAAGTCAACCAATCATGTGCATCCCATGTTCTCATCCACTGTGGTGTTTTCGTGACTAACAATCCACCTGGAGAGAGCCCCCAGGCGCTTATGTTATTAAGTCCGATTTGCTCGTTGAGAACATTAACTCCCATCAAACTTTGAATTCGTTCTATTTCAGATTCATAAAGATATTTACCTCCTTGGTTCACAATTAAATCTTTTTTATATAAATATATTGGTAATATCAATTATTTTGTATACTTTTGTTTCATGATAAATTGGAACATTGGATCGAAAATAAAGTCTCTCGCAAAAAAAACAATTCACGTTATTGAGTCGATTGAGACTGTTGAAGGAAAAACTGTGATTTTCACTGAAGACACAAAATGTTTTCCAGCTGAAGATGTTAAAGAACATTACGACTCGTTCGTAGCAGAATACTTTATGAAAGTGTTTTCAGGACAGGAACCCACCATCGAAGATCGAGAAAAGATGAAAAAAATATTCAGGGCAAAAAAACAGTGATTTATAATAAGTAATGTTATTCCTTCAAATGATTAAACCTGAAGACAATGTTTTCCTCTTCAGGTTTATCTGAAAACAACGGACCCAAATATTCTCTGAAGTTGTTTCTCAACTTCATCTCGATTTGTTTTTCAACCTTTTCGGGAGTAAGGTTTGGTATTTCACCTTTCAAATAGTTTTCCGGTGTTGGAACTTGTTTTCCGTCTATCACTTTCAAAACGTCTTGAATATCCACGTTTACGACGTTCTTGTCGTCAATGTCTTCAACGGAAGAAATTTTGAACTTGATACTAATTTTCGGTTCCGCACCATAAGACGGAGATTTTGCGGTTGAAACTTTTTGAGATACTAATGAAGGTGCCATATCTCTAAATGCCTTTCGTTTAAGTTCCATAACTTTCTCATGAGTAACACCTCTCTCAATCATTTCCATTTCCTGACGAGACAATAGATAAACTTGGGACTCTAAGGTGTCGTTCCATCTATATGGTCGAGACGCATTCATTTGCTTCCCTGTGGAGGAAGAATATCTATCTGAGGTTTCATACCACTTACCGTCTTTGTAGATATAAACTGGATACCACCCATAAGACTCGACAATATATATCTTTCCATCCATTGTTGCTCTCCAATATCCTCTTAGGTTTGAACCCTTAAATGGAAGTTGTGCTTTGGTATAAACCTTGGCATTATAATTTGGAGTACGTTTCCCTTTCATCTTTCTCGGATCGATAAAGTTGTCCTTTGTCAATGATGAATAATCACCATCTTGTCGATAGTTCAAAAGATATAATTCCAAAATATATGGTGCAAAATCGGGATCGATTCCGAAATAAGGTAAATAATCCTTGATTGCTGTTTGTAAGTCTCTTTTGTTGTTGTAATTACTTTTTTGGGTATTAAGAATTTTGAATAGCTTGACAATCACCTTATTCGGTTCAATATCAATGTTGACCGCCTCATTCATCATATCATCACCACAAGCGGTAAGATAATATTCCATCAAATCATCACCATACCAATTTTGGGCCAAGGGGAAAATTATATCGATAAATTTTTCATAACTACCCTCGGGAAAATAATCTTCATTGACAGTGAAAAAATGGTCAATCGCCATAGCGATAATGTTACCGGAATATTCGTATTCATCGGCATAGTCTCCACAAAGATCTGGAAATTCCTCCTGTGTCTCAAGAATATATTTCATGAAGGATTCCTTATTAACCCTTCGTTTCAATCTATCCATAAAGTCAGACTCAGACAATAATTCATGCTGTGATTCAACAATTCTTTGAAGTTGTAATTCTGTCAAAATGTAATCTTTTTTCATTTTCGATTCCGTAACTTGTATAGGTATTGTGGGTAAATCTGGATTATTCCAACCTAATTTTGGATAATTTGTACTTAAATATATATCATCCATCGGATTTTTAGACAGAGCTTTTTCAAGTTCAGATGCAATATTTTTTTGGTCATTGAAACTAATTCTTATAAGTTTTATTCCATTCTCCTTACAGAATTTGTTTTTCGCCAAATCGTTCAATACCCTTTCTTTGTATCCCTCCAAACCTCTGTACCTACCCTCTACAGGAAAAAAATGTTGTCTCCCATCGAATTCTGCGATTACAACGGTTCCATCTTCTTTAACGAAATAAGCGTCCGATTTTAATTTATTTCGATTTCCACTTCCTTTAAAACTGTACGCCCCTAATTTTTTTTCTGTATCGACCGTATATCCTGAAACTTTTAGTGTGTCCACCATAGTGTATTCTCCCTTCCACTTGATATTTCTTTCCTTGTTGCACACAGGACAAGCAAATTTTAAGTGGTTATCAAAGTATGCTACGGTACCCTTAGGATAAAGATTTACTGGTGTCTCGTGATTAGTACATTTGAAATTTTTTACAAAGAGTCTAGTTTGATTCGATCCTTCACTTCTCGGAACTAAATAAAAATTTTCTTTTTCGAAACTTAGCGTTGTATCTTGAGGAACCGTACTCATAAACTTTTCTATCTTGGAATCAAGATCTTGTGGATACATTTGATTAAGCCATTCAGAATAACATTTTTTACATGAGTTTTGTTTTAATTGTTCCAATCTGATTTCACCAACCTCTCCATGAACTACTCCTTCTGAATCTGTTTTTTCACATATTACTCCATCGATGGTTTTGTGATGCCTCTCATCTTTACCATACGTAACATTATCAAAGTTAAAATCAGGAAATAATTCTTTAAGCTTTTCAGTAGTCTGTTTGTTGTCCTTATCTTTTAATTCGGACAACATATTTTGCATGGTAAGAGTTTGGTCACCAGTACGATTTCTTCTATTACTAATCCATACTGCTATATCATTGTATTCGGGACTTTCATAAAAATCCTTCAATGTATTGAATTGAGAAATATATTCTTTAACTGAATCTATATCCCATTTTGATTCTCTACCTTCCGAAATTACTTCCATACTCATAAATACCCAATAAAAACGAAATCCCTATGATTATAAAATAGAATTGTCATATTGGAAAAAAAACAATATATTTGTTCAACAACTAATTTTATGAATCCGGGTCTCAAAAAAGTCGTATTTCGAAAACTGAATTTGGATTTATCCAAGGTTGAAATCATTTTGGCTGAAAATCACTCCATTTGGTTCATCGACCGTGCAAATAAGTATTGGTACTTTGAATTGGAAAAATCAGGTAAGTTATGGTGGAGATATGAGTTTTTTACCGATTTTTTTATCCTTTTTTCTCTCAAAATCGATGAATTCCAACCTCTACTCTCTGAATGGGTGGAAGGGATTTTCGATAGTAATGTAAACATGACTCCGCGATCCGGACATAGACTTCATAGCACGGTAGAAGGTATCCTCAATCATGGATACAGAAAGGGATCTCGTAAGATAGATGAGGTACTAAATCGTGAGATTAACGAAATTGATGGGGGAGAGTTATTTAATGATAGTACAGTGGTAAAGGTTCTCAATATTGATATAAACGAAACAATAGGAACCACAATTCGAGAACCAAATCAAATAATCGAGGTGATGAATCGTGAAGATATACTTAATCATAAGGTCGTTTCAATTTCACATGGGAATGAACTCATTGATATACACAATCAGATTCTTCTTAATGAGTTAGTATATGAAGTTGAATCTGCAGATCCTTTGGACACACCAGCACACGATTCGGTGGATGAAGTATTAAAATACAAAGTAACCCGAACCATACCCGACCTTAGTGAATCACTGACAGAAATCGATATTTTATTGAACCAATAATTTATTATGGAGGTTTAATTTTTTTTTATTATATTTTTTGTATGGAAAAACCGAAAGTTCATAATGTAACGGAATGTCCCTCATGTAAAATCCCAAAAGGATGGGGGGAAGAAATTATAATTTGTAATCATGAATTATATTGTGGTAAATTACTTTGTTTCAAGGAAGGTGCAAAATTCTCAATGCACTACCACATGATTAAAGATGAAACTTGGTATGTTGATGAAGGTCAATTCATTTATAGATGGATTGATACAGAAACTGCACAAGTTAATGAACAAATCTTGAATGTCGGAGATGTCGTAAGACAACGACCAGGACAACCACATCAACTCGAAGCTCTTACCAAAGGTGTGGTCTTCGAAGTATCAACAGAACACTTTGATTCGGATTCATATAGAATTTGGAAAGGAGATACACAATGAAGATTTGGTTAAATGGTTGTTTTGATGTCCTACATCACGGACATTTCAAATTAATACAACATGCTACCTCATTTGGTGGTCAAGTTATGATTGGAATCGATTCTGATGAACGAGTAAAAAAACTAAAAGGAGAAGGGAGACCATTTCACTCCGAAAGTGAAAGAGCATTCAATCTTAAACAAATCTCAGGAGTAGATTCCGTAGTGGTGTTTGATTCTGATGAAATGTTAAGAGAAATTCTCGAACGTTATAAACCCGATAAATTTATTATAGGCTCAGATTATCTTGGAAAAAAAATAATCGGACAAGAGTTTGCAAAACAAGTTGTAATCTTCAACAGACTTGATAAATTTTCAACCACTGAAATACTAAATTATGCAAATAACGATAATAGGTGAACTATGCCATGACGTATTCATCTATGGTGATGTGAAAAGACTATGCCCCGAAGCTCCAGTTCCAATTTTAACAGACATCGTCACAGAATCTAACTTAGGAATGGCCGGAAATGTCAAGGAAAATTTAAAGGCACATGATCCTTCACTAAAAATATCATTGATTCACCAAACAAATTCAATTACCAAAACGAGATATATCGATCACAAAACAAATCATATGTTTCTTAGAGTTGACGAAGGTGAAGATAATATTGATTCATTAATACTTACATCAGAAATAATTGAAGAAATCTCAAAGTCGGATTTAGTAATTGTCAGTGATTACAACAAAGGATTTTTGAACGACGAAACTTTGATTCAAATTGGTAAGTTATCAAAACTATCCGTAATTGACACCAAAAAAATTATTACCAAAAGACTAATTGAATCATTTACTTTTATGAAGTTGAATGAACACGAATATCAACGAAACAAGTTCATTTCAGATAAGAACAAAGATAAACTTATAATCACGTTGGGAATGCATGGTGCTAAACATGACGACATTGTATATTTATCACCATCTCCAAAACAAACGATTGATGTTAGTGGTGCTGGGGATACATTTACGGCATTTTTTAGTTTGAAATATTATGAAACTAAAAATATTTCGGAATCAATAAAATTTGCAAATCAAATGGCGTCTATTGTTGTATCCAAAAGAGGTGTAGCAACTCCGTAAGTCAAGTTATACACTAAAACTTTCACCACATCCACATGTTCTTGATGCGTTCGGGTTTCTCCATTCGAATCCCTTACCATTCAACCCATCCTCATAATCTAATTCGGTACCAACCAAATACAACAAAGATAATTTATTGATGCAAACTTGAATGGTATCAAGATCGACAATTGTGTCTGTTGGTTCTACCTTATCATCAAACTTCATTTGATAAGATAATCCACTACAACCTCCCCCAATTACTCCGACTCTTAACTTATGAGTTTCAGGAGATATACCCTCATTCTCCATTAAAACCATAAGTTGATTTTTTGCTCGTTCTGATAGTGTAACCATATAAAATTATTAAAAAAGACCTAAATCGGAAACTTCTACTCCCGTTAAATCATATACGAGTCTTCTGACTACTTTTCCAGCTTCCTTATCACTCAGTAAAAATAAGTCCATAATAGAACTGAAAATTCTTTCATCGATGTTGAAGTAATACGCATTCATTTCAGGTGAATAAACTAGCACCGCGGTTTCTCGTCCATTCTTTTCGAAAATCTCCAATGTTGGAATTTCGGAATTTTTCAATTCCCCTAATTCGTTGAGTAAGTATTTTGTTGCGATTGTCTCTAATCTTGACTTATTTATCTCATATTTCATCTAAATCTATATGGTTAAAGGTTCCGAAATGCATTACTTTTGGTGGTTCGATACCAAGGTAGTTTGAAAACCATTTTCTGATTGATTCCTTTTTTTCTTCATAATCAAGTGAAAACATATTTACTAACGGGTCTGAAATTTTTGCCCTATCGAAGAATACTCTGTCTTCAGATTCATTACTCATAAACACTATTTCTCCATTTTTGGTGGCAAAAACCCATTGTTTGTAATTTTTTTTACCTGGAACCCAAACTAAATCATTATATGCATCATTCAAAAAATATGCCCCCAAGTCAATCAGTCTCGATTCTGTGATTATTACCTTCATAAGTAATAAATATCAAAGATGAGGGTTAGAAAGAGTATTTTTTTCAACAGAACGTATTTTCTCGATAATGCTGTCTGCAATTATTCTATGAAATTTTTTTGATGGGTGAAGATCGAAAGGTGGGTTTTCACCAAAGAATTCATAATCTGTAGAAATCTTTAAATTTTTATCATCCTCCCAAACATCACTCATAGACTTAAATTCTTTATTTTTATTTTTTATATAAATTTTTCTTTGATTCATATAATCATCTCCTTCTATCAATTTGTTATAATCATTAGACCAATTGAAAATCAGAGGTACTATACCTTTATTTTCATAACGAATGAAAATTTCTTTGATTCTATCGAAAATCTGTCCACATAATTTTTCTAGATAGTCTTCATAATTAATGAAATTATACATTTCAAAAAATTCATGAATTTTGTTATAATCGTCACTGAATCTAAATTTACTACCATCAGGTAAAATATAATGACTTCTTTGGGGCATTGATGTTTGAAAAATAATATATTTTACTTCATCATGTTTATAATTATTTTTTACCCACTGTGGATTTAAAGGTAGAACACCAAAAACTTGGTCTATAAATTCAATACTATCTTCATCATTTCCCGAATAATCCTCTCGTGTTATTTCGAACATTTCCAATTCCTGAGACACTAATCTTGGAAATCTTAAAACATCTTTATATTTTAAATGATGGATTGGTCTATTTTCGAGTATTGATGTAATGTCTTCATTACTTTTACATTGTCCGTATAAATCTTTGGAGTAAAACCATAGACCATGCCCATGTGTGTGTGAACATCCCGCAAAAATTATTCCACTCATTGAACTAATATTAATTTTTTAATCTCATTAAAATAAATACTTATTAGAAAATTATTCGTCGAGACAAAACTGTTCAAGAAGGGAAATTTCAACATCGTCTACATCACCAGGTTTATCATCATCCCAAGAAATTTCAATCCATTTCTGTTCTCCATCAGTTTCATTAATATCGACTGAGAATGGATAGTCCATTCCTTTACTATCGACATAATGTCCATAAGAGGTTTTGACAACAACATAATTCGGTTTATCGATTATAATTCCCATAACTTTTTTTTTCAAAAATAAGAAATATACTTTACATTTCAAAATTATGAATAATTAGTTTTTCACATTTTATTTCTGAATGTTTCCTCCAAATTACATTCCATTGTTATGAATTTGTTCTCAAGAAATACTTCAGTATGGTTTTTATATAAAGTAATTAATTCGTTTGGAATGAATGGGTCATTATCAAAATATTCGATTGATTTATTTTTGTTGAAAATTGTTATTTCTTTTATTTGGTTATATAACTCAGATAAATTGACATGTTTATATAGATTAAGATTTTTGACCATATCCACAATTCTTTCTTCGGAGTCTCTATTCGAATCATAAGAGTAATCAAAAATTTCATCGTATAATTTGAAACCCAACTTTTTAATTTCTTGATTATGAAATAATGACCCAACTGAAATGAAAGGTTGGCCTATCAGAAAATTTTTATATGTTTTTTCTGATATAAAAACTTCATAATTTCCACTCATAGTTTCTCCTACTACATTGAATAAACAACGATTATTGAGTAAAAAATCAGTATTGAAATCCAATCGTTCATCGATATTATCTATGTTGTCAATTTTTTCGAACATATCTATCACCATTCTCTTCTCCTCCCAACAATCAAACTTATATGGTTCGTGCCATTCATCGGATAATTTATTCCATGAAACCTTTCCAAAATTGAATAAATCGTTTTTACAAAAATTATCCATTATCAATGAACGTTGACTTCTCGGGTGTCTATTTAAAGAAAAAAATAACTTCTCAAAGTCGGTATTGATATTAATTTCTTCAATTGGTTTTTTATAGACATTAACCAAGTGTTGACAACTATAATGTAAAAGGAATGTATTCCAAGTGAGAATCTTAACATTTTTAATTGGATAATCTCCACCTTTTCCCCAAGAATCGAAAAGTTTGGAACCTCCAAACAAAAAATAAACCACAATGTCTCTCTCGACTAAAAATGATTCGAATTCATACAAAGCCTTCTTATAATATTCTTCATACTCTTTCTCTGAAGGTATATCCACAGGATTACCTATTGGTTCAAGAGGGTGATAATATAAAACATCGATTGACCTTGAATCCCTAACAAGATTTGCGATGACATTGAAAATGTCTTCTTTCATAAAAGAATTATTATATGTTTCATGAAAAGTAAAAATCTTTAAATTTCTCATTTTTTTTAATAAAAATATAGTAAAAATAATAAAAAACCCCACCTTTATGGGATGGGGATTATATTTTAAATTTGATTGATTATGGAGTCGGATAATCCACTTTCGGAACAGGTAGATTTCCTGCGCCGGTAGTACAGAAAGTTTGTTTCAATTCTTTGGTTAAGGAAGGTGCGAAAACACTAACGTAAAAATTTGAAAGAATTATACCCAACTTGTCAGAACTACAATTGAAATATGCTTTAGATCCAAATCTATCGAGATCGAAAACCACATCATTATTTCCAGTAACGTCAGAGTATGCTTTTTGAATTTTGAAAGTTCCATATAAATTACCAATCTCATCAGGTTTGTTTTTTCCGCTAATTACAGAATATGTGTTGAATTGTTTACCCACATATTTTTCCAAAAGATCTGGATTATTGAACGGATTTGTTGTCGTGTCTCCACTAGTAGTCCCACTAGTTGGGTTTGGAAGAGTTGGATTTGACATTGGTGGAGTAGTCTTGGTTTTCACACCAGGATTTTCACCAGTTTGTACAACAGTGGTTTGAGTTTGTTCACTCATCAGTCGTTTCTCCAATCTTTGGTTGGCTTCTTGAATATGTCTGATTTTACTATAACTTCTATTCATAATTTTACATTTCCAATAAATATCATTGGGGAATAAAAAACCCCACCTTTATGTGGTGGGGTTAATTTATTAAAGTTATTTATTTTATGCTTGAGGTTGTTGAGGTGCTTGAGCCTTTGCAATCGCATTTGCCAAAGCATCAAGTGGTCCCAATACATTGGAAATTGCCGGTAAATATGGTTTGAACGAATTTGTATTTTGATATTGAGCAATAGCCTTTTTAATAGTATCAGGAAGATTACCAAGTTGTCTTCTGATTTTCAAAATATCATAAATTGCATTTATTTCATTTTGTTGAGCCTGATAAGTCTCTCTGTTCGTGGTTCTCAAATCTTTTCTTGCATCTCTTCTTGCGTCCTTTGCATCTCGAACCCCTGCTCTAGCAGCATCAAGTCCTTGTTGTGCCGCCAGTTGTTGACTAGTTTGTTCTTGTATTGCCCTTTTAACTAATTTTGCTAAATCAGCTTCGGTCATTCTTATAATTTTTCCCATGTTGTGTTTAGTTTAATATAAATACTCATTACATAAAAAAAAATCCTCATTTTATGGGATACAGATAAAAAAAAGATTATTTTTGAAAAAAAAATCGATATGCTAAAATTCCCAATTTTTTTATTGATACCTTTCATTTTTGGGTTTCAAACACCAAATAATAATGATACACCCATCATTATTCACTTTGAACAGATTCTAAACGAATATCGGGATTCAAATGGGTTAAATCCAGTCAAAATTGACCACTCAATGAAAGAATTTACTGATTTACGTAGCAAAAGTTTAGTAAGCGATTATAGTCACAATGGGTTCAATAAAAACTTGCGATCATACATTACAAATTTTACTGTGGGTGGTGAAAACATTGCAATGTTAATAAACGCTCCTAACGATAATAAGCCATATTGGTCTTCAGATATTGAAGAGGTTGGTAAAATTCTCAACAAAATGTCCATGGGAACATCAACGAATTATGACGTGGCAATGTATTGTTTTTCGCTATGGAAGAATTCGAAATCTCATAATGAATTACTTCTTAACAATAAAGTAAAAAGGTTCTACCTTTCTTATGAAAAAAGTAAAACCTTTTATTATTTCTGTTTTATTGGATTAGATTAGTAGTAATGACAAGGAAGAACTCCTTTTCTAACGAACAATCCTTTCAAGGAAATATCTGGTAAGGTAATTTGTGGAAGTCTAATTTTAACTTTTAATCTTTTTCTACCCGTGGCACTGAATCTAACCATAAAATCAGTTTGAGAAATCGGTACAAGTTCTTCTGGAATTGGTTCGGTTGGTACGGGTTCAGATTGAGGTGGTGTTGTTCCTTTAACTGCAAAATCAAAAGTTAAATCTACTCTTTGATACTTCTTCAATTCATCTTTGTTTTGCCCATTGTATTCAGGTCCACTAGTTCCAGTACCATCAAGGGTCAGTGTTTGATTTCCACTCTTAACTGAGATTTGTTTTCCTGCATTAGTTCCTTGACTATCGATCTCAATACCCTCAGGATTAATTACTCCATTCCTTTGTTTAAGTCCCTCAACAATATAGTCATATACCACTTTTGCTCTTGCATCAGAAAGTTCTTTGAATGTTGGAATTTTTCCTGGAAAAGTTTTTTTACTCACACCATTTGGAATTGTTGAACTCGATGACGTAATTTTCAATTTATTTACCCATACATCGGCAGGTTTTCTTCCTTCTTTCACAAGTTCTTCACTCATTTTTTTTATTCCCTCATCAATACCACCAAAAATATTGTCATTAATATATTGAATGAATTCAGGAGTCATAACCGCCTCATTGAATTCGAATTGCATTGGTTGTTGAATTGTTGGTGGAGTGAACATTGTGTATCCTTGTTCCATTACTGGTTCACTCACTTTTCCTTCTTGAGGTGGTGTTATTTCCTCTTTGATTGTCACACTATCATCAACAATAATATTTTTATCTTTGATAGTAGAACGTTTTGACCCCAATAATCCAGAATAATCATATCGTTGATCGAAAACTCCATCCCCATACTCTACTTTTGGTTTCCCGAGTATATTTTTTCCAGCGAATCGATCACGTGGCCCCGTGTATTTTGAAACCACAAATAAAAAAAACTTAGGGTTTTCAACTCTCATTTTTTCGAATACTCCGAGAGATGTTTCGTCCATAAGTCCTTTCATTTGGTCTAGTTCTTGCTTGAAGGCTTCACTATTAGCCGCCAACTCCCTTGAATAAGAATCCAAATCTTTCCCACTTAAATATTTTTCGATATTTGGGTCACGAGATGACAATATTATATCAAGACTTTTCATTTGTTTGACGGAGATTTGTTCCGACATCAAGTAAAGATTCTTTGTTGCTGATTCGTGAAGAGACAAAATTCTTTTTCTTTCTTCGTCCGATATTTGCCACGTTTGCTTTATCATATTATATAAATTAATTTAAAAATACTTGAGATTCGAAGTTTCTACGTTTCGATAAACCAGGATAATATTGACCTGTCTGTGCTCCGGTGGTTGGACCTTGTGCGATGTAAGCTGCTGCAGCTTCCATATCTCCATCTACGATTGCATTTTTTATATTTTTCCCGTAATCCCTAGCAGTGAAAACATACGGACCAGCATTATAACTGAAACTTAATAACGCGGCTTTTTGAGAGTCATTTAATTTTTCCCAGTTCAAGGGTCCAAGTTGGCTGGCAACGATTGGAGCGAAAGTATTTTTTAATTGATAGTCCAAAGTTTCTTCAGCTTCCTCAAGCGTCCAAGTGGTTTTGGGTGTCACATCGACCAACTTACCACCGACTAATTTTTTGGATGTTCCATACCCACCTCTATATGTACCTTCATCATCTGAAGCTGTGTCACTGAACGTTTCAAATTTTCTGATGAGTTGCTTTGTCATTTCCAACCAATCACCCGATAAAGAAATATTGATATTTCCGACTAACGGGTCTATTAATTTTTCTAAATCTTCAGAGTCGATATTTTTTTCTTTAAGAAGTTCAATCATCTTAAGTAACATTTCTTCTGAGGCTTTTGTCGGACCTACTTCTGATGATTCCTCAGATGAAGTTGAACTATCATCTTTTTCGACATGGTCATTAGTAAATTCTTCAACAGCTTCGGCAGTTTCAGGTCCAAACAACCCATCGACACCATGAATTGGTAAATCATATCCAAGAATAATCAAACCAACCTGCATTGATTCAACTTCTTTTTTGAAATTGTAACTACCTCGTTCTTGTTGAGATATTCCACCATCCTGAGCGGCAGTTTCCAATGTATCGAAAAATTCATCCACATCGACTCCAATTAAATCAGCTTTGGTTGGATCATCATCTTTTTTGTAGCCAACGTCTTTCAAAAATCGGTCAATAAATTCTTGTTCAACAATTTGACTACCATACATCATGGAATGCATTCTGTGCAATTCCTCAGTCAATGATTTTTTCATATCAATAAATATACAAACTTGGAAAAAGGGTTGGTATTATCTTACTGAAGAAATCTTCTCCTACCCATTCTACCACGACCAATCAATCTCATTCGTTCCCAATCATTCCGATCAAAAACAACTACCACGTGTTTTCTTCGGACAATGACCTTGGTTGCTTGTGGAAACAAGTCATATTTTTTATTTACAACCTTTTCTGAGTCCAACAGATAATTTACATAATCCTTTTCCATAGTTTGAGCATTGACACCCAAACCCAATAGCATCATTACAATAAAAATAATTTTTTTCATATCAAAAATATAATAAAAAAACCCCACCTATTGAAGGGTGGGGTTGTAAATTATTCAATTTTTGTTCACTACCTGTTTTCTTATTGAAAACCACCTTTCTCGTCGTAGTAGCTTAGAATTTGACTAAGTACTGAGATTACTTGAGGTAAATTTTCTCTGTCGTATTGTGTGTATAGTGTTGTATAAGGAGTTCCGTTTACATCTCTATCATTCTTTCTTTTTGAATTTTTTCCTCTCATAGGAATTGATGCCAGCAATTGTTCGAATTTAATATCTGCAAAAACAGAGAAATAGCCACCCTTAAAAACTGTCAAGTATAAACCATCTGCTCCTGGCGTGAACCACGATTCAATTTCATCATTACTACCCGATTCTTCGGCTGGATGTACTTTGCTTAATTCCGAAACTAATTTTCGATAATTCTTTTCGGTCTCTATTGACGGTGGATTTGAAGGAATGGAAGGCATTTTACGTCTGAAGTCGTCAAGTCTTCGTAGAGCCATTTTTTTAATTTCTTCTTTGCTTCCTGGAATGATAGCTCCTTGTTCTTTAATTACTCTTCTAACCAATCTAGTCAAATCTGCCTCGGTTAATCTAATAATTTTTTTCATGTAAAAAACGTTTAATAATAAATATTACACACTTAATAAAAAATAAAGCCCACTTTTACAGTAGGGCTTGGTTTACTTATACAGTACAAAATTATTTTTTTTATCTTTCAAATCAATGACTTGAAACTCGGTGGGGGTTATGGGATAGACAAGATAATCGACAGCATCCTTATATTTTTTCGATTCAAACCTTTTTGCATCTGATTCGGAGGATTTGACTTGAATTGTTACGGCATCCTTACCTCTTCCCATAATCAAGTCCACAAAAAAATTCATATCAATAAAGTTTCCGTTGCCTCCACGATATAAAACATTGTATCCAAGTTTTTCAAAAGCATTGGCGACATCAGATTCCATTTGGTCTCCCAACTTGGAAAATTTAGTGGTATACTTGGTAAAGTTCATTAAATCCTTTTTATCTTCCAAATATTTTTCGAACAAGTCCTTGAAGTTGTCTTTATATTTTAGTAGGATATTTTTGATTACTTCGGAATCCGAAGCTGTAGATATTGTGTCGAGAATGCTTTTAGCTGCAGTACTTCCATTACTTTTAGCCTTCTCCAAATAAGTTGACAATAAATCAGATATGTCAGAATAGTTGGTGTTCAACTTATTAACATAATGCCATTTACCATTCGGATTTAAATTACCTTCATCATCAACGTACACCAATTTTTTTCTATTTAAGTTTCTTACAAAATAGTCATATTGTTTGTCGTTAATTTTACCATATGAATTTAATATTTTGGCACCTTTGAGATTGTCTTTAATATCATCTTGTTGAATATCAAATTTGATATCCGATAAAATATCATCAACCACTTTACGAAGGTTCAACCCTTCATTAGATTCCAACCAAGCCCCCAAAGAATTTAATTTGTTATATACATTACCACCCAACACCTTGGAGATATTCCCACTCAGTTTTTCTTCTTCCTGACGGGAAATGATTTTATCTACAACCTCTCTATTCCTGTTTTGATATCCAATACATCCAGTTGGGACTTGTAAACCACCAAATTTGGTTATGGTCATGCTTTTGCAGGCATATGAGCTCATATCCAACTCAATAACATCCTCACCCAATTTGATTTCCAAATATCCCTTATTCCCATACAATTGTGATAAATCATTGGAAGTCAATTTACCTTCTCCTCCATCAATGACAACAGGATTGTTCACATAGTAATAATTACCCTTTGAACCCAACGAACTACCTTTGATGGTCGCAATATTCACACCAGTCTGAATGACCTCAAGCAAATGATTTAACTGACCTTCTGAAATGATGAAGTTTCTCATATAACAATAAATACTAAGAATTAAAAAACCCACCTTTATGGGATGGGGGAAACTAATCACAATAAGTCAATAATCGGTTTTGACCACTCTTTCACTAATCGTTTGGAATTTATTTGTAAATTTTTAAAATTTTCTACAGTAAACGGACGACCTGATACTTTGGTCATAAATTCACCTTCTTTTCCTGGGTGGAACTTCCCCATGTTCTCTTTTACACCCAAACCAGGATAAGAAGAATTGTTTGTTCCGAATAAATAATTGTCTCCGAAATCGAAAATGAACACGCTGTCCTGACAAAAGATTTCACCCAACTTGATAATATTTTTAATGAATTTGGGGTCATTATTGGAATTGACAACGAAATATGAATCCTCCTTTACCTCAATCGCATTTTCTTGCATATAGTTTTCGATATATGTACCCTTAACTTTGGTAACATCATACCCTACAACCAGTAATGAGGATAGTAGTTTTTTGTTCCGGCCCTTGTTATCGTATATGTTGATTCTTTTATCATCATCTTCGTCATATAAACAATTGGTTAAAGTTTTTCTGAACGCACTAATTACCGCACATTGATTGTTTTCAATGTATTTGTTTATTCTACTTAATGAAGATTCCACAATTTTATTAGACGAAACATTCGTCTCAATTATTTCTTGAAATAATTCAGGGTTTATTCGTCGTCTTAATGATACATAATCAGGATCATTCAAAATTTTTCTGTACTTGTCAATTAACTCTCTCATCACTTGATAAATATAAGTTATTTTTTCTATGATGTAAAAATATGAAAAAAAAAGAAAAACAAAAAATTTATCTTATGGTAATGTGTGAAAAAAGGGTTCGTATAAACTTAAACTTCTAACCAACTGATTGGTGGTTTGGAAACCTTTTTACACAGTCCTTTTTCCAATAAAAAATCATTTGTAGGCTGAATTTCAGTTTCGAAAGGCTTCAATGATTTCAAATTTGTTGAAACTCCATCCAATGTCACTTCTATCGTGATTTCATCACTCAAATATTTTTTATACAAGTAATTGCTCAGTTCGAGTGGACCTTTGGGTAATTCTTTCATTTTTCTACTCAAAACCGTATTCCCTCTAATTTCTCCATTCTCTATCGCGTATTGACTCAGGGCATTCCTTACAATACCCTCGAGGAAAATATCGAATTCATACAAATAACTTGCACCCCTTTTTGGTGCATAAAATCTCAAACTTCTACTCCCATGTTCAGTCACTATTTTGGTGGGGATTTTTCTATCAAAAACTCCATCTTTGATATTGATTTCGACATACATACTGTAAGATTTTGCAAATTGATAAACCTTGAAAGAGTTGGAATTGAACTCTTTTGAAAATTTATATTCCACGGGGTTCTGAATAATCTTAGGTAATTGGTAAGGAGAGGAGGAACACCAATAATACCCTTCTTCACTTTGATTGGTAATATAATTATAAAGTCCAGCAGACCCATATGTGCCGACACCGAGCCTTTCAGATGCTTCCTTCAATACGTCCAAAAAATTGGCACCCCCACAAGCGGTGAAAAATACTTTTGTTCCAGAATGAATTAAAGGTTTGAAACTATCCAAAAAAGTATTATCGAACATGTATGCACCTTTTTCCTTTTGGGTCATTAATAAGTTACCTCCCTTACCATGAGACCCAATAACAAACTCATCAGTTTTAACACCCTTTTTTACAAGACCTTCAACAAAACTAACTGCCGAAGATAAACTTGTGAAAAATCCTGTAACGATTCCCAATTTTTTCAACAAGGAAAGAGCCATTTCTTCCCAACCATACAAAGGAAAAATTAATCGAACTTTTTTTATCGAAGCCGCAGGTTTATTTTTCAAAGCATCGAAATACTTTTCTTTTTCCAAACCCTGAAATCGATTTTTTTCAAATGCACCGTCTTTACCCAAATAGTCAGATGTAGGTTTATCTGATGGGGCAACATTCGGATTGAATAATCGTCTTGTTTGTTCTTTTAAAAAATTAAATTGATTTTTGGTTATACGTATTTCCATTATATATAAATACCAAACATCCCAAAAAAGGGGATGGGGATTAGAACGGATGGTGCGGTATACGAATATCCATCATGACATCTTGTTCTTTAATATCTTCATTTCCCTTTCCAAACCTTCAATCTTATATCGAATCATCCGTTGCAAATCCTCCTCACCATACCTGATGGCAGATGCCAACATCTTATTCAAATTTTCAATTCTATCCTCCAAATCATTAAGTTGCTTTTTCATAAGACAAATATAAAAAAACCCCCACCATAAGTGAGGGTTTCAAATTAAATTATTTCCCAATCGATTTCACCATACTGGTCATAATCATCATTCTCATCGTGAGTGGAACCGTCAATATCTTCCTCAACCTTTCTATAAGCCTCACATGCACTTCTTGCCATAACCGTATGAGTCCATGTCTGAACGCAAGAACGAGACGCCTGAATGGTATATTCCGTTTCCTCATTCTCTTCCCATCCTTCTTCATCCTCGCAGTCATCGTCAACAACATTCTTAGTTTTTTCGGGAACCCTTCCAAACTTATCGATTGATTCCATCAAAGAATTTCTAAATGCAATCAAATCCTTCAGAGAATAAATCTTAAATGAATAACTTGAGCAAGGGGATCCATTCACACCAATCTCAACAAATTCCTTTGTTCCATCAAAACCATCCCAATGATAAATGGATAGACCTGAGGCATTATCAAATTCCAAAGTGGAATTATCAACATACATATAATCCAAATGCCAATCATCAGGATTGGAATCCTTCATATCTTTATACTCCTTCTCCAAATCACGAAGTTGGGTCAACGCTTTGGAATACTTCTTCTCAAAAGATTTCTTCCACTTATCACTATATTCTGCCATAACAAATTTTTTATAATGATAAGAAAAATTTTTTAATAAAAAAAGGGGTTGGGGATTAGAACGACCGAAGGGAGAACGGAAATATGTTACGCGAGATTTTTATCTGTAGTGTTGGGCTTTCCCATAGCGATAGAATTACTGAAATTCAAAAAGTCTGCCAACGTTTTTTTACTATATATCCACTGAGATAAGAAAATCCGCAAGTCAGAATCAATATTCGTTTTTCCGTTGACTGAATTAATTATCATCTCTTTTGTAATTTTCTGGTCTGGTTTCAATTTAAAATAACGTCTAATTTCAGACAAAGTTGACATAACTTCATTTGGGTTTCTGAGGTGAACCTCATCATTTTTGAGTCGCCATAAATAAGTGTCGGAAATTTTACTTGACGCATTTTCATCAAACCCTTGTGTCATTAGGAATTTTTTCAATCTCTGAAAATTGGTTTCAGGTGTACCACTCGTATCGTCTCCTAAAAACTTTTTTATTACCCAATCATCAAATTTATTGGATTCATAAGGATGGAATTTATGATAATCATCTAGAATATGTTGAATCTCATGAATCATAAATGACAATGCTTCATTTTCACTATAATCATTAGCCACCCTACAATTTATGTTTATAGGCACATCATACCCATTAATAAAAAGGCCTGGTCTTACCCATCCACCCGCGATATCATCACTTATAACATATTCGATTGGTATTTGTGATAGTATCTTATTATATTCGGCAAAATGTTTCTCGACCGTGCTTTTATCGTATTTGAATGATTTAGCAAACCTATCTTTAGTCGATGGATGGTTCAACCAATTTCTCCACCAATCAGTCGCTTTTTTTAGTAAATCAGAATTATATTTAGATTTACAACGATAAAAAATTTCATTTTGTTTTTTTATTTCATCTCCCTCCACCGTGCCTACACGAACAAAAGGTATGTTAATCGATTTAAGAACAGGAGCCTTACCTGGAATTGTATAAACAAAAGTCAAATTTCCTGTAAAACTTCCTTCTCCTACTGATTGATTAAAATCCAGTGTAATAAAATCTACCTGCTTTGATAGGATTTGTTTTGAATACTTTTTTTCTCCATCAAAATATTCGAAAATTGGGGAACTTTTTTCAATGTTCACAATTATCGGAGAGATATTATTTTTATTATGAATTGAAATTTTTCCAGATTTTTTTGGAAGTATGTAAGCTCCACTTTTAGGGTCCACACCATAAGCAACAATCAAAATATTATTATCAGAAAACAAAACTTTGTCCTCAGACTGTTCATTTAATACCACCCGATTGTATTGACTCTCTGTAATCAAAATATTCATAACAATAAATACACAATATCATGAAAAAAGGGGTTGGGGATTAGAACGACCGAAGGGAGAACGGACGGGGCGGTATACGAATATCCCCAAAATTTTTCCAAAAATTTTTTTTAACAAATGGGGTCATAAAAAAATAGGGGGGTCATGTTATAATAAACTTTCAGGGTCAGTGGTCTCAACTCCATCAATTTCTATGTCAGGAAACTTTCTCCTTAAATAATTAAACAACAACTTATTGGTATCATCCCCGAACATTGCTTTCAACGAATTCGCTTCCGAACTATTTCCATAGTAAAACCTCTGTTCCCACCAATCCCCAAATATTCTTCCATCCCCAGTTCTGTACTCACGACTTACCGGACGAAATTTCAAATCATAGGTCGATTCCATGTACTTCTCAAAAATATCATACAATCTACTCTCGTTGATAATGTATCTCATAACTTATTCCTTGAAGGGGGATTAATAATATATTGAATAATAGGATGCAATAACCCTTTCATCGGGGAATCTCTTCTCAAACCATTTTACAAACATCTCCTCAGTTTGAGATTGATTCAAATTGAACATGGACATTATTGTAGAAAATAATTCTCGAGCAACTCCCAAGTGTCGTCCAAAATACTGAAATATTATATTATCATTTTTATCAAGAAGGTCGAAGTCCTCCTTTTCCCCAAGTTGATGACTTGACTTTGTTCTGATCAGTCTCCCCACCGCCAAAGTAATATACTTATCAATCAAGCTTACAAGTCTGTCTTCTGAAATAATATAATCCATAATTAATAAATACCCACAAAATAAAAAACCCCTCTATAAGGGAGGGGTTTCAATTATATCTTCACAGGAGATTTTGCTTTTTTAATTATACATTCTCCAACATCCTTAAGTTTTCCCATAACTGTAAAAATATTATCCCCAGTAGACTTCGACAAGTCGGAGGTACAAGGTCCATATTTTGTGATATCCAATGGAAGTTGTTTAGTGTCCCCAATTTCTTTAGCAAGATCTTTACAACTTTTAGGTAGTTCCATATTCGGAGCGTCGAAATGAGTTTTGAAACAATCAACCACCATATCTGACGTGTTTGTTCCAGTGACCTGTTCCTTCACCACTGGCTTTACATCCCCAAGTTTTGAATTTACCAATTTGGAGAAACTCTCAGTCATTACCTTCATTCCCCCTGTATGTTGCTCACGGATAGAGTTCTTCTCTTGTTCCGATAAATCATTTAATAAGTGTTTCATAATTTTAAGTTTATTATAAATACTCAACACTCCCGAAAAAGGGGCTGGGGATTCCTACGACCGAAGGGAGAACGCGGATCCGAACAACAATAAAAATTATTGTATACTCTCCAATAAACAATCCGCTTCCGATCTCCACAATTCACCAATGTAGGCTTTCAAATCCTCAAGACTATCTCCACCCATTTTATTATTCATACGTAACAAATGGTGCTCAATAGAATACTTTTCAAATGTACACCCATAATTCTCAAAGTTACTTGTTTTGTGAACTGATTTGGAACCATTCATGTGACTCAATGTCATATACTGCTGAATTACATCGAAATCAACAATGTAAAACGTGGGTTGAAAGTTATTCACACAATCTATCAAACAAATTATATACCCACCATCAATATTTTGGTAGGGACGCAAATTCCTTAACCTGTAATGATTATTCTTTCCCAAAAAAGTAACCTTGATTTCGAAACTCTTTATACGGGAATATTTTGACCAATGATTATGAGTATATACGAAAACCTTTCCATCATCCATAAGTAAATTCCCCCTTGAGGCATAAACCCTAATCTCACAGTCCCCACAATTTTCAGATTCAGGAACTTCCAACAATCGATCAACCTCTTGAATAATCTTCTTTTCCAAATACTTTCCGTAAGCAGATGGGGAATAACCCAAATAACACTCCAAAATAAAATCGTTGAAGGGTAAATGATACGGAACATCATTGTTCTTACTATTCTGAAATCTTTCAATCGCCAATTCTAACTTCGTCTTCATATATAGAGTTTTTTTACAAAGTTAAAACTAATTTGACAATCACCAAAAATTTCCCAAAAATTTTTTTCCTTAAATAGGGGTGATTTTATTTAGGGGGGTTGTGTTCTATAAAATAAAAAACCCCTCGTTAATGGGAGGGGTTCATTTTCTTATAATCCAAATAACCTTGTTTTATTTTGTTATTGATTACCTTGTTTTTAACATACTTGAAGAATTCCTCCACATCATCAACTTCTCTCTCATTGTCATACTCCAAACTACCCAATGTTTTCCATAAGACTTCTGATTTATAATCTTCGAAATCTTCAGGTTCAAAACCACCAACATTTATATCAGATATTGCCTCATCCACATAATTGTTAATTATTTCAGACCTTCTTAAATAAAAAGGTTTATCATTTTCATTGATTACCATTTTAACAATATTTTCCAAATCTGATTCAGTAAGTCTTACAATCTTTTTCATATTAATAAATACCCAAAAAGGGTCATTTTTTCCCCAAAAATTTTTTTGCGTAATATAGGGGATTATCCCCCCTAAACTGACATTCTGACACCCCGTAAGGGGGGATACGGGGGAGGGGGGTCCCCATATGGGGGGGTAGACCCCATGCCAGAGGGGAGGTCTTAGATATATTTATTTATCCCCCGCCCCCTGTGACTTATCCACAAGTTATTAATGTGGATAACTTGTGGACATAAACAGAATAATATATTGTGGATAAGTGGTATGACAGATAGTCAATAATAAAAAGTACGTAGGGGTAACCGAAGAATGTTCTGTATATTACTTAAGAAATATAATTAACCGAGAGGGGTTAAGACCATAGTATGTATATAACCATTCTCTAACTACCTTCTTGATTTCTTTCTCTGACAAGTCAAACATGTCTCTCAATCTCGAGGACACATCTCCGTAGAACACAACAGAGTCATCCCCTTCATCATACTCAAACACATGTGTATTGTTGATTGGATTAATATACAATACTGAGTTGTCTAATGGTTCCTCAATAAGGTCGGGGAACTTATCGTTAACAAACTTAACTGCCAGATCCATTAACCGTGATTCTCTGATGATTACTTTCATAATAATAAATACAATTACTTCTTGGTTTTGTACGCGCTACTTAACATAATCCAGATTATATAACATGGTTCTATAACTCCCCCAACCTTTTATTGTATTATATGGGGAAAGTTTAGATGGCCCTAAAAAGTGGTACCATGGTGATAACCATGTTAGATTTGCATATAAGGTTGTTCCCCTGGCTTACGATTGATGTGCCATGTCCCCAATTCAATATTACGATTACGGAACTTGAACTCATCAGGAAGGGCGGGGTTCTCAGCCACATCTTGGATTGTTCTCCTTATCTCATTACGAACTGTCTTGTATTCATCAAACTCCATATCGTTTATAAGGTTGGGGTACGAATAGTCAATGTACTTCCCCGCATCAATCAACTCCTGAATCCATTCCTTTGTCTCATGACCATAAGCCTTAGAAAATTCATTGGGGTCGAACTCAAAGTTCAAAAAAATTGTTGTATAGAGATCCAAGTCCTCCTGTCTGACAAACACATCCTTAATCCATGGGAATCTCTTTTTTAATGCTCTCTTAATCAACTTGAAAGCATAAACATCATATATATCTTCAGGTGTAGTCTTCCCCATGGTTTACTGTTTATTATAAATACTCAGCCTTAATCATCTTTTGACATACCTCCACAATTTCCTTGGGGAATATCTCATAATCAGACACTTCGTATAACTTCTCAATCTTGGCATCAACACATACCCAAGCATCCATGCCAATAGGTTTCCTGTTAAACCCAATCTTTGCTCTCTCAAAATACAGAGAACCAACCTCTTCATCATTGAAGGAGATAATAAACCTAATTCTCCCCTCCTCCATTTTGTCCATCGTGTAAATAAAATCTGTCATGTTGATAAGTATACGTTCGGAACATATAAAAATAAAGTTATCCACATACTGACATTATGTCTGGCGGGGTCGTCATGTGGAAAACTTTTTCCATTGTGGATAACTTTTATGACCAAAAAACTTGATTTTGTCAAAATGTCAGGGGAGCGTTACATGGGGGATAAT